CTTGCTTTTTTCCATTTTTACCTTTTAAAATTTAAAGAATTCTGCGAATTTATTTGCATCGGTCGTTGATATTGAATCTCCGCCGAATTTTTTATATGTTTTTTTGTATTTTGAGTATACGTGCATTGCATTGTCTGGATCTGAGAACATATCGTGTAATGATAACACTACATTGAATAAATCAGTTGGAATAGCCGTTTCTAACAATTCAACGTGGCTATCAACCATTTTATCAATATCATTTGCAATGTCTACATAAAGGTGCGTGTTGTGCACAACCATACGAGGCATACCTTCTTGTGAATAACGGTCTAATCCGTCTACTGTCTGACCTCCTAGGTATTCATATGTAAAATCCTTACACGCCGGGCAATCTAGGCTACAAGGCACATGTTTTGTCTTGTCAATTTCTACAGACTCTTTGCCTTTCTTGATATGCGTCTTTCTGCGATACTCTGCATTCTTTGGAAAATACAATTCTGTGAATGTTTGTGTTTTATAGTTACCTGAGTGCAGATATGTTCCATATACTGGATATTGACCCGGAGAAGAAGAATCTGTAGATAATTGCACTCTGCCTTTAGTCAAATCATTGAGCAATTTTTGCAAAGTTGATAAGATGAAGAAATCCGATATTTTTGAGATACCTAACAAGTGAATGTATTGCACATGGGGCTTTTCAAATTCGCGTTCCTGCAACATTAGTGCAATCACATACATGAAATCTACTAGGCGCTTTGGACCTCCAATACACCAACCGTTAAAGTCAAAATCTTTGAACTTGTGGTACCAAGTGTTGTATTCTTCATTATATGTCCCCTGGATCACATTCAAGAATTTAGTTTTACCTGACTGATGCTTTTCAAACCACTTAAAGTTGTCAAAGGAAATATCCATTGAATCTTGAAAACGATTCTCAAAAGTAACACGAGGTGGAATATCCAAGTTTGCTGCTACATCGCTGTTTGCTTCTAGCCAATGGAATATCTTTTCTCGAATTGTGCTGTCCCATTTTAGTGCACCTGTAGCAATCTGGAATCCTCCAGAATCACCAAACACTAACACATCATCATCTAGCCCGATTTGCTGACGGAAATCCATTTTCTTGTAATGGTGTCCTGCTGTGATTAGAAAATACGGGTGGCGCCATTCTTCTGGATAATCTTTTCCAAAAAATCGCATCGTAGTGCCATCTTCGAATTTTGAATCCTTTTTGAAAGCAGATACCATCGATCCTGCTGACAGCGAAGGATAGTATATAAACTTTTTACTCATTATTTTTGTCCTTTTAATAAATGGGCACAATATTCTGCTTCGTGCCAAACGTTAATTTCTTGTGTGATATCATTTGCGATAATATATGCTTCCATTTGTCGTCCAATATCCGATATCTTTGCAAAGTTATATTTCTGCCCCCAATCTTTGCATACTATTTCTAACACATCAATTGCATTAGTCACATCAAATGGTCTATATAAACGATTCTCTGGAATAAATTCTGGGAATGATCTGAAATTTGGAAATACTACATCACAACCAAATGCGGTGGATTCTAATACGGTCCAAGACACATAATCTTGCAAGGATGAATTGAATTGCAATTTTGCAGTTGCTAATTCTCGATAATATTCTTCTTTGGTAAGATTGCTTAGCAGTCGGAATCTAGGTTGTTCTGCTGCTAAGGCTTCCATTGCGTCAATAACACCAGGTAGCATTGACTTGAATGACTTACCTGAGGTTGTTACATTCCAAACATACTCTTTGTTCCGTTCCAGGAACTGTTTTGCTACTTCAAGCATAAAGAACGGATTCTTTTCTTTGTCTAGACGGCTTGAATATACTACTTTGTTTTCGCGTGGGGCAAACCAATCAAATCCAGGCAATTTTGCATGTGTCATATCTAAATGCAATGGCAATGATACAACATGTATTGGTGCTTCAAATCCTGCTTGTCGTAATTGATCTCGGTGAATTGTGGAACCTACAAAGATTCCTGTCATTCGCGTATCAAGGCCCAATTCAAACCCTCGCATCCATTTACGCATTGGCCAAGTAAAATCATATTCGTCTACACTTTGTGCATGTAGCATTGCATAAATTTTAATGTTGATACCGTAAAGATCCAATGCATATAATATTGACTCGATTCCTGGGTGCCAATAATCTTGCAAGAAGATGATGTCACCATCTTTGACTTGGTCTGTATTCAACATGTCCAAGAACGTGCTGCATTGTGACATTGCAAATTTACCTCTGCCCACTGCATCTAATACTGCACCTACCTTAATTTGTTGATCAGGATCAAACTCTCCTGCAACATCAATAAATTTTAATTGACCTGCGGCTTCATATGGAGCAAAGGTTGCTGGCATCCATTCCTTACTCAACTGGTAAGTATAACGAGCTTTAAGTGGCTCTAATCCAAAATAAAATAAGTTTCTCATCTTTCTATAATTGCTCCGTTTTCATTATCTTCCCAAACTTCTACTTTATATAATGCAGGAAAAAATTCTAACAACCATTCTCCAATATCCTCACAACTCATTCTACCAAACTCTAATATGTTTGTTTCAGAACTAGTAAATCCTATTCGAAGAGCTTTTTGTATTTTTCGATTCAACAAAATAAATTCTTCATCTCTATCAGTATGTGTTACCGACGCATAGCATTTAAAATGAAACATATGACGATGTCTATCTGATAAGAATGCTACTTCTGGAAACACATCTTTAGCTTCTGGCCAACAATGGAATCCTTCAATATTAAATGTTACTACTACGCTGTACTTCATCTGCAATTAATTTTTTAAATTTAGTGGTTGACCAACCATGGTCTCTGTTTATATAATGAATTGGAATATCCAATTGATCACCTGTAAATGATTTACCTACGTAATCATCGCCTAGGAATCTTACTGCTGGGTTTATTGATTTTAACAACTCCAATAAGTCAGCTTCTGTATTATATGGGCTAACCCAATCTATCATTCGTAAACTTGAAAGAATTTTATATCGATCTTCAAGTGATAAAATTGGTTTCAATTTATGTGGTCGTTCGGCACTTGGGTCAACATGTAGTAACACAATAAAATGATCGCAGTTTGCTTTACATTCTTCAAACATATGAATGTAGCCTGGATGTATAACATCAAAGTTACCAGCAATTACTCCTACTTTCATAGTTCCTCGTCAAATTTATAGTTATCTGGATTGATTTCCATCATGTTACACTTGGTAATCTGATGCACTCGATACCAACCAGCATCTACACTGAACGTATCGGTGTCTTTTAGCAGTTGTACTGCATCATCTTGTACTCGATAGATAATGTGGCATCTGTTAAACAGATCCGGGGGCAAGTTCTTAATAGTGCTCGAATTTGCTTCTAAAGTAACCACACAATTAGTATCGTCAAGAATTTCACGAATTGCATCAACCATCATTGAAGAATAATTATCTTTGCGTAACATCGCCATAACATATTCAATTGTAAAATAATAATGAGGATAATCGCGAAGATCATCTACATTGATACCATCTCCTAACTCCCTGACAAAGTATGTCATGATGTCAGAATAGCGACCTTCTACTTCTTTGCCGCGCCATTGTTGTTTGCCGTACATATATTTTTTTATTTATTATAAGAAATTTATCGATATTATCCAAATGAAAAGAATTTCTTTGCATTGTTATTTTCTGGTAATGAACCCCACCCCATAGCTGCATAAAAGTCATCAAACTTGTTGCTAAGGTCAGATGTGAACATTTTATTGTGGTCTAGATACTGGGCTGCGAATGCTACTAGCTCAGGTGGATCCTGATACCCGCGCAATGCTAATGTTTCAAACCCATATGGATTATTCAACATGTAACCCCATTTAATCTTTTCTCCGTCTGATATTGGCAATACATCTGTTGTTAGTGTAGATAGCATATCATTGAAATTGATTGCTGCTTTTGCATGTGCGGTGGTACCCTTTTGGAATCCTGTGAATGTTTTTCTGCCTTTAATATATTTAGACAGTTCCTTAACACTTGAATTCTTCATCACATTCAATACTTCTGACTTGCGAATATTGTTTTTGAAATCATGTATCAGTGTAGATGTGTCTTGCTTGTTGCGTCCCTTAAGAATGTACCACAATGTTTCTTTCATGATCTTTTTGAAATCCTCCGGGAAACTTGATCTTACGACATCTAATCCTTTTACATCCAATTTATCCGTAGGTTTGCCTTCTTTGAAAATAACCCATTGGGCATATCTTTTCTTTGCGATCCACAAACCAGATTTAGCAATGTATTCCTGCTTAATTTGGAATCGGTGTGTGTCTGTATTGTGTAATACTTTTGCATATTGATTGTACATGGTGTTTACCGTTTGCTGTATCTCAGATGCAATTGCATTTGTTTGTTCAATCATGAACTGTTCGTCTTCCGTGTCACAGCCCGGGAAGCGATGTCGAATTAGTGGCTCACTGCTACAGAAAGTTGAATCTGTATCGGTATAAAATGCAAATTCTGCTTTGCCACCTGATGCATTGATAAAATGATCGGTACCTAATTCTTTTGTATATTGATTGTTAATAACCTTTGCTGAGAACTTGATAATACTCTGCCCGGTTGCTGTAATTGCTCCGGCATTATCTAAATCATGGAAGCGGAATGTTTTGAGTCCTAATACTCCATAAAATGAATTGAGCAATACTTTCTGCGTTAACTGCATTGCATCATAAAATTTATACTCTTCAGAACCAACAGCAAATGTATCTCGTTTATCTTTAAATATAACACGTTCATCAAACCATTTCTCCAGGATCGTCGGTAAGAATCCTCGCTGATCATTTCGATACACTGCGCCGTTGCTGGCAACAGAATAATTGTGGTCTACCAACCAACGTTTAACGTCTTGAATATATGTGCCATCAATGAACTGCACTTGTGTTGATTCGGACTTTAACAAGCATTCTTCATTCCAATCTTTGATAACCGTTACTTTGGTTTCTGGTGAAATGTTTAGTGTCATGATGATGCTTGGATACAGTGATGTTAAGTCCAAGTCATATATCCATTTGTATAAGCCCGGGACAGGTGCCATTACATATGCTCCTGCTAACACATCATCCACTGATTCATCTTCTACGAAACGGAACTGCTTGTTTGGTGCCACAAATCCATTGCGTTTCAAATCCACAATAGCAGCACCGTCTAGATACTTGGATGCATAATATACATCTTCATATGGAACGTGTCCTTTATGACATATGGTGCGAGCCAAACTGATTAATTGTAGTTTATCATCTAACTCATAAACCAAGTCTGTATCCGTCATGTTGTAATATGCAAACTTGTGAATATCCTGAGTAAACAAGGTATCCAAATCGCCATCGTATTCAACTTTGCCGCGGCCTAACTCTTTTTTAGCAACTGTGTCTAATCGATAGTTAGGAAGTTCTGAGTACGTGAAGTTTTTGTATAATTTCAAGTAATCTAAACTAGATACACCAAAAATCTTCCATTTTTCCTTTTTAGGATTGTAATCCACAATTCCAGCCGGACTTAGTTTCCTAATTGCTTGTGCTCCTAACACTTTCTTAGATCGTCCTAACAAATATGGAATATCATATCCATCTGTATTCCAACCTGTAATTACTGTGGGTTGAATTTCGGCAAATTTGTTAATAAATCTAGTTAAAAGATCTCTTTCATCGCGAAATATTTCTAGAACATAACCATCGCCTTGAATTTCACGTTCTTTTATGCGATTCTGTTCATCTAATATAAGTACCCTGCGGTCATTACCTGTTTTATCAAAGTATGCAATAGATGTTATAGCAGTGCGTACATCTTGTATAGTGCTATATCCGTTTTCATCCTTTGCTGTTTCAATATCGAAGAAGAAATCGCGGTGACCTTTAGACACCATGTCCGAATCATAGTACAAATCAATCAGTGTTCGTACTTCTTCATTTATATCGGATTCATATGATTTTGGATTATCTTTGTGATTGCCGGGAACCTTAGTTAATTTAGTTCCGTCTAATGATTGATAATCTCCGTCTGCTGCTGGTAAATATGCATATGGCTGAAATGGAAATTTCTGATGACCTACTTCATCATCCCACACGTGCATTATACCGTTTTTGCGGTCATAACCTATTGATTGATACATTTATTTGTCTTTTGATAACGGTGTATACCGTAAATGTTTATTGCTATTATAACGATGCCAAGCACTAGGTGACTCATGTTGTGAATGTAGATATCATACACTATCCAACCGGCATCTCCAATAATCCACCAGACCAAAGCTGGTAGAAAATGTCCGCGGGCATTGACAATGAAACCAATCAATACCAATGCCGTGCAGACCCACCCTAATGCTTCAATCATGCTTCTGTATTTATCATCGCAATCTCATGCTCGCGAATCAAAATAAATTCAGTGTCTCCTAGTTGGACTTTCTTTTGTGACCCCATGTTACCAGAATACACTTTTACTCGGTCTCCAGCTTTAACTGTCATTGGTATTCTGTTGCCTGTTTGTGTGAATAAACCATCTCCTGCTGCAATTACATCACATTCAACATATTCATCCATACCTGCCATCATGATGATGCCACTTTTTGTTTTTTCTTGCTTTTCAAGCTGCTTAAGTAGCACTTGATCTCCAATTGGTTTCCAATTCATAACTTATTCCTTTTATTTATTATACAAATTTGTAACTGTGTCTTTGGTAATGCCAGTTCCTACTAATCTACCTAATTCTACTCCATTTTTAATTACAATTACTGTTGGAATAGATCGCACATTCCATGTTTTACATGTTTCTGCACTTGCATCGGCATCGATGAATGTAATTGACATTTGTGATTGTAACTGTTGCATCATCGGCTTTATCATTTTGCAAGGACCGCACCACTCTGCTGAAAAATATAATACTTGTTTCATCTCGTTATAATATAATTAATTTTAACATTGTTTCCAAATGTCGTTGTTGTGTTCCACATCTTATACTCCTCGTTTAGTGTCAAATGCAATGATATGATCTCTACCTGTCATGTTGTAGCCTCGTTCGGCACACATATCGAATACCAATGGATACATCTTGATAAGCTCTTCTCGGGTGTCACCAGCTGGCATAATATAGGTCTTTTCTTTCGGAATGTCAAGGATTTGTCTCACTTCTTCAATCTCATTTAGATTCTTCTCAGTACCATCCCATACTGGCTTGAAATGATAATCTGAATGAAAGTTAATCATTGAATTCATTGCAGTTAGATTCATTCTAAACTTGTTATGTTGTCTAACCATCTTTTCATCGGTAATATCACCCTGTGGTGTGGGCGTTCCCAATACGGGAATACTATTTGAAAACTTAGGGCTAAGAGATATAAGGCCGATAGGATAATCGGTCTCAATAAAATGCGAGCCTTCAGTTTCGATCGTAATGAGAATGTCTCGTTCATGTGCAAAATGAGTAAGTTCATTTACCAATGCTGGATGCATTGTCGGAGAACCGCCCGTCAACATCATTTCTTTGATATGCGGATTTTCATCGTATATCTTAATGATATCATTAAATGTAAATTGTCCTTTTTCTGGGTGTATACTTGTGTACCAGGAGTCGCACCAACCACCTTCACCAAAATAGCATCGGTGAGTGCAGCCTGTAGTGCGAACTGCGATTGTAGGTCTACCAAAGCGCGAACCTTCGGATTGCACACATCGATACAATTCTACAATTGGAAGTGTCTTAGTATAATCTGTAATTCTTTTGTTAGAAGGGGAGGTCGTCATCGGTATCATGCTCATTACTATTGGTAACATTGTCTAATTTCTTAATTAATTCTGCAAACTGCTTTTCTATAGCTTCTAATCGACCTAACAGATAGATTAAATCGCTAGAAGGTGGAGTTGTTGTTGTCTGAACGGTAGGTGTCTCTTTACCAAAATATTCATCTAAGAATGATATTGGATATGTTGCTACTCGATTATATTCTTCACGTTGCCGTTCTGCTGGTAAATCAGCATAAATAACATGAATGCCTTTCTCCTTAGCTGCATTGTATACTTTTTGTCCTATGCCGGTTTCCCGGGATGATTGTCCTCGATAATCGTATAAGGATACATATTGTTCATTACTCTTCATAACTTGCTGAGTTTCGTTCGTGTTCATATACTTCTACTTTTGTAGCTCGTACTCTGTTATCAGTTTCTAATTCAAGAAAAGCATTGATATTATCATATAAATATTCTGCAAATCTTTCACAACCAGTTGCTGGTAATATTCGTAATTGTATGATACCTTCTACATCCATTTGTTTAAATAAAGTTAAATGAGGATCATCTTCAGCTATGATTGTAGTATGGTCTAGTAGGTATGCAAAATAATCTTTTGGAGACATACCATTCATTTTAGTCTTTGCTCTTTTCATACCTCCAAAGTCAAACACCCAGTTGCGATGATCTAGATCACCTTCAAACCATACTCGAAATGATACTGCGTAACCATGCAGGAAACGACAATGAGTACCATCTGCTCGCCATTGACGGAAACATGTTGAGTAACCATCAAATAATTTTGTGCTGCTATATTTTGCCATTAGTAACCTTTTACAAATTGATAAAACTCTGATCGGGCGTTACCATCATCTAAGAATGCGCCGGAAAGTTTAGCTGTCTTCATGGAAGCACCACCATGTTTAACTCCGCGACATTGCACACAGTTATGAGTTGCTTCAATCATAATTGCTACACCTTTATTGTTCTCAATAAGTTCGTCAATTGCATGATGAATTGCAACTGTCAATTGTTCTTGAATTGCACCTCGCCGGCCAAAATGTTCTACTACTCGATTCAGTTTGCTCAAACCGATAACATTGCTATTCTCACCTGGAATATATGCTACATGCACATTACCCATAATTGTCTGATGATGATGTGAGCACATTGATGTTAAAGGAATACCTCCTTCAAACACGATTCCATCATAACCATCACTAGGAAATGCTGTGATTCCTGACATTGGATTGTATCGACCTGCCCACAAATCATTTACATATGCTTTTGCTACTCGGCGAGGAGTATCTGCAGAATTTGGATCTGTTCTCCAGGCAACACCCAGTGCTTCTAGAAATTGGCCATAATGATATGCAGCGTCTGCAATAATTTCTTGCTTTTCTTCGTCGGTCAATGTTGCGTCTGGTCCAAAGATTGCTTGTTTAACTGCTAATTGAGTTGAGATACCATTAGCAAAACCAGATTTAACTAGTTCTAGATTTTTCTTATTAGTTTCTGTCATAACTTTATTTCTTAATTATAATATAGAATAAATTATTCGGCTTTCAAAGTTTTTGTGCCTTTTTTATGGGCTGGTTCAAAGGGACAATGTCTGCAACCGTTACCACAGCAAGTTCCTCTGCGTTGATGATATGATTCAGTCATTACTCGATATCCATCTTCATAGTAAAAGTCCGTAGGAAGGAGCTTGTTGCCAAACTCCCTCACGAACTGTTGCTGTATCCAATCTTTTGATGCCGGTTGTATCATTTTATTTCACACGCTCCGCCTGCACAAGCTAATTCGCCTGACAGGTCTGTATTATCATCTAACTCAATTACTCGACTTAAATCAATGTTATTCAAAGATTTCATCATGGTGTTGTATGTTTCCTCAGTACAATCTTCAAATGGAGCTTGTGTATAAGTTCCTCCATTATATGGTAAAACTGATAGGCCATTATAATGATCCCGGTTTGACCACATCCACTCACCTGCTAAGTCCCACTCATCATCTTTTAATGACACGGTTGCTGACACGTTATGAGTATTGTTACCTGTGCGATGTCCCGGTTTAACCCATTCCAAGTGCACCTTTTTGATACGATCTAATAATTGAAAAGGAGATTCAAAACGCATAATTGCGCCTTCTGGGGCTTTTTGTGGAATTGAAATAACTGCTGTATCATGTGGACGGAAATATTCATCTTCGATAAGCTCTGGATGATTGATTGACAAGTAAGAATAAATTGCTTCGTTCTTTCCTACACGAATACGACGAATATAATAATCATTGTGCCAAGCATGAATACCTGATGATGTTCCTAATGCCAATGATGTTGTTCCCGCAGGTTTAACCGTTGTGGTACGAGCTGATTTGTTGATGCCAATGAGCTCAGCAACACGAGCGTTTTCTTCTTTAACTGCTTTTGCTGCCGCTTTCATGTCATATCCTAATACTACCCCAGATCCAATACCTGTCATTGATACACCAATAAGTGCATCTTTCTCAGTTGTGCGTTTCCACACAGGACGAAGATAATGGAAATCAGTGTATCCTGCTTGAAGTGTTCCAATGAATGCTGCGGCTTTTACACGCATTTCTAGATCTTCTTGTGATTCAATGTCAGATGCATTTACTTCACATAGGTTACAGAATTGGAATGGTCGTAGTGCAATTTCGCAACATGGATTAGTTCCCCAATCTTTATCATTTGTAAGATAGATTCCTGGTTCACCTGCTCCTGACAATTCAACACGTTTCCAAAGATCCATGAAAAATTCTTTTGTCAGTTTGTGACGCATTAAAGTTGCTGAGTTGTTAGCACGTCCTCGTTGTGGGTTGTTTTCCCACCAGTTGCCTGATTTACATGCAATCATTTCTTCATCATCTGCTGAGAATAAAGAGATAAGAGCCGCTCTACGAATTCCGCCGGCTAAAACTGCATCTGCAACGTGACATACCATATCGTGCACTTCAATTGCAGTTAATTTGTCGCCATCTTCTTTTGCATCCAAGATACCTGCTAATTTAATCAAGCATTCTTTAAGTGGTTGCGGGCCTGGAGCTTTTCCTCCCGATGTAACAAGACGAGCACCTTTTGCACGAATGTCTGAAAAGTCAAACACAAATGTAGATCCGCCTTCAAAATAAGATTTAACAAGTGCTTTAACTGCATCCGCCCAGCCTTCAATTGAATCTGCAATTAGAAATCTGCGTGTTCTTTTAGGATTTGGTTTACGAATCTCAGGTAGTTTCTCTACATGGTGTGTTTGCACTGAGTAACCTACTCCTGTACCGCCTAATAACAAAAACATTGCTTCACCAAATGCACGATGATCGTCAATTGGCAAATATGCACAGTTATAAATTCGGTTAGGGGAGATTTCAATTGGTTTTCCGCCGAATTGCAAACTACGCATTGAAGGTAATACTTTTTTGTCATACACAAATGTATACGCATTGCGAATTTCCGATTCTAACTTCGGATATTTTTTAATGTGCATGTTCATGTTTCTTGTAACTAGTTCTTCCCAGGTTTCTCGCCGATTGAGTTCAGGAATGTACTTGGCGTATTTCATATACACCGTAATTTCGCTTAAAATTTTGTTTGAAATCTCCATTGTTGTAATCTCGTTGTTTAAAGTAATATAAATGTTTATTAGACAAAAAAAGGCCGAATATTTCTATTCGGACCTTATTTCATATAAATATGATTTTATCCGAAACTTCCGCCCATATCTTTGAATCTTTGAGCTAAATTTTTCTTCATTATGTTTTCTCCGGTTTTCATGACCTGAGTTGTTTGCTTACCTTGGGTAGTCTGCGGTTCGAAGAACTGAAACTGACCGTTATTCGTGTTAATTTTACTAGGCAAAGTGATACCATCTGGACCAAAACGATTCTTGATAACATGACCTCGACCTGTGCCTGACATTTTGTCTTCTACTTTTCTGGAAAGTGACATTAAGAAGTCAGCAACCATCACTTTACCATATGATGACGCAATCTTGTCAGCTTCAATAACATCCTCTTCTAACGCACTTCGACCTGCCTGTGATGCGGTCCATACTGGAATGCTATACTCGCCTGCCATTCCGCGTAACTCCTCGTACAGTTCTTCTAATGCCTCGTGCTTGTCCTTTTTTGCATTGATTTTCAACAAGTCACCGTAATCCACAATAACCAGATCTGGTTTCTTGCCCATCATCATAGTTTTTTCTAAATGAGCTTTGAGTCCCATTACTCCTACTGACTTAGTTGGAAAATACTTCACAATCAAGTCACCTCGTAACTGCTGCATCTTTTCTTCAACCGTTTCCTGATGATTCTTTAAACTCTGAGCATTGATACCTGTTAATACAGAATCATAGCGTTGACCTACATAGTTTTCGTTGAGCTCTAGGGTATAATGAATTACAGTGTGTCCTGCTTTGATTGCATTTGAACCAATATTAATCAGCAACCAAGATTTACCAATACCCGCAGGTGCCATTACTACTCCTAACTCGCCTTCGGCTAATCCGCCATCCATTAAATCATCAATAACGTCCCATCCGGTTGTTATGGTATGTCTAGCGGCTTCTGAATAACGAGCTGATATATTGAGTTTATAATCTAATCCAATATTGGTGTCGGCGCCAGCTTTCATAGCGTTATCCATATTAGTTTTAATTTGATCGTAATTGCCTTGTTGCAAAAGCGGAACCGATTCCATGATTGCTCGTTTAATTTCCTGATTCTTACAAAATTTAAGAATCTCATCTTTAACGAATGTCAAGTCATCAGATTCCATAAAACGGAATACATCTTTAAGCTGTTCTAAAATTGCAGCTTTCAATATAGACTCAGGACCATCATCACTTAGTTCAGTCAATTTAACCTTTAATACATCTTTGGATGGGGGTGCTTTATATTCACGGAAATGTGTTAATATTACTTCTAATAGCCAACTATTTGCATCCGATTCAAAATAATCGGCTTGTATAATGTCTGAAATTTGTTGTAAAAATAATCTATCCGTAAACATTGCTGCAATCACTTTCACTTGAAAGCCCCAACCATATTCACTTAACTTGTCTGTCATGTAACAATTATATTAAAGTTATTTCGGATATCCAAAATTATTTGTTATGAGTTTGCATTGCAAATGCATTTAATGATAACCAGGTGCTGTTTAGCCACTCTGGCAAGTTCTTCATGGTAGTCCACATTTTGTCTTCCATAAACAATCTTTGAAATTCCATTTTGTTCATTGCAGGAATTGGTTGCTGCATAATTCCTCGAATCGTGCTACAATTCTGTGCCGGAATGTTTAACAGTTTAATGTTCATGAGCTGATAATTTTTATCAATGGTGTCGTAATTATCCAACACCTTTTGAAAAGGCTTACCTTCTTTTAACAAGCGCTTGTCTTCACATTTTGCATGCAATGCTTCTAGTGTGAATTCTGCATCATCTACTAGTTCTGGAAATGTTTTTAATATAGTCTTAGGACCAAATCCGTCTACACCAGGAATGTTGTCTGAGTTATCGCCGGTGAATGTTCTGTACACCACATAGTTTTTTGGGTGTACCCCAAACTCTTCAATAAGTGCAGCTTCGTCATACATCTTCTTTTTAATCGGAGACCAAACCTGCAGAGTAGGACTAATTAGTTGATAGAAATCTCGGTCTGTGGATACAATTGTAACCTTCTTGCTAATATCTGCATACATTTGTGCGATATATGCAATAGTGTCATCTGCCTCAATTCCGTCAATTGCTAAAAAAGTAACAGGCAAATTATCCAGGTATGAAACAAGTCGTGAAAACTGATATCGCATTGCTTCTTGTTCGTCTTCGATAGTAGCAAATTGCTGATGATCGTGTCTACGCAATCTGGTTTTATTAGCACGATTGCCTTTATAGTCCCCATAAATCTTTTTTCTGCGGGCACTACCACCTCTACCGTCAAATACGATTACAACTCGACTAGGTCGAAAATCTCGTATTGCTTTACCAATAGAAAAAAGGAATCCTGTGATTCCTCCAATATGTTCGCCATCTTCATTTGTGGATGGAGTTGCTCCAAAAGCTCTGATAAAGGTATTCAGTCCGTCGAATACCATGATGTGGTCATTAACATCCGACGGACCGTTTTCCTTTTCTTCTTGTAACTTTTTGAATAGCTGTTGATACTTATTCATTAGCCTTCTTCGTCTATAACTGTTTCATCAATTATCACATCATCAATTCCGCCATCAATACCTGCTTGGTATTTGAAAATGTATGCGTCACAGATTCTGTTATACAATCGATCTCGTACTTCTTTGCGTTCGATTACTTTCTCAACAAAGTTTTTTGATTGAAATTTAATTTCGCCAAACACCTCACCTGTATCAGCATCAACGTCTTCTAAGGTGTAATGTGCTCCGGCCTGTTTAACCAAATCAAACTTCTTCATGATTTCTAACCAACCACCATAATTGTCAATTCCTGAATCATAATAGATATCATAATTCACTTTGCGGTGTGGTGGTCCCATACGATTCTTCACAACCTGCACTTCAGTTTTACTTCCAACTACTTGTTCTACTCCGTTAATCTTTGCTTTGATCATTCCGGTGTTCTTTAGTCGCAATCTAACTGATGCATGGAATGGAATAGCTTTACCACCTGATGTGGTCCAAGCATCTCCAAATGAAACACCTAATTTAGTTCTCAACTGATTGGTGAAAATCAAACAAATATTTTCTCGAGCAATCCAGTTAGTAACCTTACGCATTGCTTTTGATAAAATGATTGATTTGCTAGTTGCATAACCATCCTTGTCGTATTCGGCTGCCATTTCAATTTTTGTGGAAGCACCCATTACTGAATCCACTACAATCGTAACTAAACGATCTTTGTTGGATTTGCGAACACCTTCTACAATTGTCTCAATGGTTTCGAAAATCTCTTCGATAGTCTCTAATGGAACATACAGCATTGTTTTTAAATCACAACCAATTGCTTGTAAAAACTCTGTGCTAGTAGCTGACTCTGTATCAATATACACTGCCAATCCACCTTTCTTCTGAGTTTCTGCTAATGCGTGTGATGCTAACAATGATTTTCCTGATGCTTCTAGCCCGGTAATTTCAGTTATCCGACCTACTGGGAAGCCTCCGTTCGGTCGGTTTGAAATTGCCAAATCGAGTGAATCGCAACCTGACGAAATCCAATCTTTAACATTGCTTGGTGCGTCGTCATCGCCATCCAGGAAGAATGCAGTTTTTAATGCTTGACCTTTGAATTGCTTGTTAATGCTATCTGCTAAGGTGTTTGCTAACGCATCTTCCAGTTCTAGTTTGCTTTTACTCTTTGCCATTTATAACTCCTTAATTGAAAAGATCATTGAATGCAGACGAAACATCATCTACTTTTGTCGCCGTAGGCTTCGAAGCTGATTTAGCTGGTGCAACTGCTGGTGTTTCTTCTTCGTCATCTGAAGCTACATCAGAATCTGCATTTTCTGGATTCATCCATTCTGTTAATGCTTGTTCTAATTCTTCATAAGTTGGCTCAGGAAAGATATCCGTGATTTGCGGTTGATTCATGATTTTCTCTGCAATTGCTTTGTCTTCAGTTGCAGGTTGAGTGTTTGGCTTAACACGAATTGCTGTCTTAGGAAATGCAGCACCTTCTGCTGGTGTGAATTCTACATCGATATCACGACCATTCATCAAATCCGTAATGTCACCATAATCTGGATCTGAGATGATAGAAAGAAGTTCAGTGTAGATTTGTTTTCCAAAGCCCCAAAACTTAACTCCTTCTGACTCTTTTCCTCGCACGATAACAGGAACATAAGTTCTCATTTTAGGCTCGATTTTACGACCCATGATCCATTCATCTTTGTCGCCTGTTTTCTTGAGCTTGTCAGAAAATTCAACAATTGGATCTGCGTTTCCGAAAGTGATTGGAGATAGCATTGAACGCTTACCGATATCGTAGTGAAAATACAATTCCAAGAACGGATTGTCTTTGCGATGTACATAAGGTACGATTCGGATTCTAGTTTTACCTGCTTCAGGTTTCCACAAATTTTGTTTTTTGTCATCAGATTTGTTCAACTGATTTAGTTTCGCCTTAATTGCATCTAAGTTAAGTGCCATAAGTCTTTCCTTTGTTAATTAGTTAATAAAATATAAAAATATAATTACAATATAAGTAATTAAAACGTTAATTCAAAGTAATTAGTTAAATTTTTTTAAAATAAAAAATCGTATATTGTTTCGGTAGTTATACCATGTTTTTGTGCTAATGCTTCATCCTGAATATCCACGGTTTTTAAATCACCGTCTTCTTCAAATACTACTGTAAAATTAATTGTGTCAGAACCCACTTTCAAATCACAATCAAATTCAATGTCAGACACTAAGCGTGTTTGATCATATGCACCAGTTGGATCATTTTGACTGGCAACATCTTGTTTGATGTCATTGATGATGTCTCGAAATGTATCTTTTGTGTCCGGAGTGGAACCTTGAAATGTCAAACTAACAATACCAGCAATATTAGTATCATAATCAGCACGGTTAATGTGAAGTTTAAAGTTGTTAGGATCTACTCGCAAGTTACCTGTTCTAGGATCGCGGTTAGCTCCACTATCAAATCCTAATTTATTTTCTAAGTCATTTAAATCAACTTCGCGCAGATTCTTAGTACCAAATCGACGCATATTTTCTGCTAGGATGTTTTCTAGTTTTTTCATAGGTATCTTAACTTAGTTTAATATTCTTTAATGCTGCATACTGTTGTTCTTCATTCTGTCGCGATTTGATATATTGTGTAGTTGTAATCATACCTTTAGCAAACGCATGATTCCATAAGTCAACCATCTGGCCTTCTTCTTTAATCCACCACATCACACTTTTTTTGTATTTTGAATAAAATGCTTCATTGACTGTGATTAAATCTTTGGTTGTTTTTATTTGTGTGATTAGTCCCCATAATAATGGAACATTGGTACTAAAATCAGGAAAGTTTCCTGGGGTTTCAAATGATTTCTTAAACTTATCAGCCATTTCCATTGCTTTTTGTGTAGAAATGGTACTCATTGATTGATCTTTAAATTGCATTCGATTGACTAATATATCCTTCACTGAAAATTTTTGTGCTCCAGCGTTATTTGTATTATAAATCGTACCTGATGATAGATTTGGATCTAATTTGCCCCTATAGATGTTGGTGTCAGTGTCAGTAATAGTTTTAACTTGCACATTGCCGTTAATATCGACAATGCATTGTCGTTGATATCCTGCTGAATTATCTAAATGAAATGCTGGCTCGATAAATAATGCCTGTATATTATGTTCAGCATCTTGTTTCTTTTCCCAATCTCCTCGATCAGCCATGTTAATGTTGAATTCACGCAACCACACATATTCCGGTTTAGAAAAATAAGTTTTAAATGTTTTGAATAACATTGCAACTTTTACTAGAAATGGATTAATCGAATTATCTTGGGTTGTTGTATCTGATGGGTTGTTTTCGGCTTCGTGTAGATTCTTGGTACCGAAGCGACGCATATTTTCTGCTAGTATATTTTCTAGTTTTTTCATAATTTACTTTACTTATTTAGAAAAACGGTATCCGTAATTGCTGGTATCTCCGGCTTGGATTGAATGTGCGTGTTGCAACATACGATTAAGATTATTTCTTACATCTCGATAAGTTCCTTGCCATCCGCTATATGTTTTTGAATATGGATATAATTCTAAAAATGCATCTATAAAATCCATGGTAGTCGCACTTCCGGGCGTTTTATCTTTATAGATCGATAACAAATCCATCACATCATTTTTAAACTCAGCCATATCAATACGAGCTCGTTTTATTCTAGAATAGTTTTGTTCTAGTTTAGTTAGAAAACTATCTTGTATTTTTTGATCTGCTTCGGCATCTAACCCATCTGTTTCACCTCGTTGAAATGGGGTTTGATATTCGTCTTCGTTTAATAAATGTTTTAATTTTAACATAGTTATTCCTATTACTTATATAAATATCAATGCCAAGAAAATTTCTTGAAAAATACCAGATTAATAACACGATATCCATCATCATCCGTTAAAATGAATGAATTCTGATATGCTGACCAATCTAATTGATATGTCTTATCTAATACACCATTATTCACTGCTCGAATCACTTCATTTAAAGCATTTACCGTGTACAGCGTGTTTGTTTCTTTTTTACGGTGGATGCTAATAGTATTTTGTCCTCTGCGTCCTGAGTCAATAGCATTGTATGTGCAATACAAGTTATCAGATACTTCTGCATTGGAAAACACAAATATTCTGCGTTCCGGAATTTGGTAGTTTGTTTGTATGTATTCTGTGATTATGTTTAAATCTGTACGGTGCGCAAAGGTGCAAAGTAGCTGAGTCTTTACCATTCATTTTCCTCATTTATGTCGACGTCACTTAAGTCAATTTTATCAGCGCCAATAGCCTTTTCAATTATTCGTATTTTACCTGCATCTATCACAACATATCGAAAATCTCTAGTAACTCGTATTCTGTCTTTTCTAAACACAATGAATTGTAAATCATTGCCTACGATAGAATCAACTGCTTCTTGCAAATCTGTTTCCAATGCTTCTGGGACGCGTACGTATTTTAAACGTCGCAATTCTGCATTGATATATGTTATATCTTGACTGCCGTCGCCAATTGGTTTTATTACAATATTACCATCGGGTGTTTTAGTTAATGGTTCAATTGACATTTCAATTGGTGTTGCATTTGGTCCTCGTAGAATGACATTGGTATAACCTTGTATGTCTGAATTTAATGCGTTTGCTTCTCGATAAAACTGCATTAAAAACTGTTTGTCTTTCATGTTCAAGTTACCTGCTAAAATAAAAGCACGACGGTCATCTAAATATGCAATTGAACTTAGTAATTCTTCATTAAAATATTTATGGAAATCAAATTTTGGATTTTCCATTGTGCCTCTTAGCTGATCTAATCGTTTCAGGGTGGTTACAATTTCATCCCAAAATTTAAATCGAGTAACACTGCCTTTAGTTCCTAATCTGATTGATTTTGCGTTGCCTTTTCCTCCGGTATAATCTTTTATTTCATAAGATTGACCATTTGCTGTCATATCAAAAGATGTAGTACCACCATTAATTTGTGAAGTATTAATTATAGTAGCTAATAAAATTTCACCTTTTCCTAATCCTTTTGGTTCAAGCTTGAATAAATCATGGCTTAATCCATTTCTAAAGTCTATAGTATTCAATGCTTCTTCAGAAACGCCGTTTTGAGAATATAATAATGATGCAAATTGCATACATTGATCATAACGCAAATTATTTAAAAACTTTAAAGTAATATCATTTGCTTCTGTAGGCAATAATCCTAAAAATTCTCGAAATTCATCAATTTTACCTGCTCGAACAACTGCAGCTTCCAACATTTTATTTTCAATAGAATCAAATTGTATGGCTTCTGCAATAACTTGTTTGTTAGAACCTTGTGCTCGCTCAACAATTTGGCGTGCGTCATCGGCTGATATATTGGCTACTTCTAAAAGAACATGATATAGTATTTCATAATCCTTAGCATTAGTAGGATAACCTTTCGGTAATCGATAACACCATTCTGTTAAAATTAAATCAATGTTCATAACGTGATAGTTTTCATTTTACTATAAATATGTCCGGCTTTTGTTTTTACCGGGAAATTGCCTTGTTCTAATACGTGCTTGATTGCAGGTATTATGTGTTGTGCTTCTGCAGTGGGAACATCGAACAACACGGAATCATAAGTATACAATACCATGCAGGTTTCATGTCCTTCTAGCAGTGTTTGACATTGCCGTAACTTTTGCACCGATACCTCAGTTTCAACGGCTTGCAAATAATAATTAAACAGCTTGTTTGCTGTCATGTTTTTCACTGTGTCTGATGTTATTGGTCTTTGCAGTATGGGTGTTTTTATACGTCCTTTAGCTTTCCATTGTCTCCACAAATCATACACAAACGTGTTTACTTGCTGAAAGAATGGTATAGATAAAAACTCAGTATCAATACCTCCATACAACAATCGAAAAGTTATCTGCTTGCTTTGTTCATATTGTTCCTCAGTCAATTCTGTCGTGCTAAAATAAAATCGCCCAAAGTATTCATGCACAGATCCCGCAGGCAATGCATATCCAATTAATCGGGCTATTAATCTAACGTGGTATGCATCAAAGTCCATTTCTACCAAAGCACCATTATCAAATCGACTACAAAATGCATCGCGGGTACCATCTTCTTTGTTCATTGCAGCAAAATTAAATCCTCGATATGCATTGCTAGGTCGTCCTGTTACAGTATGATAATTGTAACTTGAGTACACTTTGTTCTGTGTTATTAAATCTGGCATTCTGAACGTGTCGGTTACTGACAACCCTGCAGATTCAATTGCAGCAAATGTTTCTGGATATGTTGCATTGAATTGTAAATACGAATCCGTTAACTTTGCGTTCATACACATTGGCCAGGCATAATGTCGAATTTTCTGACACATTGCTAAATGTTGTTGCAATGGCACTACTGCATTTACTTGTGCCAATGACGAATGTCGGCGCCAATAAAATGTATGTGCCGCGGTAGGATAATAAGACTCATCATATGCTTCGCCGTAAGTGTACCACCACAAAGTTTTTACATCCCATACGGCAGCGTTTCCTCCGATTTGAAGCCAGGCCTTTTTATCATGAACAAAGATATTCTGCAATGCAAGAAACCTCGGCAGATGTTCAGGAAAGCCCCTTAGTTGTTCAGTATGTCGGAATGGCACAATACGTTCTACATCATCTTCGGTATAAACATATAAAGCAATTACTGGATTCTGAGTAGGGTGCAATGCTGGACTAGAAAAAATAGGTACTACTAGGGTGCGTTTATCTGCCACACATTGTAATAACGCGTCAATTTCTTCTACATGATCCAGTACCATACATTAAATATATGGAAAAAAATGCAGAAATCCAAGTTAATTGATATCTTCTGGAATTATGTATGTGGTATCTGTATATAATTCTACTAGATTTGCTAGCTTAGTTTGAATGTTTGGTATACTTTGTTTTGCAAATTCAATTTGCTGCAGATTACGTTGTTGCACACTCAATGTTTGCACCGTGCCAGTTGTAGATGGTACCAATGTGCCTGTAATATACCAACGCATTGTAACTGTGCGATACATGTTAGGATCGATTACTTGCTGTGATATATCCGTGTATTGTTTTACATCAATTTCAGTAATTCCGTATTCATTGTGTTTTTGTGCAAAGTATCTTGTCAAATATCCAACTCGTATTTCTTGCTGTGTAGGCGATGGGACGTATGAAGTAAGTGATGTTTTATATCTAGTTTGTTGACTAGGCTTCAGATTGCTATACACTATTTCAGTGGCTGTCATATCTTCATATGGTATCAACTTTTTTGATAGAGTTGCGTCATATGTTCCTAATGTGAATGCATCGCCATTAGTATATGTATGATAAAATCCAAAGTATTCTGCAAAATCTGACTCAATCATCCACTCAGATCCGGTAGTATACAAATACTCTGTTATCTCATCTGGCGAATAATATAATTTAGTTCTCATTATTGTCCAATTCTAGGTCTCATTATACATCTAACCACAGTAGTCCATTGACCGTCTTGTGTCACATCATGTTCAATTCCTATAACACTAAATACCGTGTTGATTCGATATCGGTATGGTAATATATCAAATGTAACAACATCACCATAACGAAATCCATTAACACCATCAATTGTAAATTCTGCTTCAAATGGAAATATTGGGGCAGTTATTTGCTGAGCTTGTTTGAGTTCTGGTTTTGGATACTGTAAATATTTCACTAATGCTTCATTTAATGCTTGTTGTTTAGTAACATCACTCATACTTTTACCGTAATCTTCTCGATGTCTAGTTAATTCTTCTAAAAACTTTGCATTATTTTTTTTATAAATTGCATCTGCCGTTTTTATTTTTTCTGGATCAGATGAATTATACATGTAATTTAAATATGGCGCAATTTGGTCTTCAGAAATTTCATCTGGATTCTGATTTAACACATATGACAATGTAGATACGCTATCTGGGATCTTAGCTGACAGTTTAAAGTCTTGCACAATGCTACCAATTGCCCCATTAGTTACGCCAGATGGATATTGTGCACTCATCGGGACATGATACGGTTGTACCTTATCTGTTTCGCTCGGAGTACCTAGAAAATTTTCATCATAAAATGCTAACAACGTATCATTCTTAGGGTGTGTTATTAATTTTAAACTGATTGCCCCGCCGGTTGCAGATGAAATTACTCCACTAATGCCAGATAAAAAATCAGAAACCTTAAATGATCCGGCACTTGTTAATGATGTTAGTACGGATTCAATTTTTTCTAAATTTAAAAAAATACGAGCAGGATATCCTACTTCACGACCTTGGTATCCTAACCAATTGGCATTTTTAGTATTTTCAAAATAAATTTTACTACCATAACGTTCAGTTGTGCCGCGGTCTGTGTCTTTTGGCAGTAATAACACGTTATGTGGGTCACTAGAACATAAATGCTCATAATAGTTGCTATAGCAAATAAAACTGCTACATATAACTGCAGGGAATGGTACCGCATCTTTAACTTTGATCGTAACGATGCGATTAATATAATCTATTAAATAACCTAGTGTTATGTAACGAGAGAATGTTTTTTGTTCTTTTGTTGTTGGCTTTTCTGTTTGTGACCAAGCATCCCCAATTAAATACCAAATGTCTTCATTTCCTTCTAACTGATTTCTAACATCACCTTTGAGCATGTTAATTCGTTGGAATTTTTGATCTACTTCATCATATAATTTTGAGTAAAATGATTTATCTGCAGGTGCATTTGCTGCGGCTGCTTTTTGCTCAACTGTTGCGGTGTATGTGTCAGGTGATGTTATTGGGCTAGGTGTTGCTGTTGCATTAGTACCAGCTTTTGTGGTTGCATTTGCATTAATGAACATTGAAACATCGGTATATACATTGCTAGTTCCTCGCATACTAATAGTTGCTTGAACTGAATAATCGGTATTATAACTAAACGTGAATGATGTTATCAATCCTTCAAATGAAATATTGTTTAATCGGGATATTTCTTTTTGTTTGTCTACGATATTAATATCCTTACCGTATAAAGATTGTAGTTTTTCAGCATTCGGAATAGTTGTTGGTTCTAAACTTAATCCGGTAATCACAGCAGATGGTGGATATTCAAACTGCATTTTAACATATCGACCAGCACGAAAGAATATTTCTTCAATGAAATCTAAATCGCGTTCTGGATTTGAAATTTCAATAACAAATGTAGCAGTGTTTAATAAACCCATCGAATGGTCACCAACTGATATATTTGCACTAGAAATATAAGGTGGTACACGATTATTTGAATTTTGACGAACGGTATCTTTTAATGTAGGCACGAATGTTGCTTTATCTCCAACTCCATCAGCTACCCATGATAGTTCTTTAAGTGTTCTAGTTGCACCGTCAGTTAAAAATCCTTCTACCCCGCCAGGCTGATAACTAGCTCCGCGTACGGTTTCTCCGCCTAAGGTAAATAATTCTTTACCCGTAGACCCATTACCTTCATATGCAGTAATTTTAACATTAGCAACTTTGCCAACCATATAGTCAATAGATTTATTATCTCGTGTACGTCCTGCTAACGCTCGAGTATCTAGTTCGGATGCTAGATTTTTGTCCAATTGCGTGTAAAATATTTCACTCATCGTTGTTTGTTAATCTGCGATATACGATCTTGAATTCCGGTATCTCTAGGTATTCTAACTCTGGTATTTGGTGGTACTACCAATGTGCCTTTGCCTAAACCATTTGCCGCGGCGATAACCCACCACATTGATGCATCATCATAAAAATCCAATGCTAATTTATCTAATCGTTCCATGCTAACAGTGCGAATATATAAATCATTGCCGGTAACCGCGGTTGGCGGTATTATGGTAGTTTCTGCACGACGAGTACCTTTTTCGTCTTTTATTTGCAATGTTGTTTGATATCTACTGCTCATAATATAATCTATTTTGGTGCTTTATCTCGAATTGACTGTTGAGTTAATGGTGTATTAGTATCACTTAACCAGTTATCATTTCCGGTCAATGTTCCGAATTGATCGGCTTGCTTAGCTAATGTGTACATTGACCCGCCAAATTCTGGCAATGCATCCGTAATTAAATACATGCTCATCTGCACGTCAATTTTATGTGGTACCTGCATCATTTCTGGATCGTCTTCAATGTTAATTTCCCATGTTGTGTCAGAATCTACAAATGTATACCCTAAGCTGTTAATTAGCACAGGTTGAGATACTAACAGGTCACCAATTGTGATTCGAAGCCATGGAGCTTTCAATGAAAATGAATCTGCGTTATATGCTGGAGCTGTATAACCAGCTAATGCATTTAATTTTCTGTATATGAATTTTAACTCATCACGGTCTGTTGCATATACTGTGAATGATACATCAATATCGCGACTGTATCCTGAATAATGATAATTAGGATCAGGTCGGCCTAATATATTCACCGGACTCCAACTAGGCGAAAATTGGTCACCAAATGATGTTAATGCTGCACGAAACACAATTACATCATCTTCTACATCTTTAGATCCTAAGGATAATTTTGGACCGGTAAAGAAGAATTTAATAAAGTCCTTAGTAAGACCATATGGGTTTGCGCCTAATACTGTGCTTGCTCCTTGCACTAGGTTGGTAAACCCAGTATCGCTACTTAAAACTGAGTTAGGTACCCATCGATAAATGTTCTCCCAATTTCTTTGACCAAAATCAATAACAGTTACACGATCTCCGCGGAACGGTGTTAATGCTTCTAATCCTTTAACCGTTTTGTTCCAAAAGGCAGTACGACGTTCTTTACCCTTTGGAACATCTTTTAATTTACCTTTTGGCCATTTTGTAGATACATGAGATCTTAAGGTAAAGTCATTTCGATCTGCCATTGGGTCACTGTGATTTCCCCAACCATATTTAGAATCTAAATTAAATACAGTATATGCACCTATAGTAGCGCTCTGTGCTGCATATGTTGCTGCTGTGACAGAACCTCGGAGTGCAGCACTTAATCCATCTCTGCGTTTTGCTAAAGTTAATGCAGCAATTTCAGTTGCTAATTCTGCACCTGGTTTTGCTTTTGTTTTGATGGAATTTATAGAACTAAGTAAACTAATTTTTTTAGTACGGAAATCTGGATTTGGTAATGGAAATTTAACTCCGGTACTAATAAAGGCGTTTAAATTATCATATGGTGCAGTTGCATATATAGCATCGCCGCCCAATGCACCAGCTACGCCGGCGCCGAATTGAGATATTGACGGAATTCCTAATGCGCCTATAGCACCAACTGCTTTACCAGCCAATCGGGATAAGGCATTGCCAGCAATATTTGTGTTGTTAGTGCCGGCCTGTGTGTTACTAGAAAACAATGAATTCTGTGTTAATTTACCATCAGCAGAATTAATAGTTAATGTTCCTGCTGGCGTGTTGCTAAATGCATATATTCCGCCTGGTACAGGTGGTATTGAAATGCTATAGGGAGTGAACTGGCTTTCGTACCCCTTTGTTGGATTGGTTTGCATTAGCTATATCTCCCTCGATTTAATTTGTTTGCTGCGTATAATGGATCGGACATAACTGACATTTTAATGGTTGGTAATGTTTCTTTAAGTGTGGATGCGATCGCTGCAGCTAATCGACTAATTTGATTATCACTAATTCCACCTCCACCGGATAATTGCCGTGCTAAACGACGGTTACCATCCACATTAGTGCCGGCAATCATGGTACCGTCATTTACCTGTGTAAATTTATCACGTGGGTTAAATCTTATAAGACCATCATTCATTATGATTGCGTCATTTGCACCCGTTCCACCGGCTGCTGGGACAGTTACAGTTTCAGCTGATTCAATAGTCATGTCTGTTAAATTAGTACCCAGGCCTGTTGCTAATGCGTCTGTTATGGTAGTACCTAAACCGGCTAATTTGTTACCCCAGATTGGAATTTGTTCAGTCATTGTAGTGATTACGCTACCTAATCCGTTAACGGTTGTTCTGAATGTCGACATTGTTCCAACAGCTTCTTTCATGGTTTCAACAACTTTAAAATAGCCACCTCCAACACCGGCTGCGTCTGGGCCTTTAAGCATTGCCGTTTTAAATGTGTTCAATGTGTTCTCTAAACTATCAGAGACTCCTTGAAATGCATCGGTAAATCCTTTTGAATCTGGGAACTGTGCTACAATACCTCGAGTTTGAATTGACTCTAATGCTTCTGCCATTCTTGTTTGTACATCCCGTGTGTCATCAGCTTTCATGATTTCATCGATTTGGGTTGTAGAAACTTCGCCTTGTTTTTGTAATTTTTCTAATTCTGTTTTTAAGTCTGCTCCGGTTTTGCCAAACAGTGATTTTGCTCCAATATCTGACAGCAATTTTCTCTTCTGAAGCATACGTGCCAATGTCTCTTCTTCAAGCCCCAATGTTTTAGCAAGTTGTTTACGAGCTAACATGTTATCTTTAATAGTATCACCCTGGGTATCTAAAATAGTGTTCATTACATCAGCTTGCTTATTTGCATCTCCTTGTAATGCAGCTTCTCGATACATGTTGGTTAAACTTTTACCAGATACTTCATCCACTAAACGTTTACCGGATAATAATTGATATTCTAATTCATCCCCTACACTTGATTCAATGCTTAATAATGTTTCACCTGTTTTATTTAGTTGGGCCATTGAGACACCTAACTGTTTAGCTTTCATTACTGCGAGACCTAAGGTTGCAGGATATCGACCGTATTGCATTTGTACTTCTGCACCCAACCCTCCAATTTCTTCCATGATTTCTCTTTGAAGAGTTGTTTGCTCATTCATGTCCATGGTTAAACCTAATTGCGTACCAATTAATTTTGCAGATTCGCGTTCTTGGTTTAATCTAGTTTCGATGCCCTTGCCCTTATTGTCTGTTCCGCCGGCTGCTTGTGCATTATAATAACGCATTTCTTCAGCGGCTTCTTCAGATATACCAATAATATCAGTCAGGTATCGTTGGGTTTTTAGTAAACTAGTACCAAATTTTCCGTCATTTTTAATATTTAGTGCCTGTACTCCAAGTAATCCTTTAAGGCTTTTAATATACTGTTCTGTATTGGCACGACCGTACTCTAAACTTCCGGCAATTTGATCTAGTTGAAATCCATATCTTTGAGCGGCTTTTGTGGATAATCCAAATGATTTTCCTAATTCATTGTTTCTCTGAAATAATTTTGTTACCTGATCAGTTTGATCTGTTATAATTTTAGAAAATTGCTGATATACACCTATTAATTTTTGTACTCCGGTAACAGCTGCAACAGTACCTGTTTGTAAATTATTTAATGAATCATATACATCGCTTAATACACTTGTTAAACTTAAACCCGATGTTGTCATCCGAGTAAATGCAGTATCAAATTCTCCTAGAGCATCTGCAGCATCAGCTGGAATATCAGAAACTTTCTTTGGGGTTGCTCCATAGCGGGGCTGAAGTTTTAATCGAGCTATAATATGTTTAGTGTTATCTATCATCTTAATAATAAATATCTATTTTTTAGATTTCGATACTGTTGGCATTTGTGGTAGATCTTTAGTAACGTTGGTTGTTGGTTCTGTTGGCGTTAATTTATCATTAATTTTGTTTATCCAAAACTTTCGGGTGTTAACCGGCAAATTATAAACAGTTTCCCAGCTCCAACGACCTTCACCTTGCCACACTAAATCAAATAACGTTGAGTGTAATGCTACACGGTCTTGGGGCTTAAACCCAAAGAAGGTCTGATCCAATTTGAAACACTGAACTGAAGGTGCTCCCTTTTTCACCTTCGAATTCTACAAGTAAATCTACAGCTGGAGTATTTTCTTCAACAAAGCCTCGAAATTTGCGTGAATCTACTGCTAAGAATGAATATTTAATATACTGTGTAATATCTGCTGATTTTCTGGTATCATTAACTTGTTGTATCATCATTGTTAATATATCAGAAATTGTGTGTTCTGGTGATATACTTTTTATTTGTGCATTCGATAAAAACTTAAATTTAAGTGTAACCGAATCATTAACAATGTATGTAAACTCCCCGTTTTCATCTGACTCTAAATCAAATGGTTTATGTTTTAATTTACGCAAATCAACCGTACGTTCTAATTGTGTTTTACTTGTAGGGTCAGTTATGATTACAGGATATTCTGGACCATATGACATTATTCTGGATTGTATGATAAGTGCATCGCGATCGCATTGTGCAATTTCATCAATGTTGACATCTGGTGTTACAATAATACTTTCTAATAAACGATCCAATATTACACCTTCTCGGGCATAAGACATATTAGTTAGAATATCTTCATCATATGCAGTCATGTAACGCATTTCTAACACCCCGCTTCGAAGAGGGCTACTAGTAGCATACAATTTTCCTTGTGATGGTAATCTTACCAACTCAGTTGGAATAGATTTTCTTTGTTCAGATTCAAATTGCTGTTTAGCAATATTGATGATGTTTTGTTTGTCAATTCGATTTGTAAGTTGTGACATAATGATCCTTTATAACCTTTAATATAAATATGTAAGAACACAGAAAATGGGAGCCGAAACTCCCATTCTAGATACTAGTGTGTTTATTAGAATTCTAATCTTGCCCAATCGTAGCGAAGAGTCAATTCAATGTTAACTACATCTTCTGTTGACCAATCCAATGAACCAAAGTTTGCATCAACGATGTATGTACCATTCAATGTCCATTCTTCAATCACTTCACCTAATGGCGACAATGATTTTAATCGAACTTCTTTTTTGTAGTATGATGAATATCCGTCGCGTCCTGTTGCAGATTCGTGGTGTAAGCGTACCCATTCCATTACTGCTTGTGCTCCCGACGGAACAATTGCATCATACAATGTCACTGAAATTGTGTTCCAAACCGTTTTACCTTTAACGTAACGCTGAACATTGATATGATCCAATGTGATTTCACCGTTTGCTACAGATGGTTTTGATGATGCTTTAATTAAATATGCAGGTATGCCATCTACTGACATAATAAATTGATGCGCTTTTTTTGGTTCCCAAGAATATGCATTGTAATAAAAATTATCCGGTTGGTCGCCAGCATAATCCGTTAGATTATTATTCACTTGATCTTGTAGTGCCATTTTTTATCCTTGTTATTTTTATATAAATATCAACAAAGTAAAAAAGGCAGAACCGAAGTCCTGCCTTTCCTAGAATTTTATTTTGAATTACTATTCAGGGAATGCTGCTCCCGTTGGTTGAATATTGAAATCAAGAATAATAAATTCTGCTGTGCGAGTTGGCTGAAGGAAAATTTGTCCGTAAAGGATGTTTCGGTCAATCAAATCTGGAGTGTTATTTGTTGAATCCATTACTACACGGAATGCAGATAAACCTTGCTGTGCGCGCACTTGCTCTAGGTATGGATTAACAATTGATAAGAATCTGTCACGCGTCTGAGACGTGTTTTGCTCGAATACTAGGTAACGTGTTGCAGAAGCAATAAACTTCTTAACCGTGATAAGTAAACGACGCACATTGACGCGGTCTAATGCACTTGGTCGAGCCTGCAATGTCTTTTGCCCCCAAATTACTATTCCATCGTTAGGGAAGTTGGCAATAGGGTTAATACGAGCATCATACAATGTATTACGATCTGCTTGTGAAAGAGTTTGATATGTATCAGAAACTGATGTTAATCCGCCTCGATTCAATCCTGCAGGTGCATACCATGGTGCCGCCACTGTATCATTGAATGACAATGCTCCTGGCACTACAACACTTGGTGGAACCCATAATGGAACATTTTTTGCTGGATTCACAATACGAACCCATGGCCAATATGTTGCTGTGTAATTGTTATCAAGTGTAGTAACATCACTAACAACTGTGGAAATACTATCCGACAATGCATTTGAATCCATCACATAGAATGTATCTTGACGAGATGTTACCAAGTTTCTTGCCAATGTTGTTACAGCGCTATGTTTGCTTTGCAAGATACCTGGAGTCAATAACATGTTTATGTCATAGTAATCTGTGTTTGATAACAATGTGAATGCTTTGTTATATGCTTTTGTTCCTGTGGATGTAGATGTGCTACAATCAAACCCAAATGTGTTTGTAGACGCAATATTACCTCCAGAATATTTAGGTAAGTTTGGACGAGCTCCATCAAATCCACCTTGGAATGGTACCATGAACTTTCTGGTTGTGCTAGCTACATTCGATGTGAAGTAAGTTGTACCAGTTGTCAATGCAGTTTCTAAAGATCCAGTATATGGAGCAGATAATGACGGGAATGCTGCTTGTGCATCTTGTGTGACATTACCTAGATAGAAATCTGCGTTGCTACCTGTGTTTGAACCCGATGATGGTAATGGTGCTAAATAGTTCAAGTTGTTTGTTGCAGTAAAATCAAATCCTAAATAGTTGTTTGAACTAAAGTTACTTGATACTACTTGTGATGTGTTATAAGACACAGCCGATAAATTCAATGAACCAGATACTAATGGCATAGGTGCATTAGGTGCACGGAATCCAAATGGAATCAAAGTTCGTTCATTGGTTTTATTTGCAACACCATCTGTCACTTCGATACGAATATAGCTTGAAAGATTTGGATAATCACCATTAACAAGAATATTACCAGCATCAGTTACTGTTTGATAACGATTACCAATTTTTCTTGCAATATAGTTTTGGGAATCTGGATCTAGATTACAATTTAAATATGTTTCAACGATATCCGGTGTCTGATCAGTATCAGTAGATGCATATGGAGATGTTGGAATGTTTGATGTATTAACACGACGAACTTCTACTGTGAATGAACCATATCCGTTTGGATCTGATACTTCTGCTGCAGTTTTAATGTCGCGAATACCGACTTTAACTTCATAGTTAACTGCTGTACCATGACTCAATGTATGGAACTTGAACAAGTTCTTAACAGTGCTACCAATTTTTTGCGATGTAATCCACGGTGTTCCTGCTGTTGAATAATCATTCAAGAAATAGTAATTATTTATTAAACCTAATTCAACAGTAACTGCACCTAGATTATTAAACAAGCTTGTTGCATTTTGATTTTCATATTGCACATAAACCGGATAATCCAAAGATTTTGGAGAATTACCAAATATCTTGGTTACATAGTTATTTTTGCTTGAATCAATCGATGCTGAAATTGCTGATCCGGTTGCAGTTAAGAATGAACTAAATCCTGGTACCAATGTAATACCATATGATCCAGACACATTAATAACAAAACTACCTGATGGGCCGCTGTTAATAACGGAATCAGCAAATACATTTGTTGTGGAATCAACATATGTTACTGGTTGGGTTGGGTGCAACAAGTGTGTTACTACTTGCACTGATGCTGATTTTGCGATAACGGCTAATGCACCGTTTCTTAATCCGTAACCATCTTCATATAAAAGACGAGTTACAGTCATTGAATTTCCGTTTCTTAGATATTCTTCAACTGTGAAAGGTACATATGAATCATCTGTATATGATCCGAACAATTGTTGAAATTCTGAGAAAGATGAAATTTGTGTCGGTACTAATGCAGGACCTTTTACTGTTGGTCCAACAATTGCAGCACCGATTTGACCGATTGCTCTAGGTAAAAACGACTGATCTACTTCATTCGTAAATACCCCAGCTGATACAATTCTTTCTGCCATTAAATTACTCCTTTGATTTGTTTAATATAAATATGGTAAGCTCTGTGCTGACCATTACTCGGTTGGAGTAAATGTACCTTGAGCGATATTGATTTCTCCATCGCCGTAACGTTCTTTAAGCGTTGCAATAAGTTGCTGTTCATCTTCTCGAAGCGAATCAAATTGTTGCATTAATTCTTCTTGTTGTGATTCTAATTGGGCTTGTTGGCGTTCAATCATTTTTAAATCGATTGCAACACTACCAAGCCATGATGCATTCTGCGCAAAACGATTTTGTAGATCCTGTATTGCGTCTAGATGTTCTTTGTCTAATTTTTTTGTCATTGGTAACCTTTTCTAGATATAATAAGAAGAATTATGTTAAAATCAAACCAAATCAATAGTTACGTTGTATCCTAATGACTCATACCAAGTTTTTGCTAGTTCGTGGGCTGCTGTTAAACCTTGAGACTGAGTTTGTGGATCAATGTCACCGTTAAGATTTTCGGTAGGTAAATCAGTTGGTACAGAGTTTCCTGCTATGAAGCTGGCGTGATCAGCGTAAGTGTAGAATGCAATTTCAATTGTTGTACCATTTGGTCTGCATCCAATTTCTAAACGGTTGTATACGCTTTCGAGTTCGATTTGTGTACCTTGCACATGAATCTTTTTTTCGGTGGTTGGTGTAATGATTAAAGCCATGATTTTATTTCTACAATAATTGTTTCTAATAAATATGTTAAGACAATGATCCAGATCTCCAGGCTCCACCTAACCAAACATATATTTTATAATTTCCGCCGGCTTGCCCAAATATGATTTGTCCATCTGTACCAGGACTTGTAGGTGCGCCTGACGCAGTAGGGGTCAAAATAAGTGAGCCAGAAATTGTAACACTTCCTGATGCTGCTACTAGTAGATTATGACGTGTTGAATCATCAACACCATCTCCTACAATGAATGCACTAGGTTGAGATATAGGTTGATTCCATTGGCCAACTACGGATTGATAGTATCCTAATGCACGATTGTTATTACCAGCCGCATGCGAAAATTCGCCAAGTGCTTGCGTTTCTAAACCTTCTGCGTGAGAATAACCCCCAATTGACACGTTAGCTGCTGTTGGTGCTACTACTCCGTAAATTCCAATACGAGCTTTGTTGCTAGCAGTATTAACGCTAGTGTCAACTAATGTTATTTCTGTAGCAGGCGTACCATTGAATGCCGATGATGAAATTTCATAGATATATGTTGTTTTAACCCCAGGTACAATTTCTCCGTTGTAGTCATCAACTATTACAAACCCGCCAGCAACAAATTGTGCAGTTTGGTCTCCATATATTGCATCTAGTTCAATAACACCGGATGTGATTGGGATTGCCATGGCAAATCCTAACACACCAGCTATTCCTGAGCCTTCTGCGTGGGAGTAGTTACCATATGCATAGCCACCACCTTCTGCGTGAGAAGTACCACCAAACGCCTGTCCGTCGCCTTCTGCGTGGGAGTAGTTACCATATGCATAGCCACCACCTTCTGCGTGAGAGTAGTTACCATATGCATAGCCACTGCCTTCTGCATGAGCGCTGAATCCTATTGCGAAGGTGCCATTTCCTTCGGCATGAGCTGACCAGCCGCCCCAGTACTGGTCTCCCGTATTAGAACCAAAATTAGATATACTTCCAATAGATGCAGAAGTGGTTGATGTACCGGTCTCGACTAAGTTGATTGTGGTATTTGTTCCATTGAAAGAACTTGATAGTATTATTTGACTAGTAAATGTAAAAGAATTATCATAAGCAGAATCATCTATACCTAACGTGGTACCTGCTGTAAAAAGACCGGTACCCGTTCCCGTTAAGTCTCCGTATGATGCATTTACCACAATCACTCCAGATGTTGGCATAGTTGCTAGATAACCATACTGACTACCTGCTGCTGTACTATTACCTTCAGCGTGAGAGGCCTGGCCGTTGGATGTTGTATTAGTGCCTTCTACGTGTGATGCATATCCATTAGCTGTTGTGTAATATCCCTCTGCATGAGAGAATTGTCCGGTTGCCGTTGTAGTATTACCTTCAGCATGTGAATTGGATCCGCTCGCCGTTGCATAAAATCCTTCAGCGTGAGAGGCCTGGCCGTTGGATGTTGTGCCCTCGCCTTCAGCGTGTGATGCATATCCAGCTGCTGTTGTATCCACGCCTTCAGCGTGAGAATAGATTCCGTTGGCTGTAGTAGTTCGTCCTTCAGCATGTGAAAAACTTCCGCTAGATATCGTTAAGTAGCCTTCCGCATGTGATCCATCACCCTTTGCTTGAGTTTCACGTCCTTCGGCGTGTGAGTATTGTCCAAAGGTTTTTGCATTTCTACCTTCCGCGTGTGAATATGTACCGTTTGCTTGTGTACCGTCTCCTTCGGCGTGTGAATATCTTGCAAATGTTTGTGTTTGGGATCCTTCCGCATGCGACCAATCTGCTACTGCGGTTGTGTAGAATCCTTCGGCATGACCCCCATCAGCCGATGATGGTTGATTGCCTCCCCAGCTGGTATATAGGTAATCTAAACTTCCAACAACAAAGTTACTGTCAGTGATACCAGTGTTAGTTAAGGTTATGGTTGTATTTACTCCTCCAAAAACTGAAGTATCAACTACAAATGTAGTATTGTCTGGATATGCAGCACTGTTATAGTATAACCTATTACCTGGAGCAAAGACAGCCGTTACATCACCAGCTAATTGAAATACACCGGAAGTGATTGTGTTAGATTTTACCCCGTACAACGTAGATGTACTAGTAAATGAGCCAGAACCTTCTGCATGTGATCCAAATCCTGATGCATTGGTACTAGATCCCTCTGCATGGGAGTATGCACCGTTTGCACTCACAGCTAATCCTTGTGCATGAGAATATGAACCATTAGCTGCTCCTCCTGGTGATTGTTGTATTCTACCAATACCAGCACCAGATCCTGTAAATGTTAGGATACCATTGGTTAAAGTCAGTACTGTCGAATCAAATGTTAAATTAGTTTCAGCATATATATCTGTTCCTCCAGTAGCTGTCAGCACTCGGTTGTTGCTGTTGTTTGTTACTGCGTTGGCAATCCCTAACGCTTGGAGTGCAGTTGTTGCGTATGATGCCGATTCGGCATATGCTGCTGTACCTTGCAAAGATCCGGTTATGCCCCCAGTTACGTTGAGTGATCCGGTGACTTCACTGTTACCTTGTGAACGGAAGCCGTTCTTGATTATAAATTCATTCATATGTTAAATCTTTTCACTGTCCAAGATTAATACTAGCTTTATTATAAATATGGTTAAAGACCGAAACGTGCTCTAGTTGCGTTGAAGTTTTGAAGTATTTCTTGGTCAGATAATGCTCTATTGTACATATGTGTAAATGAAATATTCCCTTTAAATACACTTGGCCCAACAGTGAATTCTCTACCTAGAGCAAGAGTAGATGTACTTAAAGCAGTTGCTGGCACAGTGCCTGATGTTGTGTTGATTATTCCGTCTCCAAAAACAGTATGTGTAGTTCCTAGTCTTCTAAATACTATATAATGCCATTGATTATCTGTTAAGGTAATAAATCTTCCATATGGTGCTGTAGGTTCACAAATACCTCCACCCCAACTATTTGCCAATGTAGTATTTCTTCCTATCCAAAAACCGCTAGTATAGTTTTTATCTAATACTCGTTGGTATCCACTCACATTTGTAGATTTAAACCATACCCCAACAGTAAAATCAGTTAATGCAGTGTTATAATTTGTTGAAACATAATCATCAACTCCATCAAATACAATTGTACCACCGTTTGCAGAATCATATGTTGGTCCATTTGTTAAAGTACCAATATGCCCATTTCCTGAGGTGTCTTTCCAAGTTGCACCAGCTGTTGGGGGATAAAATGAGTTAGGTGAACCAGCATCTAAATAAAATACTAATCCGTCTTTAACTATGTTAGGTCCTCTCCAATTTCCAACTGTACTCATGGCATCTCGTTACTTGTCCATTCCAGTGTAGATAGTATTTCTAGAATTTCTGTGTAAGTGTATGGACCTTGCTTTGTAGTTAAATCTGCAACACATTGTGGTGTTGTACCTTCCCATTTTACAAATGTAAGGGTACCATCAATAGAGCATCTAACAGTTTCTGCCGATGTTTCTAGTACTTGTGTGAAATCAATGTTGTCTAATTCAGACACACTGAATATCATGAATTCTCTGTTTTCGTAGTCTTGTGTTTCCATGTTAATATCCATTACATTTCAAATCTGGTTTTGTATGCATTGTATGTTTGCAATATTTCATCACTACTTAGTTCTCTGTTGTAGATCAAATGAATGCCAATTGAAACTGCATTAAACCGGCCGGCGACACCAGAATCGCTAGCTAACCAGTTGCCTTGAGACGAGTTAGTGTCAGTTCTGGTTATGGCGGTAGTTGATGTGCCTATCAATGCTCCATTCAAGTATCTTTTGTGAGAATTTGTACCGTTGGTGGTTAATGCATAAAAGTTGTAGTTCGTAATATTTGACGGAGTTACTGAGCCGATATCGGTATAGCCGCCTGTGCTGCCAATTACATAAAAAGTTACAGATGTAACACTTGGGTAGTTGTTATGTATAATGTATCCGTTGTTTACACGAGCAGAACCTAGTCCTGCGTACTGGTTCCATGTTGCATTGGTAGATTTGGCTATTGTTATTACTGTTAACTTTTGCGTAAACCCACTACTAATTGAGTTCAAGCAGTAATCATCTACCCCATCGAACCGCAATATCCCTCCGTTGGTGTTATTAAACGTAGGCGAATTGAGCAATGTGCCATTATTCTGCTTGCCGCTTAAATCTCGCCATATAGTTCCGGTACCTGGGTATGAGTCTCGTTTGCCGGCATCTAGTCGCAAGACAGCACCATCTTGTACACTTTGACCGTAGTATGCCACTCTTCCTGCCATTATAGTCCAAATCTAGTTTTAGTTGCGTTGTAGTTTTGTAAGACTTCTGTTGCTGTAAGAGCGCGATTATAAATTAATGTTGTTGATATATTACCATTATGATATCCTCCAGCTGAAACTTGGCCTCCTAATCTTACGGGTTGAGATGTATTTGATGTATTCATAGTGCCTGTTTTTGAGGTTGAATTATGAAATACTCCATTAACATAAAAAATTTGGGAAATTCCATCATATACGCCTGTAAAATTATACCAGGTATTTAATAATACTGGTGAAAATGGGACTGCAGAAGCGAAGGAATTTGTTAAAAGATACCACTGTATTGTATTAGAATCAGTAATGTAAAAAATCCATCTATCAGTTGCACCATTTTGATGCCAATCAGATAATGCTCTTACGTTTGCAACCATGGCATTGAATCGGATCCAAGTCGAAACAGTAATTGATGTTGTTGGTTTTAAATTTAAACTTCCACCTAAATCAACGTAATCATTTGTTCCATCAAAAACAATTGACCCACCATGTGCACTTGAAAATGTAGGACCATTTACCAATGTTCCGTTATTTCCACCACGTGATAAATCTACCCATGAAGTTGACCCAGACGTATATGAACGTGGATTTGCTGCATCTAAATACAGTATCAATCCATCTGTTACTATTTTCGGTGAATAATTAAACGCCATAACCTTAAATTCCTCTTACTATACATTTTGTTGTCCATGCTCCTGAAGTTGAAGATCCTGTTAATGCCATGTTTGATCCTGTAATAAATACTCCGAATGAAACTGCGGAAGTGTTACCAAAATCAGTTGTTGTAGTTTCTGTGAAGTTTACGGATGACCCACTCTGAATTGCCATGATTGTACCTGCTCGTGCATTTGAACCCGATCGTACAGAGTATTCAAAGAATGCAGTGTCATAAGATGCTGTTGGTAAACTATACACCGTAAACGAACCTGAGTTTGTTTGCGTGATTTTAGCCGTTGTGATCAACATCGGATCTAGATAGTTACCAATCAGTGTGGTGTTATCAGAGAATACTTCTAAAATTGGCAAACCAGAAATATCATTAACTGAGAATAAAGAGCCACTTAAACTATCTGTTATGCTAAACAATTCACCTTGTGAACCTTGTACTGTGAATACTGGTAAGGCTGAACCTGATCCGTACACTGTTAGGGAAGAACCTGATGCTGTGTTTTGTGAACTTGATATAATTGTGCGAGATGCCGTTACGTTGAATAAGCGTGATTCATCTCCTAACCAAACCGTAGTACCGTTTCCTGTTCGGAAGTGTGGTCTTGTGTTGTTTGTTAGCGATCCGGTTGCTGCATACATTTGGAATGCACCGGATACCGTAGTTGCTGGTATTGAACCTGAGTGTATGGTTAGGGTGTTGGTTGCAGTAGTATCCCAATGCGTTCCAGAAGTTAATTGTGTGCTATTTCTAAATACGAGATTTGCTTTATTTGTCAAAAGCATGGTCTGACTATTTGCTCCAGAAGGATCAACACAAAAAGCTAATGTTTGACCTAGTGCATTGGTATAAGATGATTGTCCTACTGCAATGATACCACTTAAAAGTGCAGATGCTCTTGCACCAAAACCAATGGCCAGTGATTGATATCCAGAAGTACCATCTGCGATCGCAGTTGCACCAATTGCGGTGGAACTTATTCCGGCAATGGCGCTAGCGCCAATGGCCACACCTTGTATCCCAGTGATTGATGTATTCGCTCCAATTGCAGTACCTCCATTATTTGATACAGCATTGTATCCAAATGCAACAGCATTTTCAGTTACCCCAGCTGATGCTATATCCTTTGCACCACCACCGATAACAACATTCTTAAACGCATCAGTCGTACCTAGTATTTGAGCATTCAATCCAATTGCGACTCTACCATCGCCGGTAATGGACATTAAGTTTTGAGTATCCGCACTATTTCTAACTCGGAACACAGTATCTGTGGATAATGCACCTTGGGCTTTTACGTCAAGTCTTGCGGCTGGTGTTAAAATTCCCACTCCAACGAACCTTGTTGTACCATTTAAGTTAATAATTGGATTTGTCGTATCAGTCGTTGGGCATATTCTTAATTGACCACTTTCATTTCTAAATTCCCAAAGATTTGTAACACTTGCGCCCGTAAAGCGGAATGTTCTTGAACCTGAATTGTTAATCAGGAAGCCATTTGAAACGACTTCCATTCCCGTTCCAGTTCCATAAAGACCATTTCCCGAATTTAAAGAAAATCCATCGGCATCAGTTCTTGGGTTTAGAGAGTATGTACTTACCCCATTTGCAAAAACAATAGAAGCGTTACCTCTTGCTTCAATTATATTAGCAGTACTAGCACTATTTCTAACGTTAAATATAGTGGAAGTTGTTGAAGTTGTAGCCAATAATGACATAGAACCTGTTACACCTAACGATCCAGTAATTAAAGCAGAACCGGTATATGGAAAAGTTGTGTCCGGAGCATATGATGCACTTACTGCTTGTAATACGTATGATGCAGTACTAGCAAATGAACTGCTTAACACAGTCATTGATGCAGTATTCGAAGTTAGCACATATGGTAACAACATTGAACCGGTTGCACTAGTTAACACGTAGTTTGGAGCATGTGACGCAGTTACGGCATTACTTGCCCAACTAGAAGTACCAAACAAAGATCCGGTAAATGATGTAGCAGTTAATGAACCAGTTAAACCATATGATCCAGTTAATTGGTTTGTGTTAATCCAAACACCGGTAGCATTACTCCCACTTCTAACTAGAAGTTGTCCTGGTGTAAGTGACCCGGTTGTTATTTTAACATTGTGTAATTCATCTATTTCATATCCATTATCTACTTTAACAAATATCGTACCATTGTTTGAATGGGCGTATACTACATACCCTATAATTACAGTGTGTTGTGGAGCTTGTGGTTTTGTTGTTGTTATACCTCCAGCCGTTGTTGGTGATAGGTACAATACATCACCATCCACCCAAGTTTCTCCCTGCAATGCTCCGGTAGTGTTTATGCCTCTGACTAATCCACTATTAGTAATGAAACCTTCTTGGTTTACGTCGATATTCTCAGTTACTAGGCCTAATGTGTCCACTGAGTTAGCATCATTGTCAGCTTGAGCCAGTACAATGGCTAATCGTTGGCCTTGAGATCCACCTTCGTCTACTCTTCGTATACGAGCAGCTTTATATTCAGATTCTAATAGATTAGTTCCGGTTTTGTTTACTGCCCTAACAACTTGCTCTTGACCTACTTGCAGAGTTACATTGCCACCTTTTAATCCTAAATTTAAGGTACCATCTGTATCGTTCCACACCAATCGACTTGCTGCGGATGATCCTGAAAAATATACGGATGCTACTTCTGGTGTTGCTAAGTATAATGAGCCGGTTAGTTGTACGTTTTGATTGAGTGGATTAACATAAGATGCAGTCGCTGCATTCGTAGCCCAACTCGCAGTACCAAATAAACTTCCAGTAATGCTTCCTTGCACACGCAGTGACCCGGTTATCTCAACATCGCCTTGACGTGATATAGGATTCGATCCAGTCCATTTTGATGAAACAATGCCTGTTAATTGAGATCCATCACCTTTAAACGACCCAGTAAACGACCCGGTGGTATATGATGCAGTGAATGCATTAAATGAGCTTGTGGTTACAAATGAACCGGTGTTTATAGTAGTGCCACTTCCGCCACCACCATTCAATGCAAATGATGCCGTTAACGCATAGCTTGACGAAATATTATATAAAGAACCGGTTTGTAATTGTCCTGGTTTGAACTGTCTCATTATGCCCACCTTCCATTAATAATTATCGTATCTGTGGAATCTATGGTGTATCCTAAAGTCGCAGTATCGAATATAATGGTCTGGTTTGCAATGTCTGATGGTGTCCAAGTATATGCCACTTTATCTATGTATTGGCCGTTGATGTATACATTGAATTCGTTCTTGGTTGCCGTTAAATTAGTTACTGGATTGATTGCAGCAAATGCATTAACTGTCACAGTTGTGCTAGATGAATATGTTGCTTGTCGATCTGAAACCGCGATTATATAAGATAGAGTTGCAGCATCAATCGTCGTGCTAGTTCCACCGCCGGTTACAGTTATATTACCTCCCCCTAATATTACACTCTGCACTTGTAATAGTTGTATTGGCACATTTACTGTAGCAAACATATCAGTTGTGCCTATATCAACTACGGTATCATATGACACTCGTTTAACTGAGTACATTTTTTTAATAGTTGATATCCTGGTTTCTTGTTCTGATAACAGGGTACCTTGTACTGTTAATGGAATTGTCGCTCGCACTAATCGATCTTCTCCAACCGTATTCACAATTTCAAATGAAGTTTGACCAATGGCTGTTTCAAATCGGTTTGCTTCATTGCCCCATAAAAATCTACCATATGGAAGTATTTGGTCAATTAAATCATTGAGTTGCGTGGTGAAATCACACCAAAGCATCATATCGTATTCAACAGTAACGTATTTTGGAATATCCACAACATAAAACTGTTCACTTGGTTGTGGCTCTGAATTTGGTATTGGAAATAATACATCTTCATACCGATTTCGAGCATTGTATTTACTTTTATATACTATCTGATTTCCAGCTGGCATACGATTAACATCCAATGTTCTCAATGAGTCTCGTTCTACCACACTGTTTCGTTTCAACATGATTAATGGAGATTGAAGCATTCCTTTTTCATCTCGCAAATAACCTAATCTACGAACATTGTCCCATTTTTCACCGTTAGCAAAAATTACCGGGACTGGAATTAATTCAGTGTTATGATTAATCTGAGGTTGTATTTCATTATCAACATACCACTTAATTGCATAATCAATATCATACAATGTGCGTTGCACTGTTCGTACTACATCATCATCTCGTCTTATTTGATTAGCTCGATTCAACAGTTGATCGTTTGTTAAGCCTTCTGTTCTGTATGGCTCTGGCTTATTAGTTTTACGATCAATATTTTTTCTATTTAATCTAGGCATTATTTATTACCTTTGTATGCAAAATTATTGTTTCCGCCTCGACGAAGATCTTTGATACCATGTGGTGTTTGTCTTGTTGCATGTGCATCACATAATACAGATATACTGTATCCATGCTGTGAACCGTTTGGCCATGTTTCAGGATTTTTACCAGCAAAGTATTGATTTGCATCTACATTGTCTAGTTCATAGTATTCATTATCCCAAAACACAATATCGCCTACTTCTGGGAAGAAATCAGCTCGTTCTAAAATATCTCTTGATATTCCAAATTGGGCTGTTCGTGTATATGAATGACCATAATCATCCATAGTCGCAGTTTTTGATTCTTTAGTTATTAAACACGGAAGCAATATAGAATCATAATATGATTTAGATGGAGATTCTCCATACATGTTAGAATCTGATGATTCGATAATTAATTTGAAAAATTCTATTTCTGTATCGACAATTGCATTTAATAATTCTGCGTTAACAGAAGCTAAGAATTTAGCGTCTCTAATTCCTCCAAACAGTGCCATATCTTACTCCTATCCAACATATATTTTTAATGGAATTTTACCTAGTATTTCAGTCATTTGGGTAGCTTCGGTATTTTGGCGGGTCAACATTTTTTCTTTTGTTAATTCTGCTAAAAATTCACGAAGTTGTGTTACTAGAGCTTCTTTTTCTGATTGGCCCTGTGTTACTAGTTCCGACCCATTTAATGTTACTTCTGAATTTGGAATTGGTATCGATGAATATTTACCTCGTACATATCCCAACATTTCTTTCACAGTTGCAACACCGTATTTAAATATCCAAGAACGGCCCATATCATTAATTGTCCTGTACTGATGATTCGTATATGGTATATTTGCTGCGTCACTTACGACCCCAGTTAAAAGTGCTGTATTCCCAAACAAAATAGCTTGTTTGCTTTTTTCTTCTTCAAGCAAATATTCAATCCATACATTATTATAAAATAAAGAAGATGCAGATGATCCCGTACCAGATGATGGTATAGGCCAAAACTTAATGTCATCTCCGTGTATTTCAAATGAGTAATGTGACTTACGTACTTGGTCATTGAATTCAATTGCCTGCAATCTTAATAAATCTGCGTGTATTGGCATCATCATAAAACTAATTGAAGGTGAAAATCCTCCAAAGTTAAATGAATCTAATAATTGTTGCGAACCTAGACCTGTTCCAACAAATGGATCAAAATATCTTGTAATTGCCGGCGGTGGATTATGCAATACTCTGCGAATTTCAATTGAACTAGTATTGGATAAACTAGAACTGTTTGCTGATAATGATGCAGATACTGCTTCGCGAATACTATATGTTTGTTGTCCAGGAATAATGTTAACAACAGCTTTACGCCATTTTACATCACCCCCCGAGTCAGCTTCAGTACCATATGCTCTAGATAGTTTAGTTATGTATCCTAAAGATTGCCCAATATTAACACCAGTCATGGATCCACCATTGCCTGTTAAATAATCAGAACCGGTTTGAACTCCTAACGTGTTAATCAGGTTATTAACAATGTTAACTTGATTAATCTGGTTTGAATATTCTAGTACTGCGGCTTCAAATGCAGTATAAAAATTTATATCTAAAAGTTCAACATCCATAATTGGATATCCAACATGTTGTGCTGCAAACTTTGCAAATCGATCTGCATGGTTCTGGAACATCGGATCAGTATCAAAGAATCCAAATGGTGTAGATCCAGTTGTAAATGAAGAGGAACCTGGCCAAATTGGTTTATTTTCTGAGTAATCCATTTGTTTTACCTTTTATATATAAATATGTTATTAATCATTTAATCTGGTTAAAATATCATCTAATGCTTCATGGCGGTGATTATCCAATAAAATGATTTCATTCACCCATTTTGAGTCTCGAAGTTTAGGAACTTCATGTGTAGCAGAATCATTTTTAAATTTTAAATCTACCTGATATTTGTCACCACATAGTATCATGATGCTATCTTTACCTAATCGAGACAACACCATTTTAAGTTGCTCTTTAGTTAAGTTTTGAAACTCATCCACAATACAAACTGCATGGTCAAATGTACGTCCTCGAAAGTGTGCTAATGATACTAATTCAATATTTTCTTCTTTTTCCATTTTTTCTAGAAGCTCTGGCTTGTTATACACTTTACGCATATTGCTTCGAATTGGAACTAACCATGGTTCCATTTTTTCTGTGAGCGACCCGGGTAAGAATCCGTTGTCTTCATTTGAAACAGTAGGACGAGTAATGATAATTTTGTTTGTTTGTCGTTTAAAAAACATGTCCAATGCAATTTGAACTGCTAACAATGTTTTACCCGATCCAGCTTTACCTAATATAAAGTTAAATGGCGTTTCTATAATCTTTGCTTTTGCTTCTTTTTGTTCGTCTGATAATGTAATTGAAAATTTAATATCGTTCTTTGGTGGAGTTTTCTCCTTATTAGTTGTAGCCATTGATAACCTTTTGTTGTAACGTGATTAAAATAATTTTGTAAGTGTTGTTTCTTTGAGTTGCATATCTTTTAGTGTTTCTATTTTACCTAAACACATTTGACGAACTGCTTGAAATGTTTTACGAGCTGGATATGGTGTCATTATCTTGAGTGTGATTAATTCTTTGTCTGGTCCTAAATCTTGTTCGATATGAACCATTAATACTAAACGAATTGCCCGAATTCGATCCAATACATCTACTAGACGACCATCATATCGGATAACCGCTTGCATTGAGTATTTACTTCTAGGTACTGCCATATTATTCTTTTAATATAAATATAGCACAGTAAAAAAGGGATGACCGAAGCCATCCCCTTTAATTCATTCTTTAATTTGTTAAGTCAATTAAATTCAATTAACTATTAAAGAGTGTTTAATCCGTGAACGTATACTTTTCCGTAGAATTCAGAACGAACTACTTTCTTCGCGTAACGTGTCATGACACCTTTACGTGGAGTGAAGTTAACTGGATCGTATACAAGTGGAGTCATAATCAATGGAATGTATGGGCTAAATACAGCACCTGTTTCCAAGAATTGTGAACCTCTAAAGCCCATTAAGATTACATTTTCTAACATGTATGGGTTTTTATAAACTGTGTAACGGTTATTGATTGCACCAATTTTTTGTACACCTGCTGCAAATTCCATTTTAGTACCATCTGTGTCAGCGGCAAATCCTGGGATAGACTCAAGAACAGTTGCTACTGCAGGAGAACATACTAGGAAGTTAGCACCACCACGCAATGTTTTTTGGTGAATCTTATTAGATACTTTTTGAAGTTTAGTACCTAAAGTTTGGAACCATCCACCTTGAGTGTTATAGAAACCATCACCTAAACCAGTTGCTGATACAGCACCAGCTGCTACTTGTTCAAATGCAGTACCATTCCAAAGTGTATTGTTACGAGCTGACCAATACTCAGTTGTTGGAGCTGCTGCGATCAACATATCAAGGATTTCAAGATCGATTTCCATTGATACATACTCAGACAACATTGAAGTCAATTCAGCTTCAGCATCAATTGAGTGGTAAGCATTTAAATCTTGAGCAAACTCAGGAGTCCAAACTGCTTTCAACTTACGAGTCTTAGCAACAATTGGCTCAGATTGCATTTCAAGGTTAATTTCTGGGATATCAATATCCGTACCTTGGTTAATACCAGATGTACCATAAGCAGTACCTTTGAATGGATTTGCATCTTCAAAATCACCACGAGTGATATCTGTAGGTTGTTTGCTATAGTTTAATCTCAATGTACCTGCTGAAATCGATGCACTAACTGCAGTTAATTGTGCGTTTGTTACAACGAATGATGCGGTGTAATTGCTTGTGATAGTAGAGAATGCTTGTACCGGTACAATTTCTGTAGATCCAGACAAGAATGTGAATGAACGTACTGCATAAAGATCTGCATTTGTAGGAACGTTAACTGTTACCACTTTAAATGCAGAAGATCCAGAGTATGCAGAATCACCATTAACTTGCGTAGCTGTTGGAGTAGAACCAGTAGTTGCTGTTACAATTGAAGCTGTTTCGTTGATTGAATATCCGAAACGACCTGCACCGTAAAGACCTCCTGATGCATCATTAGCAGTAGTAGTAACACCGAACATTGAATCGTCTGCGTTTGGAGAACCAAATGGATCACCTGTGCGGTTCAAGTTATCATTGTCAAATCCAGGCTGAGCTGTACCATACTTAAAATCTAGATAGAAAATAAGTCCTGATGGTAAGTTCATTGGCTGAACTGAAACGAATTCTTTTGCTGCAAACTCAGCAAAGATACGACGTACCAATGGAAGTGCAACACCTGCCCACTCTTCAGATCCTGCTGTTGTACCAGTTGAAGTAGCTTCTTTTACTAATTGACGTGCTTGGTTTTCAAGCAACTGAGCCATACCTGCTTTTTCGGTTTCGCCCTTAAGACCTTCTAATAGACCGGTCTTTTCCCATTTGCTAGCTAACGCTTTTGCTTGATTTCTTTGTACAAAATCGTTAGTTTGCAATAAATTTGAAATACTCATTTTTGTGTTTCCTTTTCTTTTTGTTTTGTTATAGCAATCCTGCTAATTTTTTCCAACGTTCTGCTTGCTCAAATCCTTCATTAAGAATTGGTGCTTTTTTAGGAGCCGTAGTTGCAGTCGCTTTAGACGCATACGATTCTTTAACAACACGTTTCTTAGTTACTGGTCTTGAGAAAGATTCAGCTAATGTTGTAAATACTAATTTTACTTCTCTTGTATTAACTGAACGATCGAAGTTTTCAATCACTTTCATTTTCTGTGCTTCAGTTAATTCAAAATTGCGGAACAATTTGTTTGTGTAAAGAAGTTTTGCATTAAGAAGATTAACCTCATTGATGATGCTAGTAAGTTTTTTAACCGTACGATAAGCTTCTGCTAATTCTTCGTCTTTTTTAGCAACTTCATCATCTTTAACTTCTGGCTCGTCTTCCATATCATCTTCTTCACGAAGAATTGATTCAATGATTTCATCGATATCCATATCACCAGCTTCTGGCTCATATCCATCCGATACCATATCGTCTTCTGGCATTTCCATTTCGTCTTCTGACATTTCCATGTCCATATCGCCTTCTAACTCACGAATGATTCCTTCAAGATCTAGATCGTCATGATCATAGCCTTCGTTGTACTCTGCATCCATCTCATCATCAGACATTGGCATTTCTTCTGCTGGAAGTTCTTCACCACCTAATTCTTCTTCTTCTCCACCGGCCATGCCAACTTCGAAATCGTAAGTGCTTCCACCTACTTCTGCAGATAGATCATTGTCTACCCAATTAAAATCATCGCCACCTTCAGCATCCATGTCCATTTCCATATCAGCTTCTGGTGCAGCATCTAATGCTTCTTCACCGGTTGCATCAATTTCTTCTTCGCCGTCGATTTCATTTGTTAGTTTAGTTGCTAACATTCTTTCTAGACGAGGAGCAAATGCTTCTTGTAAGGCGATCTTTGCGTTTGCTAATGCAGTTTCTTTAACAGCGTTAGCATCAGCGATTGCTTGTTTTAGCAAATCTGATTTTGCCATAGTTTTTCCCCTAAATTTTGTTTTTGGAAGTAAGATTATTTGAAATCTTAATAGAATTTTAAAATTATATAAACGCTATATAATAAGAACGGAATAGCGTATTCTTTAATATATATCAGCCAGTTTGAAAAAACAGTAAAAAAGTCCCAACTTTTTCAAGCTAGGACTTAATTTAATACTTTTGTGGTAAAGATATTATTTTGAATGCATTGTGCGAATATGTTGCATATATGCTGCGTTTGCGTGTTGTTGTCGTTTTAGCACACTTGGCTTAATGAATTCTTTTCGATCTTTAGTTGCCTCTAACACTCCAGACATTTTTACTTTGCGTTTCCATGTTTTAAGTGCGGCTGCTAAATCTTCTCTAGTGCTCCCCGGTACATGCACTGCCATTGATTGACCGGGAACAATCATTTGATGTTGTTTTTGTTTTTTACTCATATAACTGGTTTAAATATTTGCTTGTGGTTGTTGAGGTGTTGGCTCAGGCGTAGGTTCAGGAGCTGGCTTTTCACCTCTTACGTTAAAACGGAAATGTTTAATTTCTGGCTTTTGTGCAATATACCCTTGAATACGTTGTGATTCGCGTCCTGGATCTTGTCCTAATCGAAAATAGAAATATCCAACTTTACCAGATGGTGACGCAACATGTTTAACTATAGTAAATCCTTTTTTGGTAGCCCATTCGCGGATTTCATTTGCAACAGCTTCTGCCTCTGCTGGGTTACGAAGCACATATTCAACTCCACCTCGATAATCAACAATATTATTAATTAATTGTGCTTCGTCAACCATATCTTCAGTTTCGATAAGGCCGGCATTTTTCATTGCATCGCCATATTTTTCTACAGCTTTTATACTTTTTTCAATTTCACCAGCTGGTAAGATTTTTGGAATATTTGACGTTGGAGTTGCTGCCTCAGTTAATCCAAAGAAATCGCGATACAATTTTTTTAATTTGTTCATCTTTATACCTTATAATATAAGTAATTAGTTATCAATATCCAAATTATTGCACATCAAAATATTTACTTAAACCTTGTGCAATATCTTCATATGCTGCACTTAATCTTTGTTGCAACATGTTCATTTCCTTTGCAGTCGATTCAAACACTTTGTATGAGTCGTTCAAATTTTTCATGTGACGTTTTACAGTAACACCATCAAACCAATCTCCTGATTCTGATGCAATCTGATCTGCTTTATTTATGATATCTCGAACTCTGGTTGTTAGTTGTTCTAAATCGCCTTTACCGTAAACAGAATCACCTAATTCACTAAATCTTTTTACTTGATCGATGAATTCTTGTTTTTCTTGTTTAGATAACGGTGTTGGTTGATCCTCTAACAAAGTTTCTAAAATATATTTTAAATTTGGTGTTTTCATGTTATATCCTACATTTTCCATCTTCACATAGTATAGATGTAATTGCATCATGTACTCGTGCGTATTTATTTGTTATTGTTTTATTTACTGATTCATTCATCGATGTTGGACGCATAAATGCACCATGGGTTGATGGGTTTGATACAAAGTCCCAACAAATCAATTCAAAATCTTCTTGCACTTCAACTGTGCCTTCTGATCTAAGTTCTTTAACAGATCCTAATCCACGTGATGAAATTCCTAATGTGATTCCAGCCTTGAAAAGTTCTTTAAGAATCTTACCTGACGGCGTATCTAAGATTTGCACTGCTCCTAATAAATCATCACCTTTCCACCATATCTTCAACACGTTATGTGACACGTTGTTCAAGTTAACAACCGATGACTCTGGATGATCTAATTCGCCTAATGCACGATGTTGATTGATGTATTCTTGTTGGTATCGTTGACATTCACGTTCCAAGATGCTTCTAGGATATACTCGGCCGTTTTGATTTTTTGCGCCTGCTCTTTGCAAAACTCCTTGCACTACAAAACCACCTGGTATTCCATATGCAGCACCGCTTGATTCAGTAAGTGAACCAACTGGCTTAAATGGCATATATTCTACTATAAGTTGTTTTGACATATTATTCCCCTAATGCTCTTACTCGTTCTGATATTTTTACTAATCGTTCTGATATTTTTTGTAACGCTTTTTTTGTGCTATTACCATATGCAGATGATGTTACTCCAGATTCTGTTTTTAATCTGGAATTATAATTCACCATTGTTTCAATTTCTTGAAGTTTACGTGCAACTTCTTTAATTGTGTTTTTTACTTTTTGTTCCGGTGTTGTTTTAGAATCAGCCGTAGCAAAAGAACGATATCCTTCAATTAGTTGCTCGTATTTTCGTTCTAACACATCTTCAACTTTAAGTTTAGTTCCGGAATCTCGATCTTTTTTATGTGATGTTCCTGGTGAATTAGTTATATCTTTTGATGGGTATTCTAATTCTTTATTCCACCATTTTGTATCGTCAATTGAAAATGAAAATTTGTCGTTCTGTACCTCTTCGTCAAATTCAACTGTTTGATAATGACCAGGTTTATATGTTTTAGAAACTGGCTTTGTGTTTTCTTCTAGTCCAGATGCATATCCTACATGTTTAACAGTTTTACGGAAAGCTGCAGGAGTATTATATCCAGCTACCCCGCCTGTTGCTGATACTTCATCAAGTTCTTCACAAACACATTCGTCAGAAGGTTTATTACACGCTTCACACTGATTTTCTAATTCAACAAATTTTTCTTCCATTTCTCGTAAAAATGACTTCATCATTTAACCTCTTTTAATTCGCGAATCAAATCATAATAACGTAACAACGAAAGAATATGTGATTCTTTTATTGTTTTTAAATTTTCTACATTGCATAACATTTCTGAAAGCTTTTGCACTTTAATTTTAATAACTTTATCATCAACTGGGTTTGCTAAATCAGCAAGTTGCTTTTTGATATTAGGAATTATCGTATGTACATATTCTCGCAGTGTAGCTGTATCATTAACGTGTGTAATGTATTTATTTAATAAATGTTTTTGTGATTCATCTAACCCAGAATATTTTTCATTGAATTTGTCAATTAAAAGTTTGTACGTTAATAAACGCATTTCCTTTGGTTGTGATTCAAAGTTTTCTAATACTGGATCTTTTGTTGGTTTTACTCGTTCTTGAATAATTCCATTATCAATAATAGCACTTTTACATTCCATTAATTGTTTTGGATTATCCGTTTCTGCATATTCAAAAATCATGTTAATTGATGCTAACACTTTGTAATTGTTGATGTGCATTTTTGACATGTTATCAAATACAAACCGATCTGAAATTTCTTTTACAAGATTATATCTTTGGCGCTTAAGCACTGTTTGATTTAGTTTTTCATGAGCAGCTTTAACTGTACGTATATAATCTAGAGCTTGTGCTTCACTACGAAATTGTTCTTTTAATAGTGCATTATATAATTGCAGTTCCTTTGATAATTCAGTATTTCTACCAAAATATTTTTTTATGATGTCAATTGTAACTGATTTATTAGATGACAATGTTTCTGAAGTTAATTTCCTAACTAACATTTCAAATAAAATACCCGTATTCTTATATTTTGAATGTTTTAGTTTCTTCATTTGGTATACGATGCCTTATGGTTTTATATAAATATGTTTATAATTATAAAATGTTATTTTCATCTAACATAGTTCCAGCGTCAGCGTCGTGGTCGGATGATTTTTTAAACGTTTCAGTGATGATATTAACACCTGGTTTTGTTTTCATTCCTTTAACAATATTCTCAGTTCGAGTCATAGAAAGTTTAGATCTAAAATTTGGATCTGGTTGGAATGCTGTTTTTTGATTTTCCGGATTAAATTGTTGTTTCAATTCTTTTTTACCTGTCGGATCCCATCCAAATGCATTACGGTGTTGTCCTGATTTAATTCCTTCTTTTGGTCGACCTCCCAGATCTTTATCTTCTACGTCATTGCTTGACATATGCACGGTTGCTAGGTCATGTGGTGTACCAAAAGACACTCCCGTAACAGCTGGGTCATTTCCTTCTTGTTCAATCTGATTTTGACGGAAACGAAGTTTAAGATCCTCAATAACATCGTTACGTTCTTGCAACCACTGATCCTCAGACATATTAAAGATATACTCATAAATGTATCGATCTGATACTAATTTTGAATCTTTCATTGTGTTTGCTAATGTAATTTTTTCATTCATTAACGCCACTTTTTGCTGATCGTATATAATTGATGGTGCTGTTAATTCTAGTTCAAATCCAACTAAATCTTCACCCTCAAATCCTTGTGAATATAAATGCACGATTGCAATTTTAGATAATTCAGAAACTACAATTTTCTGTATGCGTTCAATTGTACGAGCAAAACGAATATCAATTGATGCTAAGTTAACTTTGCCTTCTTGCGACTCACCATACCCTAAAAACGGTTTAGGAATCTTAAGAGCAGCCATCATTTTATCTTTGATGTATTCGATATCATCCATACCAGTAAATGTCATACCTGGCAATGTATCAATCTGAGTTGATGATTGACCTCCTCGCACTGGCAAGTAATAATCTTCCAACATGTTGTTAAGATTAAACTTTAAATTGTAATTTCCGGTTTGTGGATCAATGTGTGGAATTTTTTTCATTTTATTGATAATTGTTTCCATGAATGTATCAACTTCATTTGGTGGAATGTTACCAATATCAATTTTGAAAATACGTTTTTCTGGTGCACGCATAATACGATGTATAAGCATCGCATCTTCCATCATCATTAATTTTTGGAATTCTTTACGGGCTCCTTCGAGCATGGATCTACCATATGGCAAGAAGTTTGAGTCTGATAACATGCGGAAGTGTGCAACTTCGTATGTGTCATATGTCATTTGTTCTGACGCAATATTTTTGAATTTAATATCATATTCGCCAGTTGCATTGTCATATTCTTCCCAACGTTCCATTTCATAACTAGAAAATGGACGCACATTGATAATACCTAATTCATCAGCAATATCTAGTTTTAAAAAGAAATCCCCATACTTGGTCATGTTACGAATCCATGTCCATAAATTGAATTCTACGTTTAAGATATCGTAAAATAAATTGTATAGAATTTTTTGGAGTTGGGTATTATTTGTTTTAATTGTTAAGATTTCACCGAACTGATCTGCTAATGTAGATTCATCTGAATATATGTCTAATGCTGCAGAAATAATTGGGTCTTTATCCATCATTTCGTAATCAGCATAAAGTTGCATACGATTCTGATGCATGTAGTAATTAGAATCATAGCCACCCATTCCACCTACACGATGCTTATTTGCACCATGCAAACGTGTATATCGGTCTGCTACTTTGCTTTGTGCTAAATTACCTACAGATTGTAAACGGTTTGTATCAACTACACGCAGTTTATCTTTACCATATGTTCTAACAATAACATTGGTACTAAACAGGTTTTGTAATCGTTTTCTTAATGACGCCATATTTTCTTTTAATATAAATATAACTAGTTACAGAACCGGTGGTGTTTTTTATCTGATCAACCAAGTTAGGTCTTGATCTCCATCACCTGGGTTCCAGTTCCATCCGGTGTTGTCCATATTTGGCTTTCCGGTGTAAATAACTGGGTTAGTTTTTTGAAATGATGATAGTGCTCGTTTATTTAGGTCAATACCCTGTTGTCGTAGTTTTAATGCTGTATCTCGTAACCACAATGTAATTGCATACGCCATCACAAGGTCATCATTATATCCTTGCTGTGCTTGTGCTTTACCATTAAGCCATACAAATACTAATAGTTCTTGTATTAGCCTCTTACTGCGTATAACCGGGGTTCTTTCACGCATATACATTTCTAATGCAGATATCATTAATGGTCGTGTACGTGATGTAGTTGATACTCCAGGAACCATTTGGCTCTTATCTTTCATATCATAACCTTTACGAAGTTGCACGGATGCATCAGTGTATCCATCGTCTTTGTATGTGTAATGTAGGTTCTGATATCCTCGGTCAAGTGCCGGTTGAATTGCGGCCCATCCGATGTTTGCATTTTCAATTGCTAGCAAAGCATTGTTCCATTCGGTTGCAACTGTGACGAGCATGTTACCAAAATCATTCGGCGCAATCTTGCCTTTATACTCAGCAACTTGTCGTACGTCCTGAACATCAAATATTTGAAATGTTGAAAAGTCACCACCATCGCCTCGGGCAACGTCAGCCACAACCGTGTAATCTTTTGCATAGTCTGGATATTCCCATACCCAATAATTTCCATCAAAACCTCTACGTTCAAGTGGTTCTTCTGTTAAATTATCATACTCTAGGAGCAATGGACCATCCACGACAGTATGACCTGAACTAACAAAGTCACAGTCACATTCTTGTGCTGCACCTCGTTCACCTAACAGCTGTGTTTGTTCATCACGCCATTGTTGATCTCGTTCTGGATGCACCGTCCAATGCAGTTTAATTGTGTGGAATCCATTAATGGCTGCTTCGGCATCTGCCCATGTTTGATGAAACCAGTTACCAACTCCATTCGGAGTAGAAAGAACAATTGCACCTCCACCTGTTGATAGTGTTGCTTGCGATGCTATCCATATTTCTTCAATGTTTCTGATGAACGCGGCCTCATCTACTATTAGCAATGATAATGCTTCTGAACGTGCTCCTGTGGTTGCTGATGATACTGCTTTGATTTGTGAGCCGTTCTTAAATTTCAATGATAATTTGTTATCGGCTTCAACTGTACCCTTCAACCAACTTGGCAAGTTGTCATGCATCACTCGCACTTTGGTTACTAGGTTTTTTGCTACTTCTTGTGTAGTTGCGATAACTAACACGTTGAAGTCTTCTGCAAACAACATGCTCCATAATGCAAATCCGGCAGATAGAGTTGAGATACCTAGCTGACGAGACTTAAGAATAACATTGTATCGATTATCTCGTAATTCAGTTAATGAATCTTCCTGAAACGGGAATAAATTAAATTTGATCTTGCCTCGTTTAGGATGTTGAATATAACAATAGTTACGCATAAAAAACACAGGATCTTTAGCACATTGCATGTACTGCTGTTGAATGATCTGTTTTATGCTTGGTTGTGCCATATTACTTTGCTACTTGAAATATTAATATAGTAGATAGAATTCCGCCAGTAAACCAAATTGCTTTATTATCATACCAACGTGGTTGTAATCTCTTTTCACGTTCTACATACAAATCAATGTTAGTTTTAAGCAATTTAGATTGTGTAGTTAAATAATTAATTTGCAATGAATCTAAATTTATTAAATGCTTTTGATCTGATATTAATGCTCGTTGTTCGTCAATAATTTTATCATTGATATCACAAACTGCATACAATGAATCAAGCGTAAATGAAATATCTAGTATTTGTTCTTCAGTAAAACATGTATCTGTTTTTTCTTGTCCGTAACTAAATAACGGCAAAAAACATAATATGATTAATAGTTTTTTCATTTGTTTTTTGATTTTCTTCCACGACGGCTTGTTTTGTTCAGAATGTTTTCTTTAGCAACATTAACATCGGTTGGTTCTTGGATTACGATATTTTCTTTTTTCTCTTCCAATTCCTCAATTAATTCTTCATGCTGTGTAATTTCTTCTTTAACCTCAGCTCGTTGTTCTTCTACTACTTCGATTTTGCCTTGTAGTTCATCAATTTGTTGTTTGTTATCATCAATCTTTTGTTTAATCTTGTCAGATTTTTTTTCATTTTGTTTTTTTGAAATGATAACAAATAATCCGAATACTGCAGCCAATGCAGCAACGATTATTGCCCAATACTTTTTAATTGTTTTCATGTTGTGATTCTTTATCTAAGTTTGCTAAAAATTTTTCTTTGAATGTATTAAATTGTGCTTGCACTGTTTCTTCAAATTCTTCTGGTGTCATTCGAGCGGTCCAATTTTCTTTTTCGCCTTCTGAATTTGTTACGAATTGTGAAGCTTGTGTATACGTTTCTTTTAATAATGCAACATCTCGTTCTGCCTCTGCTAACCAAGCTAATGCATTTTCTCGAATTTTGTTTCGTTCATATTCTTCATAACGACCTTCTTTTTTCAATTCATGTTCCATTTCAATCACACAATCAAAACACATTCCGTGTAGCTTACGCATCTTTTCATTGAGTGGATGTTTTTCTAAACAAGTGCAAGTCTCTTTGCGACAGTTTGGATATGAACGAAGTTCTTCACGTACCGATTGTAACACATCTGATGCTTTTGTTTTTTTAATACGAAAACCATCTCGTTGTTCAATTATGTATGTAGTACCACTTACTGGATCTGTTTCTTCCCAAACATCACCAACGTCATGGCGTTCATTTTTCTTAGCAGCAGAATCTGCATCAGAAAAACCCACAGTTTTTTTAGTTTGAAACTTGTGGTTACCATCCAACATTTGTTGAATGGCTTTGACATTTTGTAACTTTTTAGACATATAACTTTATTTTTTATTGTTTACTTCAGCATTTAATGATGCTAATTTTTTAACCATTGCAATTCGAATCATTTTATAAAAATTTGCTTGATCTGCTGGCTCTGCATCTTTAAGTGCTAAATTAATTGCTTTCAACGTAATTTTAGCTCGAGCAATATTTCCTTCTTGTGTTTTTAAATAATTAACAAAACGATCTAGATCCATCACCGCAGTTGTCTCTGCAGATGCTTCGGGGGCAGCTGCTGGTGCTTCTGCTGATGTGTCCGGTGCCGGAGTTTCGGCAGGAGTTTCTGCTGGTACGTCAGTTGGTACTTCTGCAGACATATCAGGTGCTGGTGGAGCAGCCATATCAGGTGCAGGAGGTGTAGTTGTGTCAGTAGCGGCTGCATCGGCAGGTGGTGTTTCAGCTGCAGGCTCTTCTACTGGTGGCTCTTCTACTGGTGCTTCTTCTTCAGGCGCTGTTACAGGTTGCTCAATTAACATTGAAGCAATTTTTCTACGTACATATTCTCTAACTAAACGTTCTTTTTGTTCGCGAGTTAAGTTTTCAATTTTATCTTTAAGAACGTCTGCAGTTTCTTTTTCTTCCGCATCTTGACGCTTTTTAAGTTTTTTAGCAGCATCCTTTGGTTCGTATTCTGCTTTTTCTAAATCTTTGTATAAACGATCTTCAGCGTTATATTTAACATTTAAATCGCCAGTATCAACCATTTCTTTGTCTGTTTTACGTAATACGTTAAGATGTTTTTCACCCGTAGATTTTGGATTCATTCCTCCATCTTTGTCATCCATTGTGTAATCTTTAAGATCTTTTCTGGATTTGTATTTTGTGTTTTCTGGTTTTTTATACTTGCTTTTATGTTTTTCAGCCATCAGTTTATTCCTTATTATTTAATATAAATATCAGCGTGCGTATTTTAACACCCCTAAAATTTGGTTCACTGGTGCAAATGCGCCTGTCATTTTATATGTATTGCCTTGATATGTGAATACAACCCCTTCAGACGGTACTATAGCATCAAATCCGCCAAGTTTTTGAATTCGTCCTAATTCATGTTTAAGTTTTGTTAGAGTTGCCTCATCACCTTTGGTTTGCAAATCTTTGATGAGTTGTGCTAATTCTGTTTTAATATCCTGCACCGTTTTTGTTGGATTTGCTGCGAGATAATTTGTTGCATTTTGTAATACCAATACACCTAATCGCAAAAAGATAGATTCGAATGGTTCCAAGTTTTGTTTGCGATACTGTTTGAAATCTTTTTTATCAAATGCATCAACCCAGGTAACAAATTCTGGATTATCTATTTGTTTTTTAAGTACTGAGATGTTTGTAGATTTATCATCAAATGCCCAACGATATATTAATGCAGTTAATATAGTATCAGGAATTTCATATCCTACCTCTTTTGCTTTTGTTTGAATAACATCTCTCCACCATGCTTTATGATAATCACTCAATAGGTCTGTATCTTTTAATCCGTAGCGATCACGAAGTTGATCAATTTCATTGTAGAATGCAGATTGCTGATCTTCAAAATCATACACTCGGCCTAATTTAATACGTTGTGGCGGAATGAATGAAAATGTGTTTTGCATGTGTGCATTTGCATCTTGAATAATTTTTTGCATCATAGCACCACCTGTTAAATCGGTTTCGACTACATTGCCTTTTTCATCGTATTCAACTAGGTTATGAAATTGTAAATGTGCTTTGTCATATGCAATTACATTTTTAGTTGCTGGATAAATAATTTCCATGTTTGCAAATACTCGGCCGCCTTTGAATATTTGTTCTAGTTTGTCTGCCGGTAAAGCTGACATTGCCCCGGTAATATCTTGTGCCATTTCTCGAAATGCATCAACAACTAGTTTGTATCCTTCTGCAGCTGCTGCACCGGATTTTGTAATAGTTTCTTGATATTTACGTTCAAAATCAGCAACTAGTTGATCTGGCGTCATTGGATTAATTATCGTGCCTTTGTTACGAGCAAATCCAGGTTGTCCATTTTTCCATGTAAATTGTATGTTTTGACCATCTGTCTTTTCAGTGACAGCTTCTTCAATATCTAGACGACCTGACAAAGCACGAGACACAATTTCACGGACATCATTAAATGTTAATCCGTGATCGTCCCATGGGTGTGCCATATGTCCTGCTGCACCGCCCTCAGTTAAAATACCTCCGGTTTTCATTCGTGACTCGATAGTATAAATAATATCATTCGGGTCATTTGCTTTCCAACGAGATCTTTGTTTTTTAACTGTTTTAGGTCGCAGTTCAATCATTTTTTTACTAGAATTCCATACTAACATGAATGGCATATGTATTGGAATATCAAACTGATAATCAGATCCTACACCGCTAGGTCGATTTTGTTTTAATTGACTAGCAATTCGATCTCCATACTCATTGGCTAAATCTTCAAAGAAATCTCGAAGTTCATCCATATAAATAGGAGCTTCATTACGAGGATCGTTTAATCGTTCTATAAAATGAGTAAACTGTCCTTGAAAATTCACATCAATACCATATTCACGGAAGAATCCATCTACGGCATTTTCAATTGATGCTAATTCTTGTCTGGTAATATAGTTTTCTGCAATAATACCTTCTACAAGTTTTGCACCAACCACTGTTTTAGCAAAATCATCAAAATCATATACAAATGATTTGCTTGTATGTTGGTCTAGGAAGTTTCTTAGTTTATTAATTTTTTCTGCATGCCGTTTCTTTTCACGTGGAAACATCATTGATTCAACTACATCATCAACATCTTCTTGCAATGCAGATTTCCACCAATCTTTTGTGAACACCGCTTCTTGCATACCAGTAACAACTTGCCATGCATTTTTAACAGCTGCTTCATCAAATTGAGGATATGATGCCCGGAATTGTGCAAAATTATTGTTTGCAATTGCATCTCGTACCATGGTCGCAGATACCGGTTCTCCATTGCCATATGCTAATGGATCTACATTAATACTCAATTCAGTAGCATCAATACCACCAGGAATAGTACGTCCTTTTTTGTCGCCTATAGTAGCATATTTATCTACATTTGGCACAAAATCTTTAGCCCGAACATAATCATCTCCTTTTGCAGAAGCCGCCATTGCAAATCTACCTGTTGCATCTTGTGGCAATGCAAACAAGTATTCATATGCCGCCATGATAGGAGAATTAAAATCAGTTGGTTGTATTTCAATGTTTGGATTATCGTTTAAGATGTTAAACAATTCCATGGTTTTTTCACGTGTAATTCCATCGCGCTCTTTAGGGCCAATCAACATGATTACGCGTTCTACTTGTGGATCTGTAGCATATCGATTTGCTAAATCTAGATGAGCACCAGTTAATGGTTTAAAACCTCCTGGGAATAGTACTGTTATTTTGTTCATTTCATGTTTCTTTTATATATAAATATATTATGACCAAGTACCGGTTTCATTTATAGAAATCCATCCAGCAATAGAGCTACTACCAGGTGCTAATAATTGTATCGATGCATATTGTGTTGATGTTGTCCTCGAAGTATCTGCGGCTGCAGAACCAGCAATATATATACCACCGGTTATAGTAACAGTGCCTGTTTGTCTGTTAATAATTCTTATAATACGGCCGGCGTCTGCATCAGTTGGTGTTCCTAAATCAATAGTCATTGTTCCTGATGAATGATTGCAAATAATAATACTATCCGAAGTTTCCAATGTAATATCTGGTGATCCGCCGGTTGCTGTTACCACGCGTTGCCCGTAATGTGTAGCTCCGTTAATTAATATTCTACGATCTTGTCCATTAGCTGAACCAGATACTGCAATGTAAGGTCTAATAGCAACGCTGTTATTGGTTATCGTGTACGATTGCCCCCAATTTCCTAAAGTTCGATTGCCGATTATCGTAGCTGTTGTACTACTTACATTAGCTGGGTTTATATTCAATTGACCATAAGAATTATTTTTTAATTGTATTCTAGGTTGATTTACACCAGAGCCGCCGGCAACTCCGGAGCTGGATATAGTTAAGATACCTCCATTGGTGTCACCATCACCTATTTTCAAATTACGTTTAAACGAAAAATCTAAAGGGTTTTCGGTGCCAGCAGTAATGAAATATGAATCGCCTGTGTTTCCAGCAGTTACCAATGTTATTACAGCTGCTTCATCTAATGTTATTTGATCATATGTCGTTGGCGGTGCTGTACGATTAAAGAATGTGTCTAAAATTTTATTTTGAAAAACCGTTTCCAGAATAAAATCTATTCGTTCTGTCGCGCCAATACTAGGTAAAAGAAAATCTCCTATAGGTCTTGATAATGCTATATTTACTCGTACTCTGCGTACAATTTCGCCACCTAACGATCCATCCATTACTATTCGAACTGCCGGGGTGTTGGTAAAATCGTTTTCGATATAATTTTGCAAATATGAACCAGAATTTGCATTTGTAATTATTACAGTTTTATCACGTATTACATTTGCTAAAGCAACACCAGTAAATAATGCGTTGCTAGCAGTAACGTTTCCTTCTGCTGACAAATGAAAATTGCTAGCTGAAATTTCAATATTTCCATTAGCCCCGCTTATAAATGGCGCAGGATATTGTCCAAAGAAGAATTTATCCGTACGTACATCAATTTCACTGTCTGTGGTACTATATCTAAAATAACTTGAAGTATTTGCATATAATTCTAAACCAACGCCGCTATACGGCACTCCCCCTTTAGTTCCCAGAGAACCAGATAAAGCAGATCCACTCCACAATAAGAAGCCAGGAAATCCTGCAGTAAAGCCTTCATATCCTAATGAACGAATAAATCCAGTATTCTTATATCCGGATATAGCAACTCCAGTTTCTAATGAATCTGCTACATATAAAGAACCGGTGAGCATTGAATAATCACCATCGATATATCGGTTACCTCCTGCCCAATCTTTGTTATACACATAACTAATTTGTTTGCTTTTTTCTCCATTAACATTGTAATACTCTGCTTTGAATGTTAATTGGTTTTTAGATTTATGTGCGGTTGGAACTAGGGTTCGTAGTCTGGTGTAATTAGGAGAATATCCAGCATCATTGTCAGTTGTAGTTCGAATATCAGCAACCTGCCATAATCCTTCTTCTGCTACAAGTAGTAATACACCATCACCATCATGATCTGCAGTAAAATTAAATACGGTATCATCCCAACGCTGTGATGTTTCTGCAATTTGCAATTCACCGACACGTTTTCCAAATTTAACTGGAAATTCCTGATTAAAATAATCTGTAGGATTATAATCAAATGCACTGCCTGATAAATACAAAGATAATTTTGCAGTGGATGACCCAGATACTGTACCTATAGCATCCAATGTAATTTTATACTCAGAATTCGCAATAAATATCCCATTGTATGCAGAATTAATTTTTGCAACTGTAACTGAATTCAGAGCAGATATATTTGCAGTATTTTGTATTAACATGGAATTGTTAAGTGATTGGGTTGTCCATGTTAATATTGGAGCTGATGATACTGCACTGTTTACATATGTGATGCCTTGCCAATATGTATTAATAGTACTTTGAGTAACAAACATACCAATACTGGTATCCGGATATAATGATGCAGTGCTAGCAATAAACATTTCTGTTTCATCTAATTCAACATCATTTAATAGTTCCCATGTACCAACCGTGCCTGTGTTGTTCATAAACACTTTAACTCTAGAAACATCTCCGGTTGCTGGATCTAATCCTTTAATTTGCATTAACGCAAATGATTCAGAATTCTGAGTAGCTACATATTCCGGTGTTGCTTCATATGCAATACTATAAGAACTTGCTGCAAATTCTGTATATGTATGTTGTGATATGCTTTGGCTACTATACGCCGTATACTCTGTGTCTAATAAGGCTACGGTTCCGGTTAATATCTTTTTAATCGTACTGGTGTACGTAGTTGTAGATATAGGGAAATTGGGCGTAGGCGTTGGATTAACAGGCGATGGTACAGTTAATGTGCCTGTACTCATATCATTTGTAAATGTTCCACCGATTAACTCAATAGCCGGCTGATTGTTATATAAAAAATAACGAACCGTACCAGATGAATATGTAGGAAATTGTCCTGCCGGAGAATATACTCGATCTAAATGAACTCCGACATTTTCACTGATTACTAGTTCCGGAATTTGTTCAAAAATAATTTCAGATATATTTGATACATTCGGATTAACCGGGACTGTGCGTGTCCATTTTATATTTGATTTACCTTGCCAATCTGCGGGAACATTGATAGCTTCGCCAGTAACAGTAATAGTACAATCACCAGGCGATGTTTCTTCATAAATAAAGATTGCAATTACACGGCTTTTATCTTCATCAATAAAATTGACAATTTCAGAATAAATTGGATCGCCATTGTAATCTAATACTTCAATGTTTAAATATGATCCAGGGCGTAGATTTGTTGGATGTCCTCGAAGTTTGAACAAGTTCTTACCAGCAGTTAAGCGTGTAGGAAACTCGGTAATTTGGAAGTAATCAGGTGATGTTAATGATGTATCTTCAAACCAAACCGGAACAAATTGTAAACCCTTATATACTGCTTCTTTACGTTTCATTCACTGATATTCTTTTAAATATAAATATCAGTTGTGTGAAATCTGGCTGAATCCGTTTAGTTTGTTTACTTCGATTAAGTTGTCGACCATATCTCGCATTGAATCGACGTGTGAAATGATTATGGAGAAATCAAATTTAATTCTGAAATAATCAAATAGATTAACTACTGCAGAAATATGTTCTGTGTCTAAACTTCCCCAACCTTCATCAATTGCAATAAAATTAGGACGTGGTAGTGCTGATACATTGATAAGTGCTATGCGAATTGCAAGTGATGAAATAAATCGTTCCATACCGCTTGTTAATTCCAATGGCCAGAAATTATCTTCATCATAAATAATATACCCGTTGATATTCTTACCGTCGCTCTGAAGCACCATGTTAAAATCAACTACCTGATTCAGCACATTGTTAATTTCTGCTTCAATCTTTGGCATTGCTTTTGCAATTAACTCGTATGGAACCCCATCACGTTTAACTGATTCTAGATAATATTCGTATGCTTTGTATTCAGTCTCTAGTTGTTTGTATGTGTCTAATGACTCAATTGCTGTTTTCTTTGTGGTCTTAGCAACTTCAATTTTACCATGTTTACTACGAATTGTGTCTGTAATTGTTTTTATTTTAATCGTAGCTGAATCAATTGATGTTTTTAACTTGTTAATTTTTTCATCAATTAGTTCATTATGTGTTATTGCAGTGGCATTAGCTTTAAATGATTCTTGACGTTCTAAACATGTTTCTAATTCTGATTCTCGAGTTTGTAATTCGCCTTCAATGATTTGAATTTGCAATTCTTGTTTTTCAATTGCTAAACGCTTTGTTTCATGTTTTTGTTTTAATATTGCTAATGCATTGGCATCTGTTCTAACATCTGAATATGTTGAAATTGTTGTTTTTAATTGTAATTGGGTCGCAGATAATTCAGTTAATATGTCTCTATCTGCAATAATCGTATTTTGTGCTTCAATTGCATTTTGTACGAAAACGTTAGATACACAGTATTTACAGTTCGGATCATATTCATGGTCGGAAAGGTGATTAATTTTTTCTTGTTTTGCATTGATAATTCCTTGTTGTTTTTTAATACTCGAATCTATCTGTGCTAATTCCTTTTCGAGTTTTTCTAATTGTTGAAGTTTATCTGATAAGTCCGTTTCATTGTACTTGCGCTTATCTTTTTTAATGATTAAGTATTCACTTGTTAGTGTTTCTAAAGTCGTTTCTTCGGTTTCAATATCAGCTTGTAATTGTGATATTTTTTTAGTTAACTCAGTTTCAATTTTAGTTAATTCATTAATATTAGGCCCTGTATATGTTGTTGGCTGTTTTGTTTGAATTAAGTCTACAATCTCATTTTGATAATCATTGCGCTTTTCTTGCAATTCATCTTCTTGAGTTTCTAATGAAGTTATATCTTGTTGATTGTTTGAAATAATAGTATCTGCATCATTGATAATAACATCAAAATCTGTTTTCTTATATGATTTTAACTTACCAGCAGTCTCTTTAATTTCATCGGATGCTAACTGATAAAGCTGTTCGAATACCGTAATATCTAAAAACTGTGAAAGAAGATCTTTGCGTTCTCTTTGTGACTTTTCAATGAAGTTATTGTTGTCTGCCTGCAGTGAAAATGCAGTTAAAATGAAATCATCATAAGTTCCTAAATAACGGCGGATCGATTTGTTTGTGTCACTACGTTCTTCACCATTTAGGTTTTCTGTGTCAGTATAAAAATCTACTAGCACTTTAACGTGACCATTCTTCTGCTTGATTCCATTGCGTTCAATAGTGTAAGTAACGCCGTTCATTTCAAATGTAAACTTTCCGCGGAATGAAGCCTTTTTATTGTTCAACACTTCATGTGCTTTGCCTGTTTTGCTGCACTTATCAAATATAGTGTATGTAATTGCATCAAGCAATGATGACTTACCAGATGTGTTTGCAGCAAACAACCCGCACACATCTTTCATGTTTTCAAAGTTAATAACATTGCCTTCTCCGTAAGAAAACATGTTATCAAATTCAAATTGAATTGGGTGCCAGGTCATGTGTCGTACTGACTCTACTGCAGGAAGTTTTGAGTTTATTGTGCGATTGATATGACGAATTGCATCAGTTTCGTCTGCAGTAGCTTGTGGATAGTTCACGGAAATAAAATCTGTGATCAATGTATTTTGATATTCAACATCTCGTACATTTCCTATAGTAAACGATGATGTGGCGTTAGTGTTTGATATAGCTGCACTTCGTTGGATTGTGATATCTTGCACATCATATTTCTTGCGAATAGTAGCAATAAGTTTTTTCATGTCCGCTGCTGAGGTATCATTAAACTTGATACGAACTCTAGGTTTATTTGGCATACGATGTGGTGCTTTCACAATAGTAACACCTTCAACTTCCAAAGTTACATATCCATAATCATTTTGTATTTCCACAAACTTTGCTTCACGACACGGCAAGTCCCACACCAAGATACCATGGTCTAATGCTTCACCGTGATTTTGTTGAATCAGTGATCCTGGGTATGCAATTGTCTTTGCGTCATTTAAGAACTGGGCTGGTTTATGAATATCGCCCAACAATGTAATATCATGTCCATCAAACAAATCAACACCTACATGCTCATTTGATATTTGATATCCAATATCTGTTTTTGCAGTGTTCACAGCACCATGGTGCATTGCAATTTTATATGCAGCATCGAATTGATTAGCACGAATATATTCGGTTGGTGCAACATCGACAGCCATATGATTAAACACAACTCCACCAATTTCAAACAAGCCGTTTTCTTTGATGAATATGATGTTTGGATTCTTAATAACATTGATAACCGGACTAATTGCGTCTGTGCGGTGCATGTTGTTCAGATTCATATCATGGTTACCAAGTATTACTACGGTTGGAATCATGAAGCCATCAAAAAATTCAACCAGCATATCAACTAACTCCGGAGACATATCTAGTTTGCTATGCACGATGTCACCTGTTACTACAGCAATACTTTCGCCGGTGCAATGTTGTGCGATATAATCAAACATGTTGCGAAACACTTCACGATATTCTCGGTGTCGTTTCAATGTACGAATATGCACATCTGAAATGTGAAATATTTTGTTGATTACAGTTTGTCCTGTGTCAATATGTTTTATGTCCATATCATTCCCATTTTAAGTTGCATTAACCGTTCAAAAGTTAATACATCGGTATCTTGTATAATTTCGTTGATTCGTTGAAAGCCTAGTTCTGCGGCATCTTTATCTCGCAGTTCTATAAAGTACACATTTAAGCCTTCTGACATAAATCGCTCTGCAATTTGAATTGCATTTTTCAATGCATCAGCATCCAAACAAATATAAATGTCTCGTACTCGTTCTTGTATGATTTTCTTTTGTAGTGCAGGTTGAATGATTTTTCCGAACAACGGAATTGCATTGCGTTTAATTGCGATTGCATCAAAACTTCCTTCACAAAGTATGATTGGTTGTGACCAATTTATAAAAAGGTCAAACCCAATAATGTCTTTTGAAATTTTTGGATTCTTGTGTTTTTGTGTGTCTGATTTATAATATGCTCTAGACACAAAATAATTCAATTGACCCATGGCATCATAGCTAGGAATAATTATTTTGCCGGAATACTCTCCAGACTCGCAAAATCCAATTCGATACTTGATGATATCAAATATAGTTACTCCGCGCTTTTTTAAATAATGCACGGCATTACGATAATCCGGAGATGTTTTAGGAATCCAAAGTGGTTTGTACTCAGCCGGCAATTGTATTGTTTCTACTTTTGTTGGAGCATCATTGTTTACACGATATCGAGATGATTCGATAATACGTGATAATTGTTCAAAACGTTCTTTAGGTAGATTGAGTTGTTTGAACAAAGTAACAATGCTACGACCTTTTTTATCAGATATCCAACAATGCCAAGCATTCTCACCGTTTGAATTAGTGTGAATATCAATTTCTAATTTTGGCTTGTAGTGAGAAACAAAAGGAGAGAAGAATGCAATGTTATTACCAGACGTAGGTTTACCTTTACCTAGTACTGATTCTAATAACTGTAATAACTTAATATTCTTCATTAATATAATATAAGTAATATACTGTACTAATCCAATAAATTATATTAATATAATAATAAATAATATTAGTTAGACACATACATTACATTTCTGGCCTAACGATCGATTCAATACTGAATCAATCTATTAATTAATATGAATCATTAATTATCATAGAATGTATTAAAAATTTTTCACAAAACAAACCTTTATCCAAAAAAAGTTTTAATTGTCTTTGGTTCTTCGCCAGTCTTCAAACATTCCGTGAGCCAATCTGCGGGAATATCTTTCTTTGCAACATGTTTAATACCCAGCTTTAATGCATAAGCTTCATATGTAGTTTTGCTACCTTTTGATATTTTTTGTTGGGGTGATTGGAATACCATACGAATATCTACACCGGGATTCGATGCTAGCACATGTTTCATTTTAAGACGATCGGCACTAGTCCATCGGCCTTTAGTTTCAATGTACATTAATTCACCATTCTTTTTAGTAAACACAAAATCTGGAGTGTATTTTGCTTTACGTTCTGGTACTATATAATTTAGTATTTCAGTTTCATAATTCAAAGGATATTCAGTAGTTTTTATTTGATCTGCTACTGTGTGTTCTAATCCTGATTTATAACCGTATTTTAGCGCTGCAGCTCTTTTTGAGTTGCCAGAGCTATGATAATGATTTTTTGCCATAACCTATTTCTTTTTACCAATCGACTAATACCATGTTTCCGTCCCACATCATAACGTTGTCAGAACGAAAATCTAAATCTAAATCGAATTCTGGAATTTGAAGTTTATCTATATCTGTTTTTAATGTGTTTAAAAAATTATCAATTATCGGATTAATACTTCCAGCATCAGGTAAAAAATCAAATATTGAAACTTCGCCTCCTTCATCCCGAGCAAATGAAGCAAAGTCTTGCATAAATAAATCAATTTCTTTTTTTAACCGAGTTGGTAGTTCCGAAGCATTTGCCATTATGTACATGTTTTTACCATCAACATAATATACCGGTATAAATGTAGTAAACTCATTGTATCTATCAACGATAATACTTGCTACTTCATATTCATCACGTTCTTTAGTAATCTTAAAAACTTTATCTTCTCTATCAATTTCATAAACGCGACCGTTATCACCAGCACCAATTAAACGGAATTGTTTTTGTTGTATTTTGTCTAAACATTTCTGAATATCTGAATTTGATATTTCTTTTAAAAGTTGTTTTAATCGTATCATGATTACCTAGGAATTACATTGTTATTTAAGTCCATACGAACTAAGAAATTTAAATCTACATTTGCTGGTTTTTTAATTGGTTGTGCTAATTTTCCAATTGCTAACAATTGCCCTGCATCATCATACAATCCTATAGTTGTTATATACGGAGTAAATGTACTACTAGTAACAAATGAATGGTATGTAATATCATTATCCGCCGTAAGAGTTGGATTCAATGACATATTAAAATCACCAGCATCTAATTTAACAATAACACCTAATTCATAAATTGTAACCGTGCTTTTATACTGAAAGGAAATAAAATCATTAACGGTATTATGAAATCGATAATCTGGAGTTGATACTATCGCGATTCCTTGTTTTGCAAAAATATTTCCTACGTGATTAGTTTGAAGTAGTGTACCAGTTGTTAGATCCGGTGTGGCTAAAGATCCAATTTCTGCAAGAGATAGTGACTTATTAAATATTCTAACTTCATCAATAACAGCTGTAAGATTTGATCCAGTAGTAGTATAACCTCCAATATACAATTTATCTGTGTTATCAATACGTGCTGATGCCGATAATGGTGATTGCGTATTAATTAGTAATGGACTAGTAGCAGATGATTCTAACGCTCCATTTACATACAATTCAACCGAGCTGCCAGATTTTTGACAAATAAAGTGATTCCAGTTAGTTGTATTAAAAACAGATGATGTAATTTGTGTTTTAAATGTAGTGCTACCCGCTACAGAAAATACAATCTGATTGCTACCGCTCAATTCAATTCGGAACGGATATTGTGGAGTTAAACTACTAGATGCTTTTGTTGCAATTAATTGTGTTGCATTAGATGATCCGGAGAACCAAAAAGCAATTGCATAATCATGATCACGATCATAAAATCCGTTTAAATCAGATTCAATATAACCAGCACCATCAAATTTAGCAGCTAATCCAACCGGTAAACTTGATATGTCGGCATCAGGTACTCCTGGTACATATGTTACTCCTGAACATACATATGGTACTCTGCTAGTATCGAAATATTCATTAAATCCTTCATACCACATCACCCCTGTAGCAAATGATGAAGTATCAATATCCACATTGTATAAATTGCCATATCGATCAGACTGAATGCCGCTACCAACATTATGTTTTATTTCAAATGATTTTGGTTTAACCGATTCTCCGTATTTTAATTGTGGTATAGAAAATATCGAAGCTGTTTGATACAAGTATTTATGTGTACGATTTAAATCTGTTGGACCTAGTGTGTTATATGGTTGATCTTTATATTTGTAAAATAACTGATTAACTGAATAATATGTTACAGTTTGCAAACTATCATCAATATTTTTTGCATCATTATATGTTAATTCGGTATCTAGAGCTGGTAATACATCTGAATATACTCCTTGTAATGGCAAACAACTCGAAGTAGCACTACCGGAGCCTATCACCCATTGCTTATAACTTTGGAACGGTGTTAAACTAACATCAGAACTATTTATCTTTTTGAAAACAGTTGGATACACCCCTTGATATGTGTCAGTATTTGAAATTTTTGTTTCTGCCATGCTAGTAAAAACCCTGCTATATTTAATAATAAATATAACAGGGCTTAAATCAGAGTGTTATTTTAGAAATCTAGTTTAACACGTATAAGAGCTTCACGCTGGAATGATTTTAGCAATGGTTGACTTAATTTTGCAACCGCTAACAATTCTTGACTGTCATTGTATAATCCAACTGTGGTAACATATGTTTTAGGATCACCAACAAATGTAGATTGTGCTAATTGACCAACACTACCAGTAACATAAGATGGATTGTTTGAGAAGTTGTATTCTGCATTTTTAATTCGTACAAAATAATGTGTGCTTGTTATTTTTTCAGAATTTCTTGCTAAAAATCCATATGGGTCAGATGTTTCAGGATCAGTAAATAATGCAGATCCAGAAATAGAACGGAACAATGTAAAGTGATTGTTACCTTCAGAACTAGAAGATACATTCGTAGCAAATCCTAATTGTTGATCAAGCATTTTACCATCCAGTACTAATACTCCATGATCTGGATATGCTAATCCATAATATACCGGCGATGCTGAATTATGTACTCCTGAATTTATAGAACCGGAGACTATGTTATAGATTTTTCCAGAATCACCAACGGTAGCCGATGCTAATGAAGAATCGTCAATTAATTTAATAACACGTGTACCGACAGTAACAGACCCAGTTGCATTCGATGTGCGAGTAGCAATTGATACTAATGGCAATTCAAAATTTCCAGCGTCTAAACGTTCTTTAAGTCGGTTTCTTTTAAAATTCACAATATAGATTGAATCTGTACTACCAGATCCAGCAGTTGTAAATCTTGAATCGTTAGGCTTTAATAAAAGCTGACGGTATTGTGAATATACTGCTTTTGATGGAGAGTCACTCAATGTACCTTGTGAATCAGAACCACTACCCAACGCATTACCATATGCTAATGAAAATTGCGTCGCAGCGCCTTCATTTGTAGAATCTTCTTGATACACATCAACATAATATCGGCGCTGAGATGTTGTTTGTGCAGATCCGGATGCGTATGTAGTTAAACTAGCAATACCATCACTCCAAACACCTGCAGTAACTACTTCAGTTTGATTTGATATAACATCATTTAATTGGTCAAACTTTGTAAATACACGACCATTTCTTGCTAACACGGAAATTTGTTGCTGATTGGCAATTATTTCATTTGCTAATTGTTGAGCTAATTGTTGTACTTGCTCATTAATTGCGGTTGTATTAGTTTGGGCAGCACCATCTCTAACAGCTATATTATTTGCCGCTTGACTAACATTGATGGGAGATACATTTCCACGCCCCGTAGGAACCCCGCCGTGTTTGTCTTGTAGTTTTAAATATTTAATAAAATTGTTCATATGTTATTTCTTTTATTAGCTTGAAACTGCCGTTCCGGTTGTTACAGAAGTAACTTTTTTAACAGTTAAATTAATTGTTACACTACCACCTGTTTCATTACCAACAATAGTAATTGTCGCAGTTTTATCTTCCAAATATTGTGCTTTAGCAATAACTCGGAATTCAAATCCTGCAACTGCTACACTTTGTGCATCTTCATTATCACCAATAAAACGAGGTATTGTAGGTAATACGGTATTTTGTAATGCTCTAGTTACCTGAATATCTGCTACGGTTGAATCAGACAAAATTGCAGTGTAACCTAAATTTGAGTTACCACCCTGCATGTTGCTAGTATTCGGTGTAATTGCTGCTCCATCTCCTGGTGCTAACAGTGTAATTGCAGTATTTCCAACAGTTACAACTGGTATATTAGTAGTTTGTTTTGGTAATGTAATTAATTTTGAACGCAATGCTTGTGTCTCATCAGGAATTGCTTCAGTGATTGGCATATTTTCAATAATTACACCGTAATAATTAGTTCCTAATGGATGATTTGGATTCCATAACGAATAATCAATTTCATCATCACCTAATGCAAACTGAGTAATTTTAAATGCGTTTCCGCCTTTTGCTAATAATTCTCGGCCTTTAAGAGTTAAAATTGCATCAACTGTTACAGAACTATTATTTAAGTATCCCATATGTTTTATTCCTATTTTATATAAATATGTTATGTTAAAAAATTATACCAAAACAAAACTTCCTTGATCACTATTAGTTTGATACACCAATTGATTTGGATTTGTTGCACGCCATTCTACTACTGGCTTACCGTCAACGGTTTCAGTTGAATTAACATTGAATGCCGGTGATGTAAGTTTAGCTCCGGAATATTTTTGATTGTCTCGACCTGCAGGTAAAAAGTCTTGCACTTGGGCAAAACTTCCTGTTAAGTTTCTGAAATTTGATACAACGCCATACGACCCTGAACCATACGAGCTAGTACCATAATATGAACCTGAAAATGATGATGACGCTGCAAAATATGAGCCAGATGCTAAACTTAACTCAGATGTTACTGCATCAAGTATTACTGGTAGTATTGCTTCGCTTTGCCAATATGGGGAAGATGCAGTTATATACGTGCTTCCACTTTGAATTAAGTATGTGTATGAATATGGAGTTCCATCATACTTATCAGCAGTTGAAGCTGTTAAATATGCTTGCCATTGATCATCGTCTTGTGCAGATATAGTTAAAATTTTACCGTCAACAGAACCTAGATAATTTATATATTCACCACTCGCAGTTGGCTGTGAATTAGTAATTTCAGCATAATATGAATTATCATGAATACGTATCTCCGGAAGTATAGATGTTTTATTTCTTTCTAATATATTAGGCTGTATTAATACGCCGAGTAATTCATCAACACGTGCTGGCAATAATTGTTCTAATTGTTTGAAGAATGATAAGTCAAACAATGTAAACATTTTTATATACGAATTAATATCTGTAGCTTGTTGATACTTTTTCCAATATGATTCTGCAAACTGCGTTAAACTATCATATGAATCAGAATTAATATCTCCCGGATCACCGATATAATTATCTAAATCAATAAAACCTAATTGTGCAATGATATCTTCATCGATCATTGTTTGTGGAGAAAAATATACTCCTAGTTTTTTACTATCAATTGGAGCAACATCATATTGACTACGTTCTGCTCTAGTTTTTATATCTAATGTACCTACTAATACATTGTTTTCAATACGTACTTTGTTATCATCATATGTGCCAGCACCAATTGATACCGCATCATAGTAGTACGTTTCTTCTATAGAATCATATGGTATATTATTCGTCCATCCGCTAAATGATGATGATATTGTAGATGCCTTAGGTTGTATCCCGAATAAACTAGCAGTTGTAGCATGATTAATATTTTGATTCAACGGTAAACGATAAACTAGTTCATTATACGCATCTAACGAATCATATGCTCCAGGAGCTTTAACGTGATTATCAAATGATGTATTAGAAATTGGATAATTCCATATTCTGAATTCTTGTAATTGTCCTACTAATCTCGACGCCCCAGTACTAGTATCACCAAATATAATTGATCCAGATCCAGGTAATGATGCTACTGTAGATGCTGAAGCTGCTGCAACAATTTTACCATATTTAGCTCGTTTTGCTAAAATTTCTAAATTGCTGCCATTTGTTTTTAACATTAAATTTAACCAGCCACCATCAAACAATTCAATAGAATTTGACCCAGTACCATTAATTTGTATAGTTCCACGTGTCCCAGACGTATAATCTAATGTCACTGCATTATTACCAACCTTAAACAAATTCATTGTGCTTGGCATAGTTGGATTTGTAATAACATCATCAGTTCGGAAACGAAGTTCAATTGAATCAATTGATCCCGAATAATTAGTTGTGACAGTACCAGCTGTATTTGTAATTAAATCTAATGCATAATCAAAATTTAATTTTTCATATACCGGTGCACGTTCAATTCTAGGACCGCCATATTCTTTAATTGTAATAAGTGATTGTGGAATACCATAACAAGACAACAATGCTTGTATGCTTCGTTTAGTACCTTTTGATTTTAATAGTAATGGCAAGTTATTAACAATGCGACGCCAAACTGCGTATGTCATATTCTGGCCAGATACTGACGGATCACCTACTGAATTTGACCCGGTAAGCGGTATTCCTGCTTCTGATGTACCTAATACATACTGCCATAAATCTTGATATTGATTACCGTCGGTTAAGTTCCAACCAAATTGTTTTGCTACGGAATATAGCAATTCATTTGGCATACCTAATTTAGGATTTTCTTCTCGTTTGTTAATTTGAGACATATGATTGATATACGTGTAAAGTATATCATAATGATGCCCAAGCATATTAACAAATGTTTCCATTGCCACATTATTCTCATCATATCTAATATATTCAGGTACTGTGCGGATCAATGAATTTAAATTAAATGTATCGTATGCGGTCGCGTATGAATACATTGAATCAAACCATGTAGTAAATTGACTACTAGTTAATGGGTATAATGCAAATGGATATGTCGAATTTGATTTCGGTGCCGGCGTCAAATAACTGCCGGTGATTCTGGCTACATTTGGTGATTCATGTGGCACAGGATAAGTAAAAATCATTGACGATGACTGATAGTATAAATACTTTTCAAAATCATCAAATCCACCAATTAAATTTGTTTTTTGCAATGTATAATCTGCGGCATTAGTAGTTGCAACACTACCCGATATTAATGCGATTGCCGCAGATTGTGAATTATAGTATTCAACTAATGATAATTTGTATCTGAAATTTTCTAAACGTTCTGTTGCTGAACTATAGAATACAAAATTATTAAAATCTGAATAATCAATGTTTAATTTTACTCCGGATAAACTTCCAGAAAAATATGAATCGACAATTTGCTGTGATGTATTAATCGATGACCCGAGTAAATCAGTCCAATTTTTTAATCCAGTAGTTGTTGAAGTATTGTATGAATAATTTGCATACCAGTTAGGACCAGCTAATACATTTTGTTCAATTTCAATTTCTTTTGCATTTATATAAACATTATCAACAAATGGCTCTTTTTGTTCTTGAGCAATCCAACATTTAAAATTTTCTAAAATGTTTTTTGGTAATGGTTCATACAATTTAACATATATACTATCTTCAATTACAACTGTATTAACAATTAATGAAGTTTGATTTCTGCTAAAATTTAATATGTAAAAATCATAATATTGACCACCACGAGCACTAGTTTGTCTAGGACGATCTGCAAAGTCAATTAATTGATCTTGAAATTCTGCATTGGTTGCTTGTGTAGGTTTTAACAATATCTCTGTACGATCTGCAGAAATTTCAACAATCTTTAAATATGGTTTTTCATAACTACCAATTAAATTCTTGAAGAAGTTTAAAACAACACGAAATTTACCAGATGTTAATCGTAGATTTTCAAATTCTTTATAAAGATTAATTCCAACCGGTACGCCGTTAAACTTTATTTCACGACCAGTAGTTCGATCATAATATCTAGGAATTTGATATACAGGTTGTACTGAGTGATTACCCGTTATCCAGGTTTGATCACCGTATATATGCATTTCAATAATATCTGACGCATCTGGTTTTATTATATCCGGATTTGGTTTTATTGATACATTGAATTGTGATGAGTGTTCTTCCAAGAAACGACTAGCAGCTAACGATCCCGTTGCTGATTGAATATCACTGATATTTTTATATTGAGTTAACATGCTTATTCAATCGGCTGATTCCATTCGTCCACATTCTTACTAGCATCAGTTACAACCATATATGTTTGTTCTGAAAATATTGTATGTCGATCCGGTTGTCCTGCAAAAGCACCGATACCAAAAGAATCTCCAATTTCAAATTCTGAATTTGAAATTATTTCATCTATAAATAAATTTTGAGTTTCACCTGGTGCAATTGCACCAAACACATAGTCGCCGCTTGGCACCGTTCTACCATTTGCATATGTTTCAGCACCACCACTATCGGTTTGTATAGGTCTATAATATCGATTAAGTGGTTTTTCTGGGCCACCCCGCATTATAGTAAAATATGCTGTTCCATATACATCACCTAACCCGGTAGATAAAAAGTAATGTGCAACTTTAACTCGTATTCGAAGATCCGCACCCGAATTTTTAATTTCTTTCGTAATATAATACGTATTTGTAACAGTTTGAATAGCCCCTTCTACGACAGCATCCATTAGTATTCCAGACGGTATTCCTCCGGCATTAATAACTCTGTTTTCGCTAGGTTTATATCGTGCGTATATCGGATCTTGCTCCAATTCAATATTAATATTTACATCTGCAGCAGATGGTCTAATAGTAGCAGGAAAACTAAAATATTCAAAATTTGTATCAACTGCATCTAAAAAGGATCTTTTTTGTATTTGTTTACGAACAGTTTCTATAATTAGAAGTTGATTATCTTCTTTAGCTTCTTGCAATATGATATTTCCGCGGTCGTCCCGACTAACAATGTTTGGATTGTTTGACATAACAGTTAACCCGTTCAACCGATAGGGTGATTCGGTTCTGAAGTTAATCGGGTCGACTAATAGTTGTGTCGTTTTAATATCTGTAATATTCATTATCTAACTACTTTAAAATATATCTGATCGGTGATATATTGTTCTTCAATGCCACTTACAATTTTTAATTCTAAACGATAATATCGTTCTGGCATAAAACCGTTCAAATCTAAATAAATAAAATTGCTGGTTGAATCGCAACTCACTTTAGTATAAATATTGTCGTACGGAATTATGACCTCATCTGTAGCGGCATCTAAAACTGAGTAGTATGTAGTAGATGGTAAATACTTAACCGTTTCTATAGGAAACAGATTAGTCGGTGATTTTCTAGGAAATTTATCTCGACCAAATATTCTAATTTTAGCAATTTCTGTATCTTTATACGTAGGTTTAACGCGTGTATAAGTTGTATATGACTCAGTGTCTAATGCTGTTAATGAACCCGTTGTAAAAGTGCTGTTATCCCAGTACATAGTTAATCTAGGAACATATATAGTATGGGTTTCACGACTAAAATATCGTATATACCCAGCTAATGAACCTGAGGCTTCATATGCATCTGAAAATTGCAATAAAAATCCATGATTAGGAATAGTAGCACCACCGGAACCACTCAGCCAAATTTTTACCGCATCTGTAACATCCATATTAATATCAGTAGTACGATATGAAAATGATTCTGATGTTATTAGGCCCGATGTAGAACCAGCAGATGCTGATTGGAACATCCAAGATCCGCCACCCCCGCTTCCAGAAGTGTATAGTGTGCTTGTGCCAATTTGTATGTTTTGACTACTCGATATCCATGTACTACCCGACATTGGTCCTGTCCATGATGCACCGTCGATGTTTACACCACTTGATGCACCAGTACCATTAATCCAATTTTGAGCAACTAGTTTTGCACAAATATCATATTCTGATGATAAATTTTTTGCATGGGATGTATATAACTGTAACATGAATTTACAATCATTAACAGTTTTTCCATATTTTGACAATGATGCTGAAACTTCAGTCATATCAAACTTAAGCACGGATCTAGATTTTAGATATGTAGAACCTTCATCATCTAGATGTTTACCAATTTCTAAAAGTTCATCTAGACCATAGTTATAAGCCGGAGTTTGCTCATACAACGTAGTGTCTTTTTCAGCATAAAATATTTTAAACATGAATTATCCTTAATAATTTACTACACGACCGCGTATATCCTGATTAGGAAATTTAACTTCGAATATACTAGGATCCAATGATGGATAAATAACACCATTTCTAGTAGCAGTTGTTAAATCATATACGTTGCCGGAATAGTTTTGTAATGTGTCGTATAAGTTTTTAAATTGAACACCGATTACAGATTGTACTCCTTTTACATTGGCTAATGTAGTAGAAATATCTGATTTTACAACTGGCTGATTTATTTGCCATTTATCAATATCAAAATATGATTTTAATTCAGCAATACAACGCAACAAAACATCGTTGCTATTATAATTTGGAAGCACTGAAATTTCAAAGTCTACACCGATATTAATAATAAATGCATCTTTAATATTTAACGCATCCGTGAGTATCCGGTAAAAATTCAGATACGTTTTCAAGTTTTCTTTTATTGCTTGATTTAGTTGTACCAATTGTTTTGATTGATTGTATCCTAAAACATACATGTTCAATGCAAATGGATTTGGTATTCTAGATGTCTCATATGATTGCTGAGTAATTTGATCATCTGGTACAATATACGCTTTTGAAACACTGCCGTATTTTGCTGGCATCGAATAAGCTCGTATAATGTAATCTTCACGCGTTACTGATCTATTTTGTGCTGCAAAATTTGCTAATGCATTATTTTTAATATCTTGCAAAGTTTCTGCAGTTTTAGCACCTGACGCTGGATCTGGATTATTAACTGCAATTGAACTTTTAATAAAGTTAACCATTGAATTTGAAATGGTAGAATTTACATCATCATTGTATTCAATGAATTTAATAACTTTTAATTTGTTTGCAGCAACGTTATCCTCAATTCCATTTCCAACCACATATGTTACAGTTAATGTAGTATTAGCAGGAGCTTGACCATATGTTCTAGTATATAAAAAATTAGATGGGTCAATATCAATATCTACACCTTTTCTAACCGTAGATAATCCATTACCTACATTTGTTGGGTTTGGTATAATTTCTTCATCATTGTTATCAGAAATACCAGCTCCAAACTGTAATTCTAATTTATTGTCACTTCGTAATCTAGTTATAAAACGTTTTGCGGTGCGTTTCATTTTTAATAAACTAGGAGCAGATGACCTGTATGCATTTAAATCTGGATCGTTTTCTAATAGATTTGGAACAGCTTCAAATATTGTATCTTGAGCCAAGTATGGAACTTCATACCAATTATCACCATCTGATTCTTCAACTGAAACAATTTCAATGATATTTGTATCAGATAACACAATTTTATCATAAGCAATTGGAGAGTTGAATGTGAATTGTGATGTTTTTACTGTACCACTAACTGCTTTAACCGTTTTCTTTAAAAGATAATATACCGGTAAATTGGTTGCATCATCAGTTTCGTATACGGTTACTTCTGTTGGGTCTGACGATGATGAGTATGCAAAATCCACCGAATCCAGAGTACGGAATTCTGCAGCACCATCTTCTTGTTTTACCTGAAACCCAGGTTTAATTGACAACGCATAGTTATAATCAGGGGCAATATTTGCACCGGAACCAATTGCTGGCAATAATTGAAACACATCCATAGTTGCATATGCAGGAACAGCATTTTTAGGAGTATATCCTAAAGACTTAGCTAAATCAAATATGTTAGCTCGTTCAGATGCTTGTTCAAGCAACGACTCCTTTAAATTAGAATCTGCATAGTATGATAAAACATCCCCTATATAGGATGCCATCTCAATAAAAATCATGCCAGGCGATGATTCATTGAAATCAGTGTATGTATCTGGAAAGTACTGTTTGGTAAAGTCAATTAAGTTTTTTCTAAATTGACCAAAATCTTTTCCTAGATATGATATTTCTTTTTTTGTATTCATGTTTATTCAATCCGAATTACGCCATTTTCATTTGCAAAAATAACAATTGTATTTGTTTCGATTTCACTGATAGAATATGTTATTGAAACTTTAACTGTGTAATTTAAAATAGCATCGCTTTGATTAAATTCTACATCTACATTGTCTAAGGTTATGTAAGGTAACCAATATGAAACCGCATCACGTATAGTAGTAACAATTCGTTGTTCTGTTATATCAGTCATTGGTTCAAACAATGCGTTCAATAAATCCGTACCAAATCTAGGTTGCTCATATCGTTCACCTTTTCTGGTTAATAACAGATTTTTAAAATTCGCAGTTGCCTGAGAATTATTATCGTAATTTATAGAAAAAACTCCAGTACCATTGAACGGCAATTTAATTCCTAAACCAACTAAATTTGTTGTATCGTTTGCGGTTACCGTTTCAATTTTATATGACATTACATACCTTTTTTCTTATCAATTGCTTTCATCATGGCAGAATAATCTCGAGTCATTGCAGCTGCTACTGTAGGATCAACTTCATACACTTTACCAGTTTCTGGATCTTCCATTACTTTTGGGGCAGTCGGTGCCATACCTAAAGATTCTTTCATGTTTTGACGCATTGCACCGAATCCAATAGCATCTGCTGATGTCATTCGAATTTCGTCAAAACTTTCATTCATCATATCTTTGAAACTATTCATTGCTAACGGTTGTTGTTCTGACAATGGATCTGTTTCATTTAATACCGATGCCCAACGATTATCTTCAAACATTGGTTTCTTCTTTGTCGGCGTGTTTTGCTGGCGTGATACATTATGTGGTTTTACAGGACGTTTCATTTCAGTAATCGTTTTCTGTAATCCTTCGCGAAGAATTTCGGTTAATTCTTCCTGAATAACCGAACGTACTTCTTCTCGTACCACCCGTTTTAGTGCTTGTATAAGTGTTTTACTATCCATATGATATTATTTATTAATAAATATAAACATGTATAAAATGTAATTAAATCCAAGCGGTATATGATACCTTAGGACCGATTATAGCTTGTGTATCTAAATCAACATAATAATCGCCAGGTTTTCCTAAGTTCGGATCTGGTAAACCGTTGCCACGATATACCAAACTTGGAGCTTCTTGCAGTGATTGTAATAAATCTTGTTGCTGCTGTAATATTTGTTGAATTAAATCAGATCGATCTGATAAGTCTTTTGAATTTACGTTATCTTCAGTATAAAACTCGGTATCAACAAGATCGTTATAATCTTGAATATCTGAATCTCCTAATAAATTTTCAGGAATAGAAACCTCCGGAGTATTCTCACCACAAGCTCCTTCTACTCGTTGCAATGCTGATAATATAGGAGGAATAACGGTTTGTATTTTTGCTGTTAATGCTGGTGGAACTTGCTCAAATTGTTTTAAAGATTCTAATGCATTAACAATTGTAGCATCTTGAATTAAAGTTAATTGCGTTGCAATAAATACCGCAGCAGTTGCTGGATTTGATAATTGTGCTGCAGATATTGCAGCTTTGATAGCAACAGCCGTATTAACAATTTGTTTAACTGTGTTAATCGTAGTTTGTATTTTAGGTATAGTTTCTTGTATCTTTGTAATTTGTTCCTGAACTTGAGCTAACTGTTCTTTAATTTTTTTCATTCTAGGATCATCGCATTTAACATTCGTTGCTAGTTTTATAGAATCAGTAACCGTAGTAGTAACAGTTTGTAACAACACATCGGTTTGTTTGTTAACCTGTTTAATGGTTTCCGTTACTGCTATCGATGGCAGTTTAGGTATAAAATCTAATGGTGGAACTATTGCACTCATATTATGATATTTTCTTTTGTATGAAATATTTAGAACTTAACAACTCTTGAAGTTGATTTTGTGCTGATGTTAGTGCACTTTTATCTAGAAACGTACCTGCCATCGAACCACATTGAATTGGCATATTTAATTGATTTAAAATTTGTTGAAGAACGTTTAATAAAACATTTCCATGTACCAATGATTGATCTGCGGTGTCAGAACCTATTTTAACTTCGCCGGTTGTGTTTAACACAATTCCTTTTGGTGAATCTATTACCGCAATATCAGTTTTTGCTTTTAACACAATACGATCAGCAGTACCAATAAATTGAGACTGCGCGTAATTAGATTCATTTGGATAAAAATATGTTAATGAATTTTTCTTACGAGGTGCACCAAATTGTAAATCTGGAATTTTTTGTGTACTAGTTAAGTACAGAGATGCTCCATCAGTTTTAATGTTTTCAGTAACAAACTGTTTGCCTTTTTTATTTTCTCGATTATTTGAAAGAATAATAATTGGATCACCAACTGCATCTCCTAACCATGGTGATTGCAATGTATACCGGTCAGAGTCAGGTACTGTGCTTCCTAATCGGATACTGTTACCCCAACGACCTTCAATCATTAAATCACCTTCAAATGGTTGTAATGGCGATATAATTTTAGATTGGAATGTTTTCCCTGGTATGATTTTTTTAACATCGCTTTCTGTAATTGTATCTCCATATGAGATTCCTGGTAAGAAATTTTCATTTACACCTGATGAAATTGAGTATGGAGAAAAATAATACCAGTCTATTCCGGTATTATCCAGAGTGGTTTCTTGATTATACGCCCGGAATATTAATACATGTTCGCCTACTAAAGGAATTTGCTTAATATTGTTATTGAATGGCCTACATGTTCGTATATCATGTTTATTGGTCATTCTATTAACACTTTGAACACGAACTGTGAATAATCGATCATCTAACCGGTCGCCATTTACAGTCTCATATCGATAAGTTTCATCAAAAGTATCAATAACTTCTGCAACTTCAAATAAGATATAATCTGGATTATCCATTGGCATCGCTAGTTCCTATCTTTGTTTTAACATCATTAATTTTTTGTTGTAAAACAGTTTCTTCGTCGGAAATTCGCTCTAACTCATCTTCTAATTCGGAACTCAGAGTGGCTTCTGCAACCTTTAATAGTTGTTGTTTTTCTTCATCACTTAAAAGACCATCAGCACCTGCAATAGTCTGTTTGGTTGAAATGAATCTTTGTACAATAGCAGTTAATTTAACCAAGTGGTCATCATTTTTAACTGCTACATCTAAATATTCTTTGATCAGTGGAACTATGATAGTTGCGTCTGATGCATTTTTTATTAATGGCTGTAACTGGGCAATAAGTTGGTTGATTTGTCTATCTTTCTTTTTAGAATTGTGATAAACATCGGACATTAAATCTGCAAAACTAGTTCCTTTGAATAGTTCATCATTCTTATCCATAACGTAAATTCCTTTAATATAAATATCAAAAAGGCAGATTTACGAAGTTTGTTTGTTCATACTCTTTAAAGTTGTCTTCATAGATTTGTTTTAATACTTTAACCACTCTGGTAACTGCATTAGTTTGTGATGCATCTAGTCCCGTTCGTTCGCGTATTAAAATATATAAACGTTTTTTATTGAAATCTTCAATGTGTTCTCGATTCTCAAAAATGTGAAGTATGGAGTCAGCGACATGTATATCAGTGGAATTTGAAAACAAATAATTTATGTTGTTATAACAATATTCTACATATGCATCCATGAAATACTCTAATACTTCCCGCATTTCATCATTATGCATTTCAATGATAACATTGCGTTGTTCATCGATATTTAATTCCAATGCATCTGCTTTTCGTTTTTTATACGCTCTTTCATTTTCACCTATTAGGTAGTTATATGATGTTCTGGTATAATATGAATATGCCTTTCCTGCATTTGGATTAAATTTGTTTAATCGTTCAGTTAAAAATGTAACTAGATCGGTTTGCAAATCAACAAATGTGGAATCAATATAAGTTGGCTTTACAGTGTTAATTAAATTTTCAGCCATTTTCATAAATGCCGGATAAATAAATCTTCTGTAAATCTTTTCTCGGAGAACAGGATTATCTGTTTTATTATATCCTAGTATTGCTAACTCAGTAATACGTGTAAAGTATACATTACTTTTCTTCTTGCGCTTCGCCATCGAATGTTTCTTTAAGTTCGGTAATTACTTCAGTTAATAGTTGAAATGTAGTTCCTGCTTCATCATCTTTTTCAAAAGCACCTAAACGATCTATGCGTTGCATCACATCATAAGCTTCTGTAATTTTGCTATACATGTAACGATTTGTAACTTCTAAATCTTCAATATATTCCTGTGCATCGGCAGTTGTTCCTGCTAGATACCAAATACGGTATCCCGCATATCCTATAATACCAAACAGTATTACAACTAATATTATCATCCAAATCATAATTAATCCTGATTAAATGCACTAAAAATATCCGTTAATGTTTTTTCAACATCTGGGTTATTTTCTGCTAAGTTTTTAAGTCCGTTACTTTTTGTAATTTTGCTTTTTTCTGCTACCGGTGCTGGTGCTGTGGCTTTTGCATTTCTCCAACGCTCAAATTCAATTGTCGACGCCATATGATCTGCATGATGCAAAATAATTGGTAGATTTGTTTTCAATTTAGCTTGAGGCGATCTTGCAACAAAGTATGGTTTATTTGCATCATCATACATTCCATCATGAATTTTAATTGCTTGATATTCTGTCCAAGACAGTTTAACACCATATTCTTGCAACAACCAAATTGAAAGATCTGGTACCATTGCAAACGGAATTGATGCATTTGTTTTGTAAAGTTTTCCTTGATTTTTACGATGCCAATCTGAAGTCTCAATTTGATATACTTCATTGCCTTCACCCGGGAAACCTGCTTTACCTAAATCATGATGCATTGCTGCGAATAGTAATTCTTCTTCGGTATAGCCTGACATATCAGCACCCATCACAGTCCAGGTATTATGCAAAGTTAATGCACAATCCATTACTCGGAGTACATGATCTACATAACCTCCAGCAAACGCATTATGAAAGTGTTCCATGGAAGATGCTGGCATAAACACCATACGATCTTCTAATTCATCATACATTTTATTTAATGCATCTTTACGGGTAGGAAATAAATCGTTGACCAAGCTACGATATCTTTCCCAATTATCTTTAATTTTTTCTGCTTCTAACATAGTTTATTAAATAATAGTATATTACTTGCGTATTTCCAAGACTTGACCATTAACTAATTTCGATGTGCATTGCCAACATGTAATTGAGGTTGCATTGTCATCTACTCGGTCTGATACATTATCGCAATATTTGCACTGTAATCGCTTGAAACCTTTTGGAGGTTTACTGTTTTTTGATTTTGCCATATGTGGATTTGATTAATCTCGTTCGATATAATAACGAGCAGATTCTAACTTCTTAAGAGCTGCTGCTAAATTTGTAAGAGCTGATGGTTTATCAGTTTTACCTTCATTTAACGCTTTACCAACCATTTGAATGATGTTGATTGCATCCTCGATGTCATCTGTAATTTTGTTTTTGAATTTGTAATTTGCCATAACTTTGTTAGTTTTATAAATTTATACTTATATAATATAAATATCAATCTACCAAAAACAGCTCCGGAGTTTTACAGCATTCGACACCTACCCGGATAAGCGCTTGCTCTTTAGCCTTTGCCTCAACCACAATATCTAAATCTATAACATTGTAAGTGTTAGGAGTAGCAAGAATAAAGTCAGCGTGTGCCTGTTCTTTGATCTTGGTAAACTCTTTGTATTGCTTGTGGAAAGTAGGCCAATTGGGCAAGTCAGCCATGTCGATACCATGATGATCAAACATACGCTCAATAAGTACCTGTGCTTCGCGACGTCGCGATTCTGAGTAATGAGTGCATTGAGTAACACCATGAAGTTGCCAAGTTTCACGCGCCATAAAGAATGCTTCTTCTTCGGACAAGTCACCAGTATTGAAAGTATGATGCCAATAGTCAAACGTGATAGGAATAGCAATAGCTTGATGAACCGTCTCATACAAATCACGAACTGAGTACATAGAAGCCTTGTCGTCATTTTCTACAACAAGACGAGACTTGCAAGAGTCAGACAAACGATCCCAATTCTGTAACCATCTAGCAATAGTAGTGGGCTTGTCGCCATATGTAGCACCAATATGAATATTGATCTTGTTTTCGAAACTCGGAGCAAAGCCCATAAGGTCAAACATTTCAGAATGTCGTTCTAAACCGATAATAGAATTTTCTACAACCACTGGATCGGGACTACCTAAGATATGGAATGGACCAGGATGCGTAGTAACACGATGGCCGTGCGCTCGAGCATAATCACCTGCAGCACGTAAGTGCATTGCAATCTCATCGATGCCTGGCAAATCTTCTAAACGATAATGATTCCAACGAGGAAATAATTCTGAACCGATACGAAATAGTCGAATACCATTGGCCTCGTTCCATTGCAGAATCTTGAGAAGATCTTTTGCGTTAGCAAGAGAAATATCAGAAGCAAGTTGTAACCCGCCTAGTCGAAATTTTCTGTCAATCATTGTGCGACCGGTACGGATACCTTGCTCGCCTAAGTGCATATTATTACATGCATAACCGTGTCTAATCATAGCATTTTTTTATAATATAAGAAAAATAATTCAAATAACCTAATATACCTGGTTTTTCAATGTATGTATATTTATATTAAAGAAACCTAAAAGGAACATAATGAAAAACACATTAGCAGAAAATCTGCTTCGATTTGGGGCAAAAAACTTAGATCAAACAACTATTGATAAACTAGCTAGTTTGTCAGAACAAGCCAAATCGCCTAGTGGTACAGTAACTATTCCATATAAGCAAACTTATAATTTAGCAGCTGGTAAATTTGATGCATCTAGCTATATCAACGAAATGCTTAAAGGCATAATGGGTGCTATTAATTCTAACCCAGAAGCTAAAAAAATGTTGGATAATAAATCAATCAAATTGATACGTGCTAGTTTTCAAGGTGGTGCAAGTAATTCATGGGGTGGAAAAGCTACTGGGTTTGACTTCGAATTAAATAATACAAAAGCAACGCCAACAGAAACTGTATTATATCAAAAAAATAAAGATCTAGCAGCTCAACGCGCTGAAGCATGTAAAACTGCATTGCTACCATTATTAGAAAAATCCGGAATAAAATTAGGAGCATCTCTACCAAATAACACGGTTATTTCTAGCGCAGTGTATAACACCGGTGGTAAACTAGATTTAGCTGGGCAAGTTATAACGGTTAGATTAACTTTTAGTTATTTATCAGTGACTGATATAATCACAATAACTGATATTAAACCTACATTTATTGCCCATGGGTCATACTATACAAAAGATGGGAAATCATCAACAGGTAGAATAATTGACCCGACAAGTTTAAAAACTAGTACTAGTGCATTACCACCACAGTTAAAAGCAATGCCAAATCGGTTAGCAGCATTTGAAGTAAAATGGAATCCTGGAGTTTTAAAGGATCCACTAAAAATTCCATGGTATCGTTGGTTATTTGTATATGACGAACAAGGAAAGATTAAACAAATTATAGGCAAAGTTTATGATACAACATTAAATGCAAATTTACGTAGTATATTTAAAGATAATGATAATATCCCAACAAATGATCCAACTTTAAAATATATGATGGATTTGGTATCTGCAAATTATTATAATACATACTTCAAACCATTTGTTTAAAAATAATAGTAACAAGTTAAAAGACCCCTTCCGGGGTCTTTTTTTATGTTTATATTTTATGATTAATTTGAGATATATTCTAATAATACAAACCCAACAGCAAAATAAAATATGTCAGAGGTTGATTTTTTTACGCAACAACTAATCTGACCCGGATGCCCTGAAGCATGCTCGAATTTTGTTTCTATTATTTTTTTATGGCCTGGGGAATCTAACCAAGCTTGTACTATAGATGTTGCTAAATCTTCGTATGTCGTAGAATATTCAGACGAAGCTATAGCAATAATTTCACCGGATTGTTTTATAAAGAGATTGAATGGCATTTCATTGCCACATTCTCCGTTAGTAGATTTGTATAATTCATTATATAATTTTTCTGTCACTATATTATCATAATGATTAAATGTGGTATGAAATGATTTATCTTGTTTAGCATTAATACTTGCTGTTACAGAAGAATACGAATCTTTCAAAACTTTAGATGTATACAACTCTTTTAAGCCAATAGTAACGCGATAGTCATTAATTTCATCAATGATCATACGCTCTAATAACGAGTAATTAAATTTTGAATAATCAATTGGTGTTTCAGCTTGGCTGAATGCGAAACTACTAACAGCAACACTAAATACTAGGAATAACTTTTTCATGGGGCTCTCTTTTATATTATAAATATAAGAAGAAATATTCGGATATCCTAATTTCTTGATATTTTTTTCTGTATAATATTTATATTAAAGAAACCTAACAGGAACATAATGAAACATAGTTTACAAGAAAATATGCGTCGTTTTGGCACTAAAAATCTAAAAGAATCAGTCGATACTGCAGAATTAGATGCTAAATTAGAAGCAATTAATGATGATGATTTAGAAGGGTTTATCGAAGTAATGACTGCAATTGAAAATGCAGGTCCTATCGATGAATGGCTTAAAAAAGTTGCTAAAGCAATTCGTCGTAAATGGTACCGGATGACAAAACGATACAAATATAAATTGGATCAGCGTCGTTTATTAAATGCATCTCGTAGATTGTGGGATACAATGAAACATGATATAGGATTATAAATTTAGGAAGATAATGAAATTAGAAAAATTATTAGCAGAAAATATGCTTAGGTTTGGTGTTAAAAATTTAAATAATACCGATGTGCATCAAATCTTAACCATAATGGAACAAGCTGCAGCTGCAGGTACTGAAAGCTCCGCGGTTACATCGATGCCAGCATATAAACCAGTACTAGACTGGTGGAATAAAAAATCAAAAAATAATAGTTCAGCAAAAAAATATCTAGAATATTGGTCTGGCGGTGTTGCTAAAGAATCTAAAGGTATTAATGTTAATGCAACTAATACATTATTAAAACATTTACAAACTTTAAGTAAAAATAATGTTTATAACTTAGATCAAAATAAATTACAAGAGTTTACCGACTATTTACAGACAAGTATTTCTGCTAATATTTATTTTGAACCTAGAAGTTTTGATCAGCGACCAGAAACTCGTGCTATACGCATATTAGCTATGTTAAAACCAGAATCAGATCCTACTAAAACATCATTAGCTACTAATGAAAAATCTGCTATTAGTGCATTCAATAAGGCAGATTTAAATAAAATTAAAGCATCTCTAGAGAAAACACAATTTGTTTATACTACAATTACCGAACAAGATAAAATTGCATTACTAAAATATTTTGAAGAAAAAGCTACACAAAAAGCCACAGTTCATAATAAAGCTAATGCTGATAACCCGTTAGGAAAATTAGTACAATGGAATATGGAAAAGGCTATTAAAGAAGCTTCAAGCATACGAATTGGACCTGGCAAAGGATCTATCGAACGAGAAGAAGCAGCCGATCCGACGCCACCAGAAATATATACATATACATTTTCATATCCAGATATAACCGCTACTAATCCTAAATTACAAAATTTTTTCTTAGGAGATGATAATGTTGCAGTGTCTGCTGAGAATGAAACTGCATTTAAAGAAACATTAGAAACTTTACTAAATTCAATACCTGCAGATCAAAAAATAATTGAGGTATATATAAAAGCTGGATCGTCAACAAGTAAAGTTCCAACATCATATAAATCTGCTGGAAAATATACAACTGCTGCAAATGTAACATTAGTTGATGATCGCTTGACAGCAATACAAACATCTTTGTCAAACGTTGTTGATACAACAATACCAAAAGGAGAGTGGAAATTAATTGTCGACACACCAGAACGTAAACCGAATAACGGCCCTGAATGGACTGACGCTGATCGAGCTGCATATCCATTAGCTAAACGACGTAAAACACTAGAAAATGGAACTGCTAATCCACAATATGATCAAAAAATAGTTGATGCATATGAAGCAAAATATGGTAATTACAAAGGAAGTTACGGTCAAATATCTATTAAAACAACATCGACTATAACTATACCAACTACTACCGCGCCGGCTATTAAAGTATCTGGAGAATGGTATGGATCTATATCATGGCCTTCCCCAGGAAGAGGTAATGGTAAACCAAAAACTATACCTGGAAAAAATAAAGGTGAAAAAACATGGACCGGTCAGGGAACGTTAGATTGTCCAATTTGGTAAATTTAATATATTAAAATAAAAAGGGGCTCATAGCCCCTTTTTTTATGTTTAATTACAAACGGTTAAACATGCATATAAATATTCTGAATTATTATTTCTAGAAATAGAAACCGCAATCTTTGTAATATCATTGCGAAGAAGAATATTATTATGTGGTTTACTATTTTTCCATAATTCAAATATTGACTGATCGTGTGGAATATTTTTTATAAAATTTGAATATAAAGATGAATTAGTAGAACATTCTGCTATAACTTTTACAGAACGATTCATGAAAAATTCAATACGCTGTGTAATACCACTCATTCCTAGAGTTTCATTATAATGTGTTACTTCATTAATATTAGACATATAAACAGATTGATAATCCGCAGCGAGATATAAAGCAGAATCAAAAACTAGAGCTGATAGTCCGTTTTGAATTCGATATTCATTTATTCTCGCAATAACGCTAGATTCATACGCCTTACAATCAAATATAGATGTAGATTTTGTTTTTGCATCTACATGTTGTTGATATGTAATTTGCGTAACATTATTTTGCGAAAATAATACATTAAATGTAAATACACTAAATACTAGGAATAACTTTTTCATAAGGCTCTCTTTTATATTATAAATATAAGAAGAAAACTCCGTAAGTCCTAATCTTTTTTAACAAATCCGCTCAAAAAGTTTCTTTGTTTTTCAATGGCATTGTCTAACTCTGTGTTAGTATTTTTTCGTTTTCTTGTATTACTTGCACCATTTCCTGTAGAGCTAGGTGCAACATCATCTGGTTTGCTAGATCTTGTTTTTCTCGTTGATTTAGTTTTTCCACTATTCTCGGAAGCATCTCGTCGGCTGCTTTTATCACCATCTCCGCTTTTAGTTTCTGGCCTTGCGGGCTGTGTATAAACTCTTGTATACGTTGTTGGTATAATTCGTTTGATGCACTCGTCGTTTCCGATGGATCTAGTATCATCATAGAAGATGTATCCTGTGTTATACTGTGTCTTTTGCCCCTGAATCTGGATGCCACACGGGTACTTAACTCCTGAAGCCGATTCCACAGTATACTGAATACCCCACGATGTTTGTTTTGTTTTTTTAACATAGCCATATTGTTTGTTTCCAAGCCATACAAAATAAACAGCATCTCCTAGTTTAAATTGTGGCTTGTTGAATTTATTCTGAATTGCTTCAGAAACTTGTTGTTTTTTTGCCATACCGGATTAATTAATACATATACCAGATACTTGGTTTATTATGCGATATACTCGAAGGTACCTAGTAACTTTGTCTTTACGGAACATTTTTTCGGTTTCTTTATCTCGCTGAAGAATATACCCCGATTCCATGAACTTTGAGGATACGAATCGAAGTGCCTTAAGACTATTAGATTCAATCATGATGTTTTCATCATCGATCATTACATCCACACGATCAACATCAGCACCAAATTCTTCGGTTTGTGGTAGGAACTGTTCTTGTTGCTGACTAACCAATGTTTCTTTAACGGCTTCGAAGAACTTGGATAAATCGATAGAAGCCGTTCCTTTTAAGTGTTCTGCTTCATATATATCAAACAAATACTGTAACTTTTCGGATTCTTTTAACGTTAAGAAATATTGCCATTCGGCGTAATTTACTGCAATATATGAGAATATTGTTTTCATGATTTTACCCTTTCAACATTAAACAATTCCGTAATTTGATGAGCCTGCAGATTTTTAAGTACTGCAATCATCTTAATAGCCTCATCCAGAGAAGTAGCTGATACGTTACCAACTACTTCCCTTAAGGAATCTGCTTTATAAGAAAATTTATACTTATGCATCTTTGTTTATTATAAATATAAACCAAGTTCATATGCTCGGAGCGCAGCTGAGCTAGCATCCACTAAAGTTTCAGAAAGTTTTCGGAGTTCATGACGGCGCAATGTGAATGTTTGTGATTTTACTCGAACATCAAACATATCAGTCTTTGTACCACCAACATAGGCTTCATTCATTAATATATTCATTGACTTTGAATAATTAATTAAATCTTTGTATGTCATTTTAATACGTTGATTGTAAATGCAAAGTTCTCCAATCAGCGTGTTCATTGGATCCGTTTTAAATACTTCTTCGGAAATCTTTTCGGCAACTTCAAAATCTAAATTTGCCCATACTTCACCATAACGTTCGCGATATTTATCTGAAATACCACATGGGTTGTTAATACTGTGTGTCATTGTTATTGAATTTTATAAATTGTTACTGTGTATACGTCATTGGAATAATTATGCCGAACATTGACATAACGATACTTTTCTATCAGCATATCCATAACCAGGCCTGGGTGCACATAGAAGAACCCTTCGTGGATGGTATTGTTAATTGGTGATAATAAGTTAAATGAAACTGCTTGATTTGCTAATGAGTACATTTTATCAATATCAACAAACATCTTTAAAAGATCCGCATCTTCAGTTTCACATTTGCGCTGAGTAAAAAATCCTCCTGCAACAACCCAATCATGGTTATTTAATTGAGCTGTTTCAAATGCACCTGTTTGTGTTTCTAAACCGTATTTTTGATTTGCTAAATCAGACATTATTGGATTATGGTCAATTCCGGTGTAGCCATATACCTGATCAGGATACAATTCACGGATAAAACCATATAAATCTCCACGACCGCAACCTATATCTAATATTGTATGACTGCTAGCATCTAATCCAACAATTAAATTCTGAAACATGAATTGTTGTTCCGATGTAGTATTATAACCAACTACTTGTGGGCTATTTAACATATAATCTGGATCGGTGCCTGGTTTTAATGAATCTCGGCGTGTATGTTCCGGATCGTTGCCATAAATTAGGCTTTGAATCTTTGTTTGTAGCTGTTTAAACGTACTCATTTGATAGTTGAAATAAAGATATTATACATGATATTTAACCGCATTACATGTTCGTATATAGCACTTATGCTCGTACAATTGGTAATTGATTAGCTTCGAATAGCTCAGCATAGTTCATTGTGGGCACAACGGTACCGGTATCACAAAGCTTTTCGGTTAATTCTTTATTGATGTATGTTTGTTTGCTACGCGTTACATTAACCATTGTCATTGCTGAACGATTTTCAAACAAAATATCATACATTGTTACTTTGTTAACTACGAATCGATCCAGAATAATAGCTACGCGATTTACGCCTTCCTGTGTTACAATTACAGGTTGTCCTACTTTATATGACATTAGTCTAGGATTTTGATGATTTTACTTGCATTTACCGCTTTAACTTCAAAGTCAAAATTATAACCCTGAAAATCTTTTACTACTTTAGCTTCTGCTTCAGTAACGGATAATGCTTCTACAAGATAAGTTTCAGTAACTTTCTTTTCTTTTGTACCTTTTGGAGTATCGAACTCCTGTGTAAGTTGCACTTTTGCTGTGTAATAACTCATTTGTTTTAATTTTAATAAATGTATAACTTTATAATATAATATGAAAAAATATTCATAAAACCTAAAGTTTTTCCATATACTTTTGTAAACGTTTTTGTGACTTATGGTATTGAATAGATTGCTGAATTTGCTTTGGAGTTAAATTCATGTTTAATTGTAATACATCTAATATATCTGCAATTAAACGTTCTTTAGCATAAGTCGTTTTTGCTCGTTTATTTATTATTTTGATAACATTTTCTAGATGTTTAACAAATTCACGTGGTAGATTTTTTATAACACGTGTTTTGTCTGCCGGTAGTGTTACGTCGGTTTTTGGTTTTTTAGACTCTAGCATCAATTGTTTAGTAATTTTTGCAGATTCACGTAAAATATCACCATATTTAACAACCCAAGCAACTTCTGGTGCAGGCGGAGGTGTTGATTCAGCTGCCCCAGCACCGCCACCGGCTGACCCTTTTTCAATTTTTTCTTTATCAGCATCGCCTAATCCAGCAACATCCTCTAAGCCCAATTGCAATTCGATGGTATAATCATCATTTTTTCCAAACCCAGTGTATGGTACTAATTTGATGATTTTACTTTTTAACAGGCTTAATAGGATTCCAGGCGTGATATTTAAATCTTTACCAGCTCGACCGATGAATTCGCGAATTCCAATGTCTGAAATTGAATAAATAATACCTAAATGCGTTGTACCATATGCATCAAATTTTCCTAAAAACTTTTCTTCTGCTGGAGTAAATGGTGAATCCTTAGCATCTGACGGTGCATTGTCAGTTTCTTGCTCAGGTGCCTCCACGATCATGGATTTTAGTGTAGATTCGACTATATAGTTAAAGCGCTTTGTCATTATTAAAGTTCTTTTGTTTCTGCTAATTGTGTAGAACGATACTTCGTTGCTAATTTTTTCAATTCGTTGATCGATTTTCTTGCAATCGATGCAGCTTTTTTAATTTTTTTTGCTTGGAAACGGTCATGATTTTCTTTGAATGTTAACCAATGTGCTTCCATTTCGTCGTAGATTTCTTGTGATGTCATATTAACCTTTTTATTTATATATAAATATGTTATTGCACAAAACGGTCCATAAAAATATGGATGTTTTCGCCATGTAACTGCAATGTAGTGTATTCTGTAAGTTCAATATAAATGATTTTGTTGTTTTCATATACACGAATAATATGTGCAGTATTTATAAACTGTAATTCATCATTTCCAGATGTAGTACGAACTTTTACAGGTATAAATACAGCCGGCTTCATTAATCACCGGTATATTTAGCGCCCATATACCCAGTCGATGGACGACCACCTGGCATATCATATGGATTATTCTTACTTGTGCCTGATGCAGGACGAACCGGTTGTGGAGATTTTGCAGCTCGCAATTTATGAATCGCTAATAACAGCTTTGTAGATTGATCAACAGTTAAAGAAAGTAGATCTTTACGACCAACTGACTTAATAAATGCATCAACTAATTTAGTTACGTCTGGATCACTTTTCTTGAAAGAATCGATAGCCCGTAAATTAGATGTTCCAAAATTTATAGAATATTTAGCCAATTGATAATCAGACAAATTTATTCCATTTGTTATATCGTCAGGAATTTGATCCCATGACTGATCTGCATATTGATCTGCTAAATCTGGTCCATCATCATCTCTAGTTGCTAAGATTGCGTTATAACGCTCATCTTCAGACATAGCATCCCAAATTTCCGTTTCAGAATACTTATATCCTTCTGCTAGTATTTTTTTTACTCGTTGTACTTCCTCGCGAAGGATTTGTACGTGGCTTGGATTTTTAAAGTCAAATATTTTCATGATTACTTAAGGTTTTCTAGTTTGTAGATTGTGGAATAGATTAGATCTTTGACGTTGTCTAATTGATTTAGTATGAATGTATCTTTTGCATCAAGCTTGTCATACGAACGTTCTATATACATAGCCAATGCTTTAAAATATTTTAATACAGTATCTGAATCATATGAATCAAATTTATCTGCAGGAACATATCCGCTAAGTATTCCATGTTTACCTTGATATGATTCTACCAAAGTGTCAACAAGATCTGGAATGGCATCATAATATGCATTCAGTGCCAAATGCGCGGCAAATGACCCTTCACCAGTTGTTTGCCAATGAAATATATGAGCTTGATCTCTCGAAGCCATTAGCGTGGATATTAATTTTTCAAACATTTGTTCCTTTTTTTATATAAATATATTATTATAATTTTTTAACGCCAACGTGTATATGGTTATCATGATCTCCTTCTGGAGTACGCCAACCAAATTGATATCGATATCCGTCTTTATTAACATTAAACCATTTCCCACCTTTGTATTCCGGATGACCAAACCAATTCATGATGTGTGCTAGTAGTTCATCACCTTTAGCTAAATTTTCTGGGGTTGGTTTACCGGTAAACAAATCTACTGCGTATTTATTTAAACTACCAACCCAATGGTCTGATGTGGCACCAGAGCTAGTTTTAACTGTGGTTCGCTTTTGGGATGTAACAATGTTTTTACCAACAAATTTATTTGCAACATTTGCAACTTCTAAAGCTTTTTGCATTGAGCCGGCCCAATCACCGTCAATGCCACCTGGGGTAACTTTACCGGAATCAACAGCACCTTGTGGTAATCCAAATGTAGATGCAGCGACGGTAGCTAGCGTACCAGTGCCTAATATCCCAGACATCACATTGGTTAAATTGGTCCAATCAGTCTCAGCATCTTTTTCATCTTTTGCATCTGCTGGCGCTGTTGTATCAAAAAATTCCCTTGCATATTTTTTACGCTTATCGTATGTTGCTTGATTTGCTTTTGGACGTTCAAATTTCTTACAAAACATATCCGCAGCTTCTTCTGGATCTTCTGTGGTTTTCAATGTTTTATACAAAGAGTTATATGTTGGTTTTGATAATTCCCACAACAAGAAATCTAATTGGCCTTCAATTGAATATGGATCTTTACCATTTTGCTTAGAATACTGAATTAATCCATTTTTACCGGTCCAACGATCATTATGCCATTGAGCTAATCCAATCGATGTTCCATGGTCACCTTTAATCGTAGTACTAAACGTCCCAGCTGATTCAACATATAAATTTGCAGTAACGCCTGCTGCGCCTGCATCGGATAATCCTTTTGATTTCAGATAATCTATAATCGTTTTTGCAGTGCCTCTTTGTTCGGTACCAACTGTAACTTTTGTATTGTCGACAGCTACTATCGGGGCAACTACAGGTGCAACTTTTAGTGCTTCAATTTTATCATCAACTTTACCTGCTCGAATTTCATCTTTAGTAGCAACAATACCACGTTTATTTAGTTTTTGCTGTATGTCATCAATATCATATTTTTTACCAGCAACAGTTACTGTCTCAGCAGCCGAGTCTTCCGAATCAGTGGATCTGCTAGGTATAGTATCAGATAGTACGGAAATCGCAGCTTTAAAGAGTTTGGAGTTTGCTTCCTGATTTAAATCGTTTCCAGATTTTGAAAAATATTCTCGTTTATCAGTTAAAAAATTAATATCAATAATATCATCCGCATCAGCATTAGTTGTTAACCAATTATTAATCGTGTTAATCTTTTTTTCAAATTTTTCGTCTACCTGATCTTTTTTATTGTCAATATAATCAAAACTAGGTATAGTGCATAAAATACATTTAACGTCTGCTTTTTGGGCAAATCTAATTATTAATCGAAAATTTTCAATTATGTTTAGCAATGTCTTGTTTTCATTGCGACCACTACAAAAAACAACAACAGCATTATAACCGTTATTAATTTCATTGCGCACGGTGTTCATCATTGATTCTGAATCAGCACCTGGTTCAATAAATTTAGCGCCATCGATTGTTTGTAATCGAAATAAACGATTCATGAAACTATATTTAGGTTTTGAGAATTGATCACCTACTAATAATACACGAGCCGTTTCTGGAGCCGGTTTGTCTTCGAATAATAAAGATTTTAATCGTATCATCTGCCTTGAGCTACATATGATTTAACGTAATTTGTGGCATTCTTGCTTGAACTGGTTTTAGTTTTTGCATGAATACCTGGACGTTTAACCTTTGGTTTTTTAATGTGTACTTTTACATTACTTGTTTTTACTTTCGCTGCCATAGCTGTTACCTTTACATGTTACTAATTCATAAACTGCATATAACCCACCGATAACCATTATGGCACAACCGATAATAAAAGCAAATAACCTATTCATATTAATAAATATCAAACAGTAAAAAAACCCGGGCCGCGATAGCCCGAGTCTTAACTATATTCGCCTAAGGTAGCAGACGCTCTTTATTTCTTGAATGTTTCTCTTAAAATATAATCATTGCCTTTAAGATTGCGAAGGATTCTTTGTTCTAAAGGAATTTCACGCATTTCTTGCAAACCTGATTTTTTAATTAAAGTAGATTCATTTTTTTCTTCTTTATCAGCAAAAGCTTTTTTCATTGATTCTTCTTCATCACCATCATTATCGGCATCGATATAATCTGGTCTTGCTGACTCATCTACATCTGATTCTTCTGATTCATCATTGAATGGCATATTCAATTCTGCTTCCTCACGCAGTTTGGCTTCGTATGCTGCGGTTGTATCTGCGAGGGTAGGAAGGGGCTTACCTTCTTCGCGTTCCCAGGCATACCCTTCGTTTAATATTGATTTTAGTTTGATCATTTTAGTTCCTTTATTATAAATATGTAGTACGTTGTAAACCAATTACAAAATAAGTGCGCCCTTCCAGGGCCGCACAAAGTTACATGCTTGGATCGGCCGGAGTATCAATGCCAGATGCATCGGGTCGGGCTTGACCCTGTTTGCGCACCAAGTACAATTTTGTTGATCCATGCTCTACACGGAAATCGCTCAGATCCGGATTGGTTTGTAGGAAGCGGGCATATATGCGTGATTTTTGTTGCTCCTTGTCCGGGTTGTTGTCTCCTCCAGTTATATCAATCACATCTACCGCCGCATGCGTATCCGCAAAATCGCGAATTGCAAGCCCAATAGTTTTGAAAAACCGCAGCGTGTTCGTCTCACCAGCAGCTGCGCTACTACGAGCCGATGTAGTCCAATTGGCCCGGGCGTCTCGAACAGCAGCCATTTGACGATCTTGGGTAAAGAAAGCAAATTGCCATTCTCCCGTGTCCCCGAATTGAGAACGATAGTAGTGGTCGAACTTGATCAGGATGGGGTGGGCATCGGCTTGGATCTGCGTTTCGAAACTTTTGGCATCGCCCCAACGATCACGCCACGTGAACTGCGTTGTGTATGGTTGAACCCCAGCTAACGAGATTTCCGCAAGTAAGTTGCTTAATCGTATCATGTCATGATAATAGTTTTTTGCGTTGCATGTCCCGAATGCTTTGTTTGTGCCATTTAGTTGCAAGATCCATTCTACTAGCAACAAATTGAAGCAATGATTGACCTTTGCTGTTTTTTGGCGATTTCATCCACAAGTTGTTAACGCGTGTGTAAAGACCTTTTTTTCGTGACATTGCAATGAACGCTGCTTCCACAGCAGCTTCTTGCGTACCTAACAAGTTGTCAGTGAAACGCAGAATTATGCGCAGAATGTCCGCAGGATTAACTAGACCCTCAATAGTGCGATATGGAATTCCAAGATCGATTCCAGCACGTGGATCAGACCCAATAGCTCCAATGATTTTATCTAGCATTGATTGTTCTGTTAATATGTGTTTTAAACGTATCATTGTTTCCTTTATATATAAATATTGTTTCCGCATAAATGCTGGAAACGATTCACAGCCACGCTATTTGTCTTTTATTCCCGTCCAATCATAACTAGTACTCGACCCACCATCACGTTCCAATTCCATGTACGATGCAGTTTCCTGTGATATAGAATACCCACGCAAAGCGCGCAGCACATAAGCCCGGTATAAACGCATTCTGCGTGGATCAGATTTGGCTACTCCGAACACCACTGTTTCAGGACGCCACTTCTCCACTGCCTTGCGGGCAATCTCAACTATGGTGCTCATTACACGGTACACATCCGATTCCGCGGTCTCCACATCATGATCCCATCCGCCTTGTGGGTTCTTCGTAGCAAACGCAATTTCCATGACCTCATCAGATCCATATGGAAATGACACTTGATACATGGTACCACGCTCTGTTTCGAAATAGGCTTCTCCGTTGTACATGTTGTATGGGTATGGTGTCGCCGTGCCTTCCCCTATCTCTGCTAGTATGTGTTTAAGACGTATCATGTATTACATGTTGTTTGCATTTATAAACATGAACAATGGATTTTGTTCAACATATACATCAAATACATTGGCTGCAAAGTCAGGACGTTGTGCGATTGGATACTTTGTTTTGATTGCTTCGAGATCTGTTTTTAAATACGAATCTAGATTTTGAAGTTTTCCTTCATTGTATAATTGCAATGCCATACCAACAATTTTAACTTTTTCTTGTGAAGTTAAAGCTTTTGGCATTTTAATATCTGCTTCATTAAGTGATGTATTATTTAAATAACGTTTCCAATTGTTTAAATATGGTTTATTCATGTTGTTCCTTTTTTAATAATAAATATAGAGCATACCGAGTATATGGGCGTGTACAAGGTGTATAGGGAGGTAGAATACTTATATGCACCGCATATCCTAATAAAGAGCACCTATATAGCAAAAAAATTAACCGTGCTAGAAAAATATATATAACCACCCACCGTATCAAGGGGGTGTTCTACCCCTTAACTAAACCCACCCCTACCCCCCTGTTTTGGGGGGGCTTACCGGGGGCTAAACCAGGGGGGCTGCCCCAGTAAAATAGGGGGGCTATTACACCCCCCTTCAAACCCCTAAGGGCCTCTCCTTTATATATAAGGTCTATGTCGGCTGCTGCTTACACGGGACAAGCTATCTGCTGTGGGAACAGGTTCAATGCATGCATCTGCGCTGGCGGCATGCTCGGTATGCCTAACGCCTCGCGGAGGTCATACAATGTGGCCCACTGCGTACGGCTGCGGGTTACCTGGTCCATTGTGATGCTGCTGTCGCGGCCTGCTGCTGCATCCAAGTCGCGGTAGTGTTTCCATGCGCGGGCTTCTGCTAACTGGATGTCTTTAATCATTTGTGCTTTTGTCATTGTCTCTCTTTTTATATTAGGTTAATTGGGTTACTTGGGTTGCTGTGTTAATTAGTCTAGCATATCTGCTGCTGCGCCACCTGCCATGATGCCGGCAAACAATGTTGCTGCTGCTCCTACCGGTACTACCAATGCTGCTACTGCTAAGCCGGCTACTGGAAGAATTGCTAGGAAGGTTAATGCGGTTGCTGCTGCGATGCTTAATACGACTGCTGCGACTGCTACTACTGCTGCGATAACTTTGATTTCGTTTTTCATATCTCTCTCTTTTAATTTTAATAAAGATAAGGTTTATTCTGATAGGATCCTAATCTTTTGTTACTTTTTTTACTGCAGAAATCCGACGCCATTTCTGACGCCGGTTCCTTATTTGAGAGATATGTTTTCCTATTCTGCTGCGATGATTTGCTCTGCTACCATCATTGTGGGATCCTCAAAGCCCATTGCACATATGCGGGCTGCTTTAATAAAGCTTCTGAGGTTGATGTCAATACCCGCATATTTTTTATCCAGGTCCTTCATAATGCTGAGTGCCTGCTGCTTCGCTGCCAATGGGATGCTAGGCTCCATTGTCGACATCAATTGCTCCATGCGGGTAAACATCTGCGTGGTGTTCATTGAGATGTCTGACACAAAGCTGCGTGAGCGAATTGCTGCATCCAATTTTGATTGGTGGATGTTGCTGATGAAGATAACACGGCCGGTGAACTCAAAGTGTGCCGGGATAGGCTCGCCAAACTCATCCTTAAGCGGCTTGCTTGAGATATAAGAGATCTTGCGTGTGTCATAGCTATCCAACGCCGCCTTCAAAAGGTTCACTGCATCCTCGTCTTTGAATACCGAGTCACAGTCATCAAAGATAACAATCTTGTCGGAGTTCTGGTAAAGGGTAATAAACAACCCGGCTGCTGTGGTGCGCCCTTTAAAGTGAACAAACTCATATGACTCTCGCAAGCCCATTCCCTTAAGCGTCTCCTTAACCAGGTGCGTCTTACCAACACCCGCCATACCTGTGATTACCAATGACGGTTGGATTCCGCGACCCACCATCTTTGTCAGACGAGTAAGGTTGTCAAACATTACCTCAGGATCTCTGCTCTCCACCACTGACAGGAAAGACATCTTAGCCGGTGCTGCCGGTGCTACCGATACTCCTGCCGTTGCTGCTGCTACTCTAACAACACGCCCATTTGCTCCAACCATCAACACTTCGCGGTTGGCTTCTGCACTGCGCAATTGCACGTCGCGGATTAAACCCTTTGGCGCGAACTCACCTGTGTTAACATTCTTCGCCATTAACTTCCCTTTTACTCTTACTGCTTCAAATACGTTCATCTCTCTTATATGGTATTTAATTAAATGCTCTTAAGGCCTTTCCCTAATTGCTTACATAAAAATAAGGCAAATTCTGATAGGATCCTAATCTTTTGCAAACTTTTTTTAACTTTTTTTCCTGGTAGGATCCAGGCCTATTCGACCCGGAAGATTGCTAAGGCTTTGCGCTGATCTCTACCCTTTGTCAGGAACAATGCATCCAATTGGTCAGCGTTGTCATATATCTTTCCGTCTCGGATTGCTAGGGCATGCTTTGCCACTATCACAATAAAGGATCCTTTCGGATGCTGAGCTAAGAACTTGCCTACGGTGAATCCTGAGAAGGTGCCTCCTCCCTTCGGGTACTTCAGGTTAAGCAACACTCCACGCTCCTTTGCCTTAGCCGGTGTGATTGGAGTGCGGCTAAAGGTTCCTAATGGACGGATCTCTTTGCCGGCCAACTTCTCTCCAGCGGTTGCCATTGTCTTAAGCTTCATCGGTGCACCCAATGTGCCTTTACCTCTTTGGCGGCCGAATCGGCTAGCAACCAACTCGTGTGCTTCGTCATAGCTAACCTGGCATGCATTCATCACTGCTCGAACGAAGCAGTCATTGTTCTCGCCTTTAGCCTTCTTGTCTGTGTCCTGGATAGCTGCGCTTCCTACTACGAACTTCATTTTGAAATCAACCTTTTTCATATATCTCTCTTTTATTTGATTACGTGGGTTACTCAGTTAGTGGATTCTTATGCCATATCATCCGACACATCCAACACTGTCCATTTTACATTCTGCTGGATGTATTCCGTTACATCTTCCGGATCGAATCCATCTGCTACCAATGCACGTGTAATGCTAGCCGTTGCCATTTGCAATTGCGTCATTGCCTCTGTGCTAACCAATCCATCCATTCTGTCAAACATTTCTTTTGTCATATCTCTCTCTTTTAATTTTAATAAAGATAAGAAAAAAAAGAACACGTGTCAAGCATTTCGGTAACTTTTTTTAAACTTTTTTATAGGCCGGAAAACTCCCCATCTACGAACAATAAGGCTTCTCCAGGCTCTAGTCCGGCAACTGTGATATTGAGGTAACCGTCATTGGGATCCGAGATGTTGTCCATATCGAGGACCATATAGTCGACTCTTTGTTGATCCAATATTGTCAGGAACCCTTTTGCCTGGAAGGCTTCTGCTGTTGCGATGATGTCTTGTCTTGTCATGTCTCTGTGTGTTTCTCACGTCCGCAAGGGCCGACATTTCTGCCGACCCGGGACTCATATTGAGAGACATGATTTACTCTTCTTCGTCGGTCGGTGTAAACTCCGTAAACCCGATGGTTAATGTGTGGCCCATTGACCCGTCCCAACCCGGTGCTGGTTGATCGTCGTCAGCTTCCTCCTCGTCAGCTTCCTCGTCCTCCTCAAGCACAAACTCTGCTACTACTGCTTCCACGTGACTCATTATTTCATAGATGTCAATGTTAACCTCAGTGAGCTCGATGCGGTTGTCATAGTTAATCTCAAAGCACGCGCTGTCTTTGTCGATGATCGAGTCGCTATTGTAATCCAACGCTCTTTGGATCTTGTCGCCGATGGTTGCTGCGAGGTCCTCAGTGATCCCAAACACTTTGACTGTCTTTTGCTCCGCCTCCAACTGCTGGATAAGCTCGATCACTTTGTCAATGTCAACTTGTGAAGACAACGCCTTTGCTCCTTCTAACTGTGCAATTAAATTTTCTTTTTTCATATCTCTTATTTTTTAATTTATATAAATTTAAGGTTAATTTTGATAGGATCCTAATCTTTTAGAAACTTTTTTGAAACTTTTTTAATTGAGGTTTATGCCGCGCTTAAGGTCCTCAGTTGCATTGTTTCGGTCAATCTTAGCGCTTAGCACTAGTGCTATTGCGTCTCCTAAATCATCCAAGTCACCGTCCTTTGTCTTTGCCACCAACAAGGTGATCATCAACAGACCCAACTTTTTGAACCCTTCGTCACCTGTGGTGATTGCTAGGGTGTTACACAATTCAACTGCGCTTTCGATGTTGTCTACTAACTGCTTTGCCATTTTTTCATTCATCTCTCTCATTTGTCTTATTTTTTAATTTATATAAAGATAAGCATTTTTTTGTTCGGTGTCAACCTTTTTGTTAACTTTTTTTTTACTTGCTTTTGCACGGGCAAGACTCCGAGTGCACTACTCCACTGTCATGATTGACGCCATCAAATGCTAGGTACTCATGCCCGTCGAATTTAATTACTCGGATATCAATTCCTTGTATCTTGATAGGTTGTGATGGCGCTTCACAGCTTGTCAATAATGCTACTACGCTGCCAAACAATACTAATCCCGTTCCGGCTACTACTAAGAATGTTTTCAATCGGTTTTTCATATATCTCTCTTTTTAATTTTAATAAAGATAAGCAAAATAATGCTCGGATCCTAATCTTTTTGAAACTTTTTTTATCCGAAGAATCCTCCGCTTATAAGGATCCATATAAGGATCCCGGCGTTTATCAATGCTCCGAATATATTGAATTTGCCGGTTCTGGGCTTGCCATGCAAGTAAGCGGATGCTAATAGATTAAGTCCCATTATTACTAATAAAATGATTTGTGGTGCTCCCATGTTTCTCTCTTTTTTTTAAGGTTTATTATTTTCTGCTATCAACTAAAAACATCCAAAATTTCGTGTCAGGATACTTTGCTTTGTATATCATGTAATCCACTCGGATCGCCACTGCCGCAATTGCTACTACGGCTCCGATCAATAATGCTAACTTCAACTTTCTCATATCTCTCTTTTTATAATACTTAAAGATAAGAATAATATCAATGCGAGTCAACCTTTTTCCAAGAAAAGTTTCAACAAAGTTACAGGTACTGTTCTAGCAGTTGGATCCCCGGTAGCTTGGCCATTTCGGTCTCTGCCTGGCGAACCAGCTGTCGTGCTCGTTCTCCTGTCACTCCCATTTCCTCAGCAATCTGATCCATACACTGTGCATACTCACGCCCAATGCCATAGAAGCGAGTCAATGCCTCTCGTTGCTTGGGTTTAAGCTGTGTCATCGCTCTTTGTAGGTCGTATTGGAGATCTGCTGTCTCACGTGCGGATTTCACAGCATCTGCAGCCAAGTATCGATCCGCATAGGTTTCTTTGTTCTCATCATCGCCTACCGGAGTGCTGATGCTTTTGATATGTTGCTCCTCAGTTGCTGTCTTGTGGCTAGGGATCCTTACTACTCTGGATAAGTCATTCAGAGCCTTTTGGATCTCTGCTCTGACATACCATACCGCAAAGGTAATGAACTTCACACCCTTATCCGGATTGAATCGTTCTGCGGCTTCGAAGAGTCCAATGTTACCAAACGCAATGATGTCTTCCAACAAGAGTCCCATTCCTTGATACTGCCGGGCTACCTGCATCACAAACCGAAGGTTGCTTTCAACCAGGATGTTAATGGCTTTGCGGTTACCTGCCTGAGCGGCTCTGCCTAACTCTTTCTCTTGTTCGCGGTCCAGGTATCCAAACTTCTTAATCTCCTGCATATATTTCTGCGTGCTAGCAACATCCGTTACTATTGCTCCATTACTTACGTGAATCTTTTTTCCCATAACCTCTTTGTCTATCTCTTGTTAATTCGTTTGCTTCTTGCCACATTATCTTGATACAAGCGACGCACACTAACCCGAATGTCGTCGCCACTAAAACACCGGATATCATTTCCCGGTGCTTAAGAATTTGAAACTTACTCGGATCGGCTTCTCAACCTTTGCGCGGTACTCTGCGTTGCGCTCTCCTTGCTTCTTTGCTTGTGCTACAGTGGTAGTGTTACCTCCTGCCTTTGCATCTCTCTGGAACTGACCCATTACCGCTCCTTGTCTTTCGAATCCTGAATTTCTGTCTTTCTTTGCCATCTCTCTTATTATTTAATTTCTATACTTAAAGATAATGAATTAAACCATGCGTGTCAACCTTTTTGTTAACTTTTTTTAAACTTTTCTAAAACTTTTTTTGCAGTGGGAGGCGCTATGCTGTTAGTGAGTGCTTTGTATTGCACTATATCTAATCTAGCTTCCACATTTGCTAATGCAACTCCCACTTCGTCATCCTGCTGAAATAAATCAAATGATTCCATAGCCTTCCTCAATTCCGTAACGGTTGTTCTTAAGCTTCTAATTTCATTTCGCAAATCGTTGATTTCTTTAACTTCTTTTTTCATATCTCTCTTTTAAATTAATACTTAAATATAAGGAATAAATCAATGCGTGTCAACCTTTTTCCAAGAAAAGTTTAAACTTTTTTTACTCGAATACTCGCACTCGGCCGGATTGGAATCCATTACCAGCCTTTGTTGTTTTAAACTGACACCATATTGAAAACTCATTTCCGTCTTCCACCCACTCCACGATAGCATCCAATCTGTCAATGATGCGCTGCAGCTTAGCTTCGGTTAGCAATCCACTTTCCAATAAAGGTCGGCAACCAAACGATGCACAACCTCTAGCTTCATTCGCCGCAATCCGGATCTTTTGTGGGACTAGCTCTTCAATCGCAGCATCTAGTGCCTCATCATCAACCTGGAATGTATCATATCCGGTTAATAGTTTCGTGTACTGTGCTACTGCATACTCTGCCATTGCTTCAACGGCTCCTGGAATAAATTGTGTCTTTTTCATATCTCTTATTTTAATACTTAAAGATAAGCAAAATAATGTTCGGTGTCAACCTTTTTGCAAACTATTTTTCAGGAATCTCATCTGAGTCATACATCTCGAATTCTCCCGGACCACCTTCTTCGACAAATGATTCCTGGAACCCGTGCCCGTTTTGCACCAATGCCAATGCTTCCTCTTCGGTCTCAGCAAAGATCTCATAATACTGGATTACCGTTGTTTTGATGCGCTCTTCGAATCTAAATACTTTCATTGGTTTATTTTTTAAAGTCCTGATTATAAATGTTGCTGATGCTAACAATCAGCGCTAAAACTAAAACTATTCCTACTACCTCCATGACTCGTCGTTTGGTGGCCAAAATGATATTTGCCACCACCCACCTGCGATTCGAGTAAGCGGTCCTGCTGTGTACCCACCCGATGGGTATTTGTTCATTTCGCGGGTAAGATCCCGGAACAACTCGGCTCTGTCATTTGATTGTAATACTATCATTGTCTCTTATTTTTAGTTTATTACCTCAGCCCAACTGCGTGTGAATCCACCCTCAATCTCATTGTATGACTTGTTTAAAGCCGTTACCAATGCTGTGATGCTTTTCGGCTTCCGATTGATTTTATGATTCCAACTGTTGCCACATTCCAGGGTGTATCCAAACACATTGCCTACTAGGTACTCAACAGTACCCTCATAAATCGTTTCCCGGGATCCTGACATCCCTGACTTCGTAATCTTAACTTTAAATGATTTTGCCATATTTCTCTCTTTTTAATTTTATTAAAGATAAGCATTTTTAGATTAGGATCCTAATCTTTTTTAAACTTTTTTTACAATTCCTGCTGCTAAAAGTGCCTGGATAAGCTCCTCATTCGGCACAAAGCCATTCGGCATAAATTGATCCAGGTAAGTGTCGGTTACTGGTGCCTCCGCATCCAATTCCTCATTAAACTCGGCTTCCAGGATCCCTTCCAGGAACTGCGCTAGCTCTGCGGCTAGGGTAATGTCAATCTTAAATTCTCTTTCCATTTCTCTCTTTTAATTTATATAAAGATAAGCAAAATAACCATGCGTGTCAACCGTTTAGGCAACTTTTTTCAAAAAATATTTCAACTCATATTGAGCTGAGATCGGATCCTCATCATATGCTCCTCCGGCCCACTCGGCTACAAATGCACGAAACCCATTGGAATTCTTTGTGTTGATGTCAGATGCTTTAGCTGCTGCTAATTCTTCCGCGGAAAAAGTAACCCATGTACTCAATTCCAAAAACATGTCATTCAATGTTGTCATATATCTCTCTTTTTAATGATACTTAAATATAAGAATAATTCTGATAGGATCCTAATTTTTAGGCAACTTTTTTAATAAAGTTCTTCGCTTTGCTTTTAGCTTGCGGATCTCTAAACGGCGCAGGTATGGTCCGTGGTTATAGGTGCTTCCTGCCCAAGCCATCGTCCAAACCGTGTTGTCGCGCTGAAGGCATTCAATGTGATGATCGATGCGGTCTATTGCATCCTGGATCTCTTTTGGTGTCATATCTCTTATTTTTTATAATACTTAAAGATAAGCAAAATAACCATGCGAGTCAAGCATTTTGCAAGAAAAGTTTAAACTTTTTTAATAATCATTTTCCAACAAAAATGCCTTGACGGATCCGGATTTATTTGCAATTAAATTTTCCATTTCTGCAACACTGCCGCGGAAATAAAATATTCTCGACTTCAAGCCCGGCACTCGGATTTCAATGCGCTGATATAATTTCTTCCACCACCCGCGTCTCAGCATATCCGCATATTTTTTATTTGGATCCTTTGATGTGTTTCGGTCATACCCAAAAACTTCGCGCTGGATCCTGGTCTCGGATGCTAACACGGTTAGGTCCAAAAAATCAACAATCTGGTTCACTGAATTTCTTTTTGTCATATATCTCTCTTTTTAATTTTATTAAAGATAAGCAAAATAATATTAGGATCCTAATCTTTTAGCAAAAAAGTTTGCTGGCTAATTAAAGCCAACAAACCCTTTCTCTAACACAATATCTAATTCCTCTGCAATCTCTTTGAGGCGGTAATAAGCAGCCTCCTCAATCTCATCCTCAACCGTTTCTGCCACTTGGCCAATTGAATAGCCAAATCCAAATCCATAACAGGTAACAGCTTTCTGGATGCGGATCATTTCCTCAGATGCAGCGTTCTCCCAATCCATTACTAAAAAGTCTGCTTCATAAAAGTCATCCTCATCCGTTTCTTGTGAGCGCTCACATTCATCAAATGCTGTGGCCCACAATGTGTGCACTTTAGCCTTTACTACCTCAGCCACCTCATCATTGTGGTCATACATTTCGCGGCTCCATGGTTTTGTGATTTGGATCCCGTACTCTACTTTTGCTGCTTTTTTCATATTCTCCCTTTTTAATTTATATAAAGATAAGGTTTATTTCCGTGCGTGTCAACCTTTTTGGTAACTTTGTTTGAACTTTTTTAATCCTCATCCTCATATTCGCCAAACTCAAATTCACATTCATCAATTACTTCTTCGAAGCACTGTGCTAGCCGATCGGCTTCAGCATCACTTAATTCTGCCTCATCCAAAAAACGATCAAACACTCCTATTAATCCTTCGCTTTCAATAAAGGAATCCATTAATTCTAATGCCGAGTCTCCAGCTACATCTGTAAAGTTGTAAATTCTCCCGTACAAGTCTTGCAATTCTTCTCTTTTCATATTTCTCTCTTTTTTTTAATTTTAATAAAGATAAGGAAAAGATCAACGCGAGTCAACCTTTTCCCAAAGTTTTTTTACATATTTTTTAAATGCTTCAAAAACAATTTTTTAACTTCGGCGTCTGACATTGCGCTAAGCGTGTCAAAACTAATTCCGCATACATAGTGCAACATGTGCTCGTGCTTTTCTCTTGGTGTTTGCATATCTCTTATTTTTTAATTTATATAAAGATAAGAATAAAAACCATGCGTGTCAACCTTTTTGCAAGAAAAGTTTAAAAAAAGTTTCTGAGGAATATTATAAAGAAAAAGGATCCCAGGAATAAGAGAGAGAAACCCGGGATCCATTCTAACACAGAGACTAGCTCTGCCTTACCTAATGCGGCCGATCCGCCGGGAGTGTCTTTCGAGCACTAGGATCCCGGACCCTGTCAGCCTTTGAGAGATATGTTGTTGGCACGTCTGATTTGTATTGCTACATCACAACCAGATTAAGATGCTACTTGATCACGTGCCTAAGTTGATTCTAAATAAAGAGCCGGAGGTGTTAGCTTAGTGCTGTCCCTGAGGAGTGCGAAGCTTGTGGTTACCGGCTCTTAATATTATGTCGTGATCCTTGCGGTCGCCTCTCTTACGGCATTTGGTTGGATCAACCTTCCTTCTTATTTACTTTTATATTATATGAAATCTAAATCTAGATTCCAACCTCGATCTAAATATTATTCTAAAAATCAATCTAAATATACATGTATATCGGTCTAAAAATAGACTAGGTGGTTACTCTGTATAAGTACAGAACCGAACTAAAACCCGTCTAAAAGCACTTTTCTTCTAAAAATAGGACTAAAAATAGAACCGGATTCGATCTAAAAATAACCTAGAATTGGACTAAAAATAGCGGGGAGGAGCTGGATCCTTCTAAAAATAAGAGGTATTGGTCTAAAAATAGAACCGGTTCCTTCTAAAAATAAACGCCCCTAATACGCGTGATCGAACATATACACACTATATGCACGGATCCTTCTAAAAATAAGGTACTCCGTATAGCTAGTGATCTGAACGATCGATCTAAAAATAGCGGGGAGGAGAAGCGGATATCGATCTAAAAATAGCCTATTCGTCCTCAGTCTCTTGCACATCAACTTCCATGTCCCCATGGGACTGTTCTAATTCCAATTCGCCCGAGCTAAGCTGTTCCCAGGCTATATCCTCAGCCGCTTCTTCCGACTCTGCCTCAATCTCAGTCTCTGCATACGCATATGAAACGCTCGACACTCTAATTATATACTTTGCCATATTCTAATTATATACTCTAAATATAAGAATAATAATTCATATATCCTAGCATTTTGTTCTAAAAATAACACGATATTGGTCTAAAAATAAACCGGAAAAGGTTGGATATTCGAATAACCTTTTTACGCACTTCTAACGAGGTCTGCGTCGTTACTGGTAACTGTATATGCCTGGTGCCGCGATATAGAGCCTATGCCCCCCGTACTTGTTGTATTGGGAGGGAGATATATATAACCATCTTCCTTTCTGGATACTAGACACCATTTCGTCTAAAAATAAACGGGTGCGTCTGCGTATTTTAATCTAAAAATAACAAGGGGATGCTGAGGAAGCTGTAGTGCTAGACACTGGGCTCACACTCTGACAGGCTACTACTAATTACTGCATATAGCTTGTGATCACTTCTCCTACCATGTATGCTGCTACTCCTATCATGCCTATCACGCATATAGCTATATAGCCTAAGAATCCTGCTAACATGTACAGTTCCCAGCTAGTTGGTTCACGTCGCGTGTCTGGATCTATTAAGGGCATCATTACTCTGCCTACCAGGTACGTGATGCTTAATATTAAAGCTATCGTTGTTATTCCTAGTATTGTCTTCATTATTATCATTTGCATTATTTTTCGTTAGAAGCTTATCCGTAACCGTACTGCTTTACTAATTAGTTTGACAACCGGTTATCATTTTATTCATAGTTCCTGATTGCCGTTACCTTCGGGAAGCGTGGCTTTCCATCCGGTGTGATTTGAAAATACTTAACCGTTGCTTGCTGACCAACCAACGTGTCTCGCTCTGCCCACAATTCTTTGAGATACTCCCAACCGCCATTAACCGATGCTGTGAAGCGATCTCCGATGGCTGTTTCAAATACTAAGGCACCTACCATTCCTGACAGGTTGCCGTTGCCTTCTTCATATCCGACAATAGTATACTCTTCGTCTGTGAATGATTTGTGTTTCATCAGTGACTTGGATCTTTTGTTTTCATAAGGTGCATCTAACCGTACCATTTGTCCTTCATATCCTGCAGACATATACTCATTGTATAATTCCATTAACTCAGTTTCAGATTCAACAAAGTCTGTAAACACAACCACACAACACGCCGGCAATGACATTTTATTCAATGCTCCGTTCCTAACGGAAAATGGTGTATGGTGTGATGGTAGATCATATACATGATATTGGATAACCGCGGCGCTGTCAATAAGATCCTGAGCCGTTGGTTTTGTCTTTTTAACTAGGGACACAATGGCATTAAAATCATTTGCATACTTATCCGCATACAACTCTCCGTCTAGGATCAACTCCGGATCGGCTTCAAACAATGGCTTTAGGCCTTCGAAGATGTGTGGTGCTGAAATGATAGGTTTACCTGCTCTGGTCCACATACCATCGGCACGAACAATGCAACGAATGCCATCCAGCTTAGGTTGTGAATACACAGGGTATTGTACTTTGTCTGCGAAGTCTTCCCATTTGTGGGCAAGCATTGGCTTGAACATTGTGCCGCTATCTACTGCTGCAGCATCGGCAAAGTAGCCACGCTCGGTGCGCTTCTTCCATTCTGCTTTGGCTTCTGTTAAGGCTTGTTCCTCCGGTGAGGACTCATTCACTTTGCCAATGTTCTTGGCTTGGCAGAAGGTCCATTCGGTTGTGGTGATTGCTCCGTCAACATATCCGGAGTGAGTGCGGTAAGCATCGCCCATTACTTCGATGGTGTGCTCGAGTAATTTACCTGTGGTTGCTCTTTTGTACAAGGTCTGTAATTTCATGTCTCTTATTTTTATACTTTAAATATAAGAATTATTTTTCATATATCCTAGTATTATTCTAATTTAAATCCACATAGCATGTTCTGTATATAACCGTAGTTGATGTTGATTAATGTATGGAGCTAATACGTGTTGCGATGTCGGCGTAAGCCTAAAAGTCCATGTTCTCCATACACGTTCATAATGAAAATGAATATCAACAGGAATGTGGGTTCGTTGTGGTTTATATTCTAATTCAACCGGATAGTATGTATCAGGTGTTGCATTACTAGGAAACAAAGTAAACCATCGATACGTGCACGGAACTCCTGCAGTAATACCCATCAAACCTTTTGATATCTTCAAGCAAATTAATCGTTTCTGATCGAACGATTCCATTGGTATATCAATATTCCTATCCGCAATATTTAATCGACCATGTTTTTCAAACTGCGTAACATCTAATACCATTGAATCTCGCGCCGGCTTGGATACACTTAAAAAATGTGAAATGATTCGATGGTTTGGTAATATGTCATCGAATAAAATCTGTTGCACCTTAGGGTACGTCGACGTTTGCATCGATTGTTCAACCTTTGAATACAGATCCGGATAGAATGCAGAAATAAACCGTTCAGCACCCTCGAACACAACTGGTTCTAACATCTCAATTTCTTTATGCTTTGCATCAAATGTCGCCGGATCATATACCGGTACTCTGAATTTCATTGAACTCATCTATTTGCTATTAAACCATTTTTTATAAACCTTGTTGTCTTTAATTGCAGGTGGTCGGTGACGGAGGTTAGGATCCGCCTTCATTATGCGATTGTATGCATCTTGCATATTCAGCGCCGCTTTGTTCTGATATGGCACATGTTCTTGCCGCTCATTATCAAAATTCTTATTTGGCTGAATTGCACTCATACTCAACTCCTAATGCATCGATCAATGCTTTAATTGCTTCAAATTCAGTGAAGTGCAGTGATATCATTTTGCTATCTGAAATTGCAATATCCCATCCTTCGCCGTTAGTCCATTCAGTAACCTCGACATAGTCATGTTTCTTGTGCCATGCATCATGCAGATTCACAAAGGCTGATGCTCGTTTACTTAGTTCAATTTTCTTGCTATCGATCCATTCTTCGGCAGCTTCTAATCCTTCTTCTACCTTACGTTGTTTCTCAATATGCGCTCGGATATCACCAATAGTATGAATACCTTGTGCTGAGTTATCAGTTGGATACACTTCAGTAGCATCGGGTAATAGTTCTGCTATCAAATCCGTAAACCACATTTCGGCTCCCAATACACCGCCTCCTACTCTGCGCGCGATGTCGCGGGACTCGCCATCTTTTAGTAATACTGCAAATGTTGTGCTCATAGTCTTATTTTTTATCTTCAAATATATCATCGACGCCTAACAGGTTGTTGTAGGTTTCTCTCCAATTGGTAATTACTGGTTGCAACACAAAAAAAGAAACGGCACCTGCAGGAGCCCAAACCCACCACAAATGCAATGGAGCTACTACTACGATGATAGTTGCTAATAGTCCGGTTGCTAATGTCATCACCGTAAACAAAGTTACTAGGAATCTTTTAAACATTGTCTTCATTGTTTTCATTTTCTTGTTGTTTTTGTTGTTCATATTCATAACGACTAACGATCAATTCTCTTTGCATTCTGCCTCGATTGCTTTCTCTGGCTTGCACCTGCTGATAGGCTTCTTCTAATTCTTCAGTGGTCATGTATGCAATCTCTCTTTGAGTTGGTGTCATGAAATCACGTGGATCAATAGACTGCTGTAATTGTTTTAACAATGCATCAAACTGCTCTTGTTCTGACATTTCTGTGTTTTGTTCTTCAGACATATTTTTATTTTATTATATGAAATTATTAGTTTATTTCCAATTGATTCGGTGTGCATATACACGATTAGCATATCCGTTAACACACGGTCTTCCTGTGTTATAACAGCCAAACACTGTCTTCCAATCTCCGTATTTGTTATACAACTTGCGAAGCACTTTCATTGATGTCATAACATTGTATTCAATATCATTGCGTAATCTTTCACGCGAAACATTGTCATGATTATTGCTACGAGCAGTTGGTAACATGATTTGCATAGGTCCTAAGGCTCCTGCTGATGATCCTTGTGCGTGATTATAGTTCCAATGAAAAGGACCATTGTAGCCTGTTTCTGCTGCAGCAATGCCATATGCATAACGCTTTGGAATGTTAAACGAATCTGCATATCGTTCAATATGAAAATACATTTGCATACACGGAGGATCCTGTGTGGTAACTGCTTTATATTCTCGAATTGTTTCTGTTTGAATTGGTACCGACTCGGTGTTATCAAATGAAACGATAGCAGCCGCACCTCCGGCTACTATCATTAGAATCTTAAATCTAATCATTTGACTTAGCATTTTGATAAATACGATTCGTATACATACGGAAGATGGTCATACCAATCTCATCCGAGTATACAACATACTTACCAGTTTTTCTTTCAATCAGCATAAGCTCATTTGCTTCATTAACTGCAATTGAAATTTCATCCGGTGCAAATGCTTTTGCATATGGATTCGATACAAGTTCTTTCTTTGGAGGAAAGTTTTGCGTGTATCGCCCAATGGAAAATCCTAGAGCCAATGCGCCAACAATTGTTGCATAACTTAATACTCGTTTCGCAACTGTTACGAACTGTTCTTTACTTACTGGCATTTTCATATATATTTGTTTTTGGATTACTTGTTTGTGTTGCAACTAGCTGCAAACTGTTCAATTGTCTTAACTCCACAGGCACATGTGCGAGTGATGCTATCAAATTGACAATGCGGGCGTGCTTTGAGTTTGTTCTGAATCCATACATGTTGCTCAGATTCAATTGGAGAAACTCGGCTGTCTGGATACGTTGTACGAGCTATTCTCAACCTTCTAGGTTCTTCTCGTTTGGGTTTACATAACATTCCTAAGTGTCGAAGCATCAATAGGAAACTTGTGGTAAGATTTCTTTTTCGTGTCATAACTCTTTCTCTTTTTTATAATATAAGAAATATTTAGCAATTATCCAACCGATATCGGTAGAGTTTTTAATCTAAATAGATGTCATGAAACACAATGCAATATGCATTTAGTGTAGCTGCTTGATCAAACAACATGGTTCTCTTAAACGGATCTGTAGCTACTTTATATTGTGCTACAATAATATTAGCGTACGCTTGTGCTAACTTTCTAATAACTCTCTTTTTCATAATTCTTTTTCTATAATATAAGAAATAAAAAGAAAAGACCCAACCTGCCCAGGCGATTAATTAATCTTTAAGTAAATCTTTCTTTGTGTTCTTTTTCACTTCAAAATACGTATCAATTAGTTTGTCAATACGTTTGTCAGTGTATGCTTTGCTTTCGCGATGCATTTCATCCATCACACGATGCATACTTTCATCATTGCGATTAATTTGGTTTCTCAGAGTTTGTTCCACCATGTTGATGTCTCTGAAGATTTCGCGTTCGGTATCTTCCTGGCGCTTTTTTAATGGTAGCAATTCTTTTGCTAACGCTGTTACCTTAAGCACACCTATAACGATTGCAACTACAATTGCAAACACAATCATCGTAAGTATACCTATAGCAAATGATCCTATACTCATAATAGTTCTCCTTGGTTGATGCCCGGGCAGGTGGATCATTAATTATTTTGTAATTTTAAATAATTCGTAGTTGCTGTTCTTAGTTTCAAATTTGATATAATCTTCACGTTGCTCAACAATTCGAGTTACGCCTGTTGTCTGCCAAGTAAAGAACTGATTGAACGGAGACATTAGCAACGATCTACCTTCTGCAGGTTCGTCGTGTCTTGCTTTGTAGTAACCGGTTTCATTCCATTCGAGCCATGTAATCCTTGCACTGGTACACGTTAAACCATCACGTTCTCGTACTAGCTTCCAATTCTTTTCGCCATCGACTACTCCTTGATCTACGGCAGCTTTAATCAAGTCATCTTCAACCACAACCGGTATCTTTATTTGATTTAATTTACTCTTCGGCTGTGGCATATCGCCATCCGACAGTTGTGGGTCGTTCCAATCTTTCATATTAATCTAATTTTAATCCAGCTTCTGATTTTAATTCATGCAATGTTTCTCGGATCTTTTCCACTGCTTCATAAGCCTCACCGGTTAGTTTATCATTGTATTTTAACTCGCTTCGTAAGTGTTGGTCCAAGTCCCACACTATCATTTTCCATTTCCATCCATTGATGGCTGACTCCATTTCTTCACGATCTTCGTCGAAGTCAAATTCTAAAGTTACCTTTGCCATATTATTTCATTTGTTATGTTATCCCATTCAAAGTGCCATGGTTCCTGTGCATAATTGTATCGTTCATTCAACACTGCTGCATTGAAGTAGTGAGTGTGACCATCGAAGTAGTGTCCGTATCCTGAATGAATATGCCCACATACATGTATCTTGGGACGTATAGTTTCAATACGCTTTGCCAATAACTCACAACCTAAATGCTGACCTCTTCGGCCTTCTACATCATCCAAGAAACCCCAAGCAGGCCCATGTGTCACTAGTATATCAATGTTGTCAGGAATATCATTCCACTTTTGTTCCAACTCCCAACCATCGCGTGGCAAGTTGAATGCCCAATCATAAAACCAAGGTTGCCATGGCGAACCATATATGCGAACATTTTCTTCTGGCATATCGCCATTTGCACCATCATTGTATACTCCTAACCAATCATCTTCTAGGTACTCGATAGTCTTGTAACCTGTTAGTATGCCTTTTGCCTCTTCAGGCGCATCTTGCATCCATCGGTCATGATTGCCGGCAATGAACACTTTGGTGTCATAGCTGTTAAGTTGATCCAACCACTTGAAGAACATCATCGCTTCAGTTGGACTATATCCTGATGTCATGAAGTCTCCGGCATGGATCAGAATATCGCCACCTGGAAGATCTTTACTTAACAAGTCATGCTTTGCGTGGGTATCTGATATTAATGTTATTTTATATTTTGCCATATTCTTATCGTGTTATACCTAGGTCTTTAAGACTCTTTGGCGTGTAATTAACTTGTTCACAGGATACACAAATATATCGTCGGTCTACTCGGTTGAAAATAGTTCGACCAAATAGTTTAACTGGTACCTCAACCACCTTTTCGTGTATGTGACCGTGTATGTTGTATTTAATACGATAATCCATTTCCATTGGGTGAACTGGGCAGTGTGTCAGGAAGATGCCTTTATACTGCACCATACCGGCAAGGTAGTCAACATGCTCTAACATTTTACGGGAGTGGTTGGGCTTGTCGTGGTTTCCTCCCACTACTATCTTGCGACCGTTAAGACGATCCAATATATCATAGTTCGCCTTTTCCATTGTTACATCCCCTAAAATATAGGTAATATCGCGTTTGTGTACCGTTTTGTTCCATTGCTGCGCGATAAACTCGTCTTGTTCGCCTGCTGAGGCGAATCCTCGATGCTTTGCCATGTTCTCATGACCAAAGTGCAAGTCTGCTATGAATCGTACTGTACTCATTTTCTTTTTCTTTAATATAAGAATAAAAAATGAAACATCCTAATATTATCTGAACAATGTTACATGCCCGTGCAACATGGACTTTCCATCTGTGTCAGGATCGCCATACGTAACCATGTAGAAATAAACTCCATCTTGGCACATCCTGCCTTGATATGTTCCATCCCATCCTGCATTTGCATCATACGACTGCCAAATGAGTTGTCCCCAACGATTATAGATAGTGAGCTCGAACTCATACGGATCGAAGCCAGAAGTAAAAACGGGTTGCCACATGTTGTTATATTCATCGCCATCCGGTGTAAACGTGTTAGGAATGAATATCAAAGTCTCTGGACATTGTGATACAGTTACCGATGCAGTCTGAGTATTAGATATGCACCCATTTGCATAATATGTTACAGATACCGTATTCACGCCTTCCATGCTCCACGTTATGGTTTCATTCAATGTGTTTTGCTGGATTGTGTCACCCATCCATATCCATTCATAGTAACCACCAGGCGGCGTGCTTTGTGCACTCCAAGTTATGTTTGTTATATCTAACTCACATAATTCATAGAATGCATTATATGGCGTTATAGAATCTAATACTGGTGTCGGATACACTGTAATTTGTATGACCGTATCAAACACACAACCGCTTTGCTGATATTCATATGTTATCGAGTTGGTGCCAACTGCTATGCTAGGATCAAACTGTACTCCGGTTACTCCGATTCCTGTGAATTGTCCTCCTATAGGTACTGCTGATAAATTAACAACATCATCATACTCACACAAAGGCGCCTGTGGTTGTATGACAGGATCGATATTAAATATGAATAAATCAACTGCTTCAGTTAAACCGACGCACCCATTAAGCTCCGGCGTTACTTGCACTGCTCCTGGAATGAATCCTGGTGGTAATGCACTCCAATCCACCGTAATGCTATCTGTACCTTGTCCTGATGTGATAACACCAACCGCATCCCAAACAAATATAACTCCTGGTTGTGATGTTGTAACATAACTAGCTAGGTTTGATTGCCAACAAATTGTGTCTGATGACTGTATTGGAGTGACAACGGGAATTGCAGTTCCAGGTAACACAAACACAGTGTCTGGTCCAGGTCCGACTGCGCCATTACATGTAGACCAACCTGCATTGCAAATTGGATAAACAAATCGACAAGTATACTGTGCTCCAGCGGCTGGTGGTGTTACTGTGATTGAAGCTCCAGTTCCTATAGGTGCTGCTACTCCTACTTGGTACCAAGTTAATGTAGGTGTAACCGTAGGTCCGTCAGGAGTCCAACGCCACGAATCATTGGTTGCGGTCCACGCAGTTGAGTTTCGTCCTGGCACGGCTACTGCTGCAGTACCTGTTGCATTGTGTATGGCTTCAACGGCAGTACCACCCGACCATTGCAGACAGGCAGGCTTGTTTTGTATATGGTTTTCAATCACATTGGTTGATTCGTATATTACTATGTGAAATGTTCCAAAGTTATTTGTGCATGAAAACATTGGTACTCCGATCCAACTCACTGTAAGTTTTCTACAAGGTGCAACTCCTGATACTTGATATCTTATTTGTCCACCTAGGCCAGGATGCCAATCCTGCCACGGTCCCATGATACAATTTCTAGGGACTAATGCATTTACCGTTGGTACTGTTTGGGATGTAAACGTAGTAGGTTGTGCTGGGCTAAATGATATCCATCCATTGGATCCTACGTAGAACTGAGTATAGGTTTGACCATAGAAACAAAACGTGAATCCTATATTAAAAGGACCTTGCTGTGAATCATCAGTCATTACCAAATTAGTTCCTGTGTTAGTTTGTGCTGCATATGGAATGCTAGTAACTGCGTATGCTGTGGTTTGTTTTGGATTTGTCCCTGCTGCACATTGTGATAAATCTGCGGTCAATGTTGTTGATGCAACGCCACACGGTAATGTCTGATCAGGACCTAATGCCGGACAATACTGAGAATTAACTGTGCTAGCAGCTAGCAGTATTAAAAATGTAAATAAGTGTTTCATGGTAACCTTTTAAATAAATATGTAAAGTAAAAAAGCCCCGGAGTATTACACTGCGAGGCTTTAAATGTGTCAAGTTATCTGAGTGATAAGGAGTATAGACAATGTCAACGACTACGTCACTGTCAAAGACCTTCCTTGCAGCAAAGGCAAAGTCAAAAACTAAGTCTCGGTTTGTTAGCCAATTATCTTCTCGAGTAACCTGTCTAACGGTTGAGTTCTATCTCAGTTTTAAGTTTGCAAGGAAGCGGTAGTTTCTGAAGCGTAATCAACGCGAATTAATGTAGTTTATACAATATCTTGCTATATCTATATGAAAACCCTACCACCCTGATACAAAAAGAAAGGGCTTTGGCTTGTGCTTCCGCCCTAACTTACCTTGATTATTTTGATTCTTTTGCGATGAACATATCAATTACTGGCTGGAATCTTTCCGGCACTGATATACGCCATGATGCGATATCATTGATTTGTTTTTCCAATTGTTCTTGGAACTCAAATTTAGCTTTCTTTTCAGCCGCATACCATTGTTCTTTAAGAGTTTCAAACTCTGCCCAAACTGTATTGTTATGTGCCGTAGCCGTAGCCATTTCATCTGCATTCGCTCGGGCGATACGAGCATTCTCAGCCGTAACTAGGTTTTTAACCTTGGCTTTGAAATAATTAACTCGCTGTTCGAATTCACGGTGCATTGCTGCCAATTCTTCATGAATTTGAGCCAATGATGCCGGAGTGTGATGACAATGAACTTCTACTGGAGTCTTTTCTCCTTCTTTTACAGTAATCCATTCTAGAGATTTCATGTTAGGCAATTCTATGCGTAACGCGTCTAATTCTCCACCTCGGTGAATAAATTGACCTATATGACTTGCATACGCCTCAGCTTCTAGGTATTCATTGTATTCAGCAACTGAAAGTTGATCCCATCCCCAAGACTCATCAACTTGATCAATTTGATTATTATATTTTAATTCCGCGCGCTCTGGGAATGCAACTTGGTTTGTATAATCAAACTCCATGTTGCGTGTTACTTTAAGCATGGCATCCTTTGCACGGATATTCTCCATAAGGAATGCCTGAGTTGCGCTTAAGCGAGCTTTCTCTTGAAGCAATGCAACGATATCGGTTGGAATCGGATTAGCTGGTTGCTGAGTATACGTCTTGCCGTTAACAGTCACCGTCTTAGATGCATTGTTAATAATAGACAACCGATCCTTGATGTCACGCACTCTTTGGTTGCAAAGGTTGCTTACTGATTGAGCTTGTGATAGAGATAATCCGGTTGTTGCTAATGAATGTTTCATGTTTTCCTTGTTTAATTGTTTAACTTAATTAATAATAAGATACTTAATTCTAATTTCCAAATGTTTTTTAAACTTTTTGCACGCCTGGATGGATTCGAACCACCAACACTCGGATTTGGAATCCGATGCTCTACCAATTGGAGCTACAGACGCATTTTGTAGTCAGGACAGGATTCGAACCTGTGTCTTTTGTTTCGGCCATGCGAGCTCATCTGCATGCTTAGGCTTTTTGTCTTCTCGGCTCCGGAACCTTACGACTGTAGCGTCACCTGATTGGCTACCAATTGCCACCTGACTAACCGTTAAAATTAATACTCTCGGCCCTCGAACAACTTAATCAATCGGTAATGCCATTCTGCAGGAAAATCTGCGAGTCTGGAACTACTCTTTGCTTGTTGATGTGCCTCTTTTCTTGTCGTCGCCTCTACTATACGGTAGGGCGCTTGGTATCCATTTCTGTGACACCATTCCACTCTCCAAAGTGGATACTGTGCTTGCGCTTTCATAATGATCAATGATCATTGTCAGCCATAAGAATTGAGCATGTTACCCTTGTTTATTAATTTAGTACTCGGAGCGGGACTTGAACCCGCACGACCAATTGGCCAACAGATTTTAAGTCTGTCGTGTCTACCATTCCACCACCCAAGCAAGTGCCTGTCTTTCCAGGCTGTACAACAAGGATATTCTTTGCGCATTAAGGACTCTCTTGTGCTTCCTTTGTACTCCTAGCAGGACTCGAACCTGCAACGCCTAGATCCTAAATCTAGTGTGTCTACCAATTCCACCATAGAAGCTTGAGCGTAGTGGGACTGCAGATCCCTGAGGCTCCTACGCAAGTTGTTCCTCTTTATGCCGGCGCCGCTCCCTGCACGGGACTTGTACTTTGTCCTATTAAGCGTTTATGCAAAAGACACATCCTGGTACGCCGACCTGGGTAACCCAAATCCAATGCGTGATGTGTACTTTAGTAGTCCCACGGAGAATCGAACTCCGATTTCTAGGATGAAAACCTAACGTCCTAACCGTTAGACGATGGGACCATAAATAAGAATGGCGTTTAAACCTTGCGTACCAGCTACCATTCTTTATTCTTTACTTCCTGAGTGTATCAAAAAGTCTCGATACTCGTCATTCTCCAATTCACATAACCGATCCAAGCAAGCATCATACGAGCCGGTTTTCAATATGCGGCCGGTGTAATCAACCAATAGCCAAACATCAGGACCAAATTTGATAATTTCCATCTCTTTATTTTTATAATATAAATATAAGAAATAAAAACCAAAAGTCCTAATCTTTCTGCAACATTTTTTCTACTCGATTGCGAGCCTTCTCACCTAATGGTATTGGATGACCTTCTTCATCGATATGCACGAACTTGATGTGTGTGCGAAGCACTATAACCTGATTGCCCGTGTATACATTGTGTGCTCTGGCTTCCATGTACAGGTTGATGGATGAGTTACCTATTGCTTGTGGCTGACCATATATCTTAAGTAGTTGGCCTTCCCGGGCTGGCTTCTCAAAATTGCATTTGTCAATGCTAACCGTAACCATACGGGGTGTATCACAAAGTTGCATTGAGTAGCCGGCTGCAGCTGCATCGATCCAAGCCAACAGCTTTCCTCCGAACAGGTTGCCATGAAACCCTAGGTCGGATTTCTTGATTGGGTGTGTGTTTAGTAATTCCATTATTCCACTGTTTTCTCTACGTATGTGCAAGTCTCACCTGCATCAAATCCTTTTTCTAATAGCAAGGGCAGGGAAGCTGGCTTGCACCAAGCATACACCAAGTACCCTTTGAATCTTTGCTGCACATACTCCCAACGGGCGTCCCACAGCATTCGAAAGATTCCTTTGCGACGATGGTCTTCATGTACCCAAGCATCTAGGAACTTGATGCGTTGTGTTTCTTCTCGTTCCATGTAGATGTGTCCTACAATGTCTCCGTTTACCATGGCGATCCAGGTTTCAAGTCGTTGAGCATTGCTTTTAAGATGTACTATTTTAATGTCTTCCATAAGTTAATGTATTCGTTTTAATATGTCACTTAATCGGCTATACATTTCTACTGCTATCGGTACTGACATCAGTGCAATAAGAAAATTGTTTACATACGAGTATACTGTAATCACACTACCAATTGTAACATGTTGGGTTGTAAGTACCAACACTATGATCGACGCAAACAAAAATATGTTTTTAATCATCATGATGAGAAACCAATTCTTTCCTTGCAGAGTTGATTGGAATATCTCTAGTTGGCGCCGGCGATTAAAAAACAGCACTGAGGCATCATATCCAGCTTGTATAGCGTCTCCTTTGCGTTCATAATGTGTGTTCCTCAGTTTGATTGCCTGCTTTATTTTGCTGTATAGTAAGGTTACAGCAGCAAGTATCATCACGAATGCAATACTAACCAACACACCAACCTGCCAATTTTCTGAGTAAATAAACCCGATGGATCCTACGATTGTAACAATGGTTGCGATATAGTAATGCACATATCCTTCCAATACATTAACAATATCATGGGCCATATCTGTTCTAGCAATTTTGGTTGATGCATCATGATGCGGTTGCCGCAGAAATCGAAACACGATGCTGTTGTATATTCGAGTGTACACTTTGGTATCATACACCATTCGTTTATAATTAAAAAATGCAGATAAGAAATATGAGGTTCCTAACAGCACCAACCAATGCCATGTGCCACTCATCAGGCCGTCAATGCTTTTACCAAGCAGAAATGGTGTTGCTAGATTAGACAGCTCGGTGACGAGCATGAACAAGTAAATGAATGATAGCTGGCGTCGATGCTGTTTGAATATCTCATAAATTTTATTCATAGTTTAATTGATTAACGTCACTTTGATCGTCGGGTATGCCGGTGAGTGAATATCTATCTTTATTTAGATCCGCAGCTAGTTTAGTCTTAATAAACTGCTCCTCGCCTACCGGATCATATATGTTCCCTTGCGAATCTCGTACCCAGTAATGCGGAATAAACTTCCATTGATCAGCATATTCGCTAGTCTCAATCCACTGTTTTCTATCGTTAGCATCATTCCAATTCCCACCATCCGAAATAAACTCGCGTTTCATTTCTTCAGTGAAGTCAGCTTTATCGTATACGACTGAATCCGCCTTAAAATATCCTTCTACGCGATTCAATTCTTGCGCCCCATGTTTTGTCAAAAACTGCATAAAACTCAACGCAGCAGGACCACAATTATCTCTTTTGCAGAAGTACTTCAGTTCCTTAGGACTTACGGTTTGTTTCCACTGAGCAATAAGACTCTCTGGCGATGCTGTCTCTTTCAATAAATCTTTTAATCGTATCATACGTATAAATATCGATTAATTTGATAACGGTGCTTTAATTGTTGGGTGTGATTGTTACTTTATACTTCATTGTTTTGTCATTCATATCCATAATACCAAATACAACAGAATCCGTATCATCAGGATTAATTAATGTAGGTGTTACGAGATAACCTTGCAGAATTTCTAAGTCTCTACGTATTTGTTTTACTAAATCAATAGGGATTTTAGTTTCAATTTCTGATTTTTCAAATGTTTCTGGATTGTAATAATCCGCTTTGTAATTTTCCATGATTTTTATTTTTTTAATTTGATAACGGTGCTTTAATGTGTGGGTGTGATTGGTAGTTGCCTAGTTGAAGATCCTCCTCCAACAGACACTTGCAGAAGTTATCGTTGCTGAAACCTTCTACCACTGCTACGGCATCTATAGGTCCTACTCCACATTCTCCAGATTCAGTTGGCCACCACTCTGTGTTAATGTTTAAGGTTGGTAATGGATATGGTTCTCTTGTTAGTTGTTCCTTTGCTTGTTCAATATGATTAGAATACAAATGCGTATCACCCAAGTTACCAATCAATTCATCTGGAACCATGTTCACTGCCTTTGCAATGATTTCAAGTAGTAAACCATAAGAAGCAATATTGAATGGTAAACCTAAGAATGTATCTACTGAACGTTGGTTCCACATTAAAGAGATTGCTCTGGTTGGTATGTTATTTCTATCCCAAGATTCAACCGTCATAGGTGATACAAACTCAGAATCATACTTAGCTAATTTTCTTCTTTCTTCCAAACTCAACTCTCTTGTATAAACTTGAAATCCATAATGACAAGGTGGAAGTGTCATTTGGTCTAATTCACCTACATTCCAAGCTGAAACCATTAGGCGTCTTGAGTCTGGGTTTGTTTTAAGTTGGTATATGAGCACTCCTATTTGATCGTGCCATAAAGATCCTTTAGCTAAAGGGTGAACATCAGGAATACTCAACCATCCTTGCCACTTTCTCCATTGTTTACCGTACACGGGACCTAAATCACCATATAGTTCTGAAAACTTATCGTTATTTTTAACCCAGTTAATAAATTCTTCTTTTGAAAAAGGTCTATTTTGGGTTTCATCGTTTTCATAAATAACACCATGAAGTTTATCCTTTTCATATTTTTTTAAGTACGCTTTATACGCATCACCATCCCATATATGACAATCATTATCAACAAGGTATTTGATGTTCGTATCACCACGCAAGAACCACATTAGCTCTGTTGCTATAAGTCTGAATGGCATCTTTTTAGTTGTGAGCAAAGGAAACCCTTCTGACATCTTATGACGTATCTGCCTACCGAATACAGATAGTGTTCCTGTACCTGTTCGGTCTTGTTTAGTTACTCCATTCTCTAAGATATCTTGGAGCAATGCTGTGTATTGTTTATCTAGCGTATTCAAAAGTATAAGTCTTGTAATCGTTTAATTTCTGCAATTATATCTTTTAGTCGGTTGATCTCTGCAATCACATCGTCACCTAACTCAATCTTTGACATCATTGAGATATCAACAAGCTGTGTTTCCAACAAGTGAATTAGTTGTTCTTCTGCAGATGCCGTAATCAGCTCTACTGGCTCCAATTGTCCCTCATTGAAAATATGCAATAGACCATAGTCATCCATTTCTCCAACTACTCGAATGTCGCCACCCAATGTTTCAAACACACCTACGATTGTGCAAGGAAAATCATATCCTTTTGGTTTGTAGGCTTTGTCCCCTACCTGGAATTTTGTTTGTTTATTCATAACCTTCTACTAGTTTCATTATGTTTCGTGCTAACTCTCCTGCGGTGCGAGTGCCATCCAGGCTCCATTCAATAATCATATGCTCAACCTCAGCTGAGGTATCATACAAGCCATCAGCCTCAGCATCTGACACTAAGTCCTGTAATGCAACTTCCTGCCGTTGCTTTTTTGTCATTGTTGGTATCTCAACAGTAACATACTGTGGTGTCAATTGATCCGGTCCGATCCCAACGCACACTTCGATTGTTTTATTTCGTTTCGCCATATTTTTTTCTTAGGAATTCTGCGTATGCTACTCGTCGCTTAGGTTTAATGAAAACCCAACCATAAGTCATTTCAAACCATTTAATGAATCTATATTTCATACTCGATGTGCTTCTAACAAGTTAATTAATGCTTGTGTTTTTGCAAAATCATAAAAACGAATAGCTGGGTCTGTTTCGAAAAATTCGGCAAACCATTCACCATCTACAGTTTCATCTGATGCATTTGTTATGAGTTCGAATCCTCGAGCAATTGTATACGTATAATAATAAAATTCATCTTCCGTCCATGTATTGCCAAGATCGTCTTCACATTCTACACCTTCTTCGTGTTGTCGCTCAAAACCTAGTAATTGTATTTCTTTTTCTGTCATAACTTATAATATAAATTTATTCTATAATTTCAAAGTCTATATCGGGTATTGTTTCACAAAACATGAAATGAGTCTGTGTTCTCAGAGCATGGTCTGCCCCGACTGCTAACATGTACTGTTGCACTATTTCCATGTTAGGTGGTTCATCTAATTTAGCAGCAAAACAGCTTACTGGCTTCTGCGTTATAATAATGTAAGCTACATCATTGTGCTTGTATACCTTCTGCATATTAACCTCATTAAAAGTGCTTATTTGACCCAATCTTCATATGCAAACATGATGGCATCTGAAATGTTTAGTGTAGGATCTTCTTTCATTAGCTTTAGTGCAAAGGTAACTACCTCAACTTCTACTTTAAGATCCACTGCTTCCTGCAGCACCCAATCTACTACATCGAGAGAGCGACTGAATTCCTCAGCCGCCCTTTTCTTTTTCTTGCCCTGGACCATGCGTTTAAACTTTGCAAACAGTTTAGCATCATCCTGGCTATTTCTTTTTGGAAATGTTTTCATCACATCATTCCTGGCATACCTTGTGGCATATCCATATCGTCTTCTTTAGGCTCATCCACAATCACACACTCGGTCATCAACACCATTGCTGCGATGCTGGCTGCATTCTCGATAGCCGTTCTGGTAACTTTGGTTGGATCGATGATACCCATCTCAATCATATCGCCATACTCATTAGTACGAGCATTGTAACCATATGCTGAGTGAGGTGTTGCCGTTGCTACAAAGTGTACTACTACACTACCTTCGCCTCCGGCATTTGCTACGATGCAACGCAAAGGCTCTTCAACCGCACGTTTTACAATACCAATACCAATATTCTCATCTTCATTGGTGCTTTTTAGTTCATTTAACGCGGTTAAACATCTAATCAAAGCAACTCCCCCGCCAGGTACTACACCTTCTTCTACTGCTGCTCTAGTAGCCGCTAATGCATCATCAACACGATCCTTCTTCTCTTTCATTTCAGTCTCAGTTGGAGCTCCAATATAAAGTACTGCTACACCTCCTGCTAATTTAGCCAAGCGCTCTTGCAGTTTTTCTTTCTCGTAATCAGATGTAGCATTCTCAATAGACAAACGGATCTGACGAACTCGTTCTCTGACATCTTCTGTCTCACCATCGCCATTGATAATTGTGGTGCGGTCCTTAGTAATCTCTACTTTCTCTGCACTACCTAAATGATCCAATGTTGCATCTGCTAGTGTTAATCCTTTTTCTTCTGAGATAACAGTACCACCTGTTAATGCAGCAAGGTCCTCGAGCATCTCTTTACGCTTCTCACCAAAGCCTGGTGCCTTCACTGCTGCAATCTTAAGTGCTCCTCGAATACGATTCACTACAAGTGTAGCCAATGCATCACCATCTAGATCCTCAGCAATAATCAACAAGCTGCGACCTGTCTGAACTACTGGTTCTAGGATTGGCAACAACTCTTTCATTGAAGAAATCTTTTTGTCTACTAACAATATGCAAGGCTGTTCCATGTCAGCAATCATCTTCTCTTGGTTGGTTACAAAGTATGGAGACAAGTAGCCACGATCGAACTGCATACCTTCAACTGTCTTAACTTCAGTTTGTGTTCCTTTGGCTTCTTCCACAGTAATGACTCCATCGTTACCTACCACTTTCATTGCCTCAGCAATTAGCGATCCAATAGTCTCATCATTGTTTGCAGAGATAGTTGCAATCTGTTTGATCTTGTCGTTGTCAGATCCAACTTCTTTTGACATAGATTTAAGTTCAGATACAACGCATCCTACTGCCTTGTCGATTCCTCGCTTCAAGTCAATTGGATTAGCTCCTGCTGCTACACTTTTGAGTCCTGCAGTTACTAGTGCTTGTGCTAACACGGTTGCTGTGGTAGTTCCATCTCCAGCTACATCGGCTGTCTTTGCGGCAACCTCCTTAACCATTTGTGCACCCAAGTTCTCGATTGGATCTGACAGCTCAATTTCTTTTGCTACCGAGACACCATCTTTTGTGACGTGGGGACTACCATACTTCTTACCGATTACTACGTTGCGACCTTTTGGTCCTAGGGTTGCCTTAACTGCATTTGCTAAGGTATCAACACCTCGTTTTAGTTTTGTTCTTGCTTCTGAATTAAATTCAATTTGTTTTGCCATAGATTATTTCCTTTTATAACTTTATTTAATATAAATATTTACTGAGCCATTTCCAAGAATTTTTTGTTAATTGTTTTGGAAACCTCGGTCATATTTTCTGGACGAATGAATTGAGCATCCTGACCATACATAGTTTTGAAACATCGCACATCAGTTTCATATGACCCGTGTGAGATGAAGTAACTAATAACATTGATACCTATCTCGCGCATTCCATCCACGCAACGCTTTGTGAACTGCACAGGATCAAACCAATAATCTGCTCCGCTAATTGCGGTAGGTGCTCCATCTGAGTAGTTAATGAAAATCAATTCATCGCCTTTAGCATCCGCTTTAATGTCATTCTCAATACTTTTGAATGCTACACCTTCCGGAGTACAACCAAATGTGCTAAGATATTTGAACATGTTTCGGATCTTGCTAATCTTGTCGTGAGCTGAGTCATATGCATACACAGTCACACAACGCTCACTGCTTCCTGCAATATTGGATGTTCCTCGCAAAGATATTTGCACTCGGATTCCTGTGGTCATTGCTGCAGCTTGTGCGATTGCTACTGCTGAGGTAATTGCTTGTTCCAACTTGTCGCCAGACATCGATCCGGATGCATCAATTGAAATATGAATAAAATAGTTCTTGTAACGGTCAGTTACGATGCGGTGGAACACATTAGCATTGTTATATCCTAATTGTGATACCAATCGACGGTCAATCTTACCAGCTGTCAATCTAGTAGTTTTAAGTGTGCGGTCTGCACTACGTAGTTGCAATTTGTTTCCTAACTGCTTGCCTAAAACAATACCTCGATTAACTGCTTCATTCATACGGACCATGTCTCGTACACCATACCCATTATCAGTGAGTTGTCGTTTTCCGTTAATAACATCAGCCGCATTGCTAGAAAACAACTGAGGCAAACTGCATACAATAGATTGAGTTAGCTTCTTAATAACAACCGTTGTCACCGGACAGCCATCGCCTGCTTTGTTAGTATACACATCGCGGGTTTCGGTTCCTGACTCGCGAAGAGCATTAACAACTGCTGCATCACTTTTGCTAAGACGTCCTTGTTTCTTTTGCTCGCCGGACAAGAATTCTCGTTGAGCTTGGATAGCCTTTGCCAGTTTATCCAACTCTTTCATTGACATCTTAGGATGCGTTTCTTCTGATTGGTCGTCATCAGATCCATCGCCACCATCGCCAGGTTCTCCTTCGCCTTCGCTGTCAGACGGTTCGCCTTCTGAATCTGCATCTCCTGGTATTCCTGCTTGTGGAGTTCCTCCTGCTTGTGGTGTCGGCTGAGTTGTCCCGGGATTTGGTACTGATGGCAATGTGCCTACTGCGGATCTTACTATGCGGAACATATCAATAGCCAACATCAAAGCATCCTCGGTAGTCTTTAAGCGATCAATGTTGCGAAGATCTACTAGGTTCCATATATCTCGCAAAGCCTTAAGCGAATCTAATTGTCGGTTTGGATTAGTGAAGTTGATGATGTGGAACATGTACGTGTCCCAATCTTCATCGGTCTTCTCGTTTCCAATCAACGCTTTGTCAATAATTTTGTCGTTGAAGTATTTGTCATACATTGCTTCATAATACATACGGTATCCCGGAGCATTAGTATAGATTTTATAATCGATGCGACGGTCTTCAACCCAATTCAATAAGTCTTTGATTACTGCAAAGTCGCGGTTGGTCATTGTCATTTCTGGATCCAAGCCTTGCATCTGAACAATCTTTCCCATCCTAGTACCAGATAATGAATGAGAACCTTTAAACATGGTAAAGTCAGTGTATGCAATATGGGAACCTTCATGCAATGCTAATCCTACAGCTGGGTCAAAGTTCTTGTCCTCCAACTTGGTACCAATCACAACTTTCTCGCCATCGGTGTAACTTTGGTCGTTGCTTTGGAATACTACTGGGATCTGCTTGCCTGTAACGATATTAACAAAGTTACCGATAGCTCGTTGAGCTGCAGCCAATTTGGTAAAGTCGGTGCTTTTGCCTCGGCCAAAGTCGGTATCAAAATCTTCGTTTAACCAAAAGCTTGATGCTGCGCGTTGGTATCCGCGGAAGCCAGTGCCGGCTTGAATTGCATTGGGAAATTTAATGTCTCTTTTCATATCAACTCTTTTTATATATTATAAATATAAGAAATTATTTGGTATTATCCAACCAAAAAGATTAAAAAAATGGAGCTGTTTACACACTAACCGTTATGCCTATCAGGTTAAACGGGTCACTCCATTTTCTTGAGCTATGAAAAAGATCTTAGAATGGGATATTGTTTAAGTTATCTGTATCGGCTCCTACATTGAAAATGTCTTTCTCTGCAGTTGCCATATGTTTCTGAATAATTTGTTTCACAAAGGTTCTTTCAGAATCTGCACCTCCTGATGCATCAAAGAAAGGAAGGATTGCTACCTCAGCAGCTTCAATCAAAGTGAATCCATCTGCTAACAAGTCGCAAATACGAACCGTCATACGAGTGGATACCATGGTGCTGAGTTTACCGTCTTCAGATCTCCATTCTTTGCGAGTAGAGTCTGCAATGTCAGCCACTGCATGAATAAGCTCTGGTGTCACCTTGTTACCAAACTTATAAGTCAATAGTGCTGCTTCACGCTCCATGGAAAGGATATCAACCTCAATGATTTCGAAACGATCCATCAAGGCACGGTCAAGCACGCGTGTCGATGTATACTCGGTACCAATGTTTGCCGTAGCAATAAATGATACACCCTCAGCAACCTTAATAGTCGGAGCATCAACATCTTCGTCTAGGCGAAGGTAACGCTGACCCTCATCCAACACTGTCATAAGGATGTTCCATGCCTCAGGATGCGCACGAGACAACTCGTCAAGCAAGATTACAGCATTCTCAGTTTGGATAGCCTTCACAAACGCTGACTCGTCAAATGTGGTCTCGCCAGCTTTGAAATGCGTGTTACCAATCAGAGTAGCACGCGGATCCTGTGTAGCTCCTAAGTTAAAATAAAAGAATGCTCGGCCGGTTGCTTGTGGCAAAGCCTTTGCTGCTTGTGTCTTACCACAACCTGCAGGTCCTACCATCATGATGTTCTTGCCACGAACTGCTGAACGAACCAAGTACTTCCATTTGATGTCAGACATTTCTAGGTCAGCCGGCTTGATGTTCTTAGCATTGTTAATGAATGCCATCACCGGATCCATCTCTGTAGCTTCTGCTACTTGTGGGGTGCGTGGCTCTGCAGGAATATCTGCCATTGGCACTCGCTTACCGCGACACGTGTCAAAATTATACTTTAGCCCTTCCATGTTGGTTGCAGCCAAATTGATCATGTCCGCGCGGAACAAGTGCGTAATGTTTGCGCCGGTGTTTACCTCAATTACACGTACGCCTTTTGCATCGATTTCAACGATACCATAAGTTTCTTTTTTCATAACTCTTTTGATTTTTATATATTATAAATATAAGAAATCTTTTGATAGAAACCAACCTATTTGTAAACTTTTTTCATAGTTCCGTCATTATATACTTCGAAATATATTCCGTGCATGGTGTTAAGACTGCCCGCGGATACTTCTTGACCCATCATGTTAATTAGTTTAACAACATATTTGTCAGCTGTGTTATCAACTAGTATTGGTCCGTATATTTTAAATTTTCCGTCTTTGTCTACTTGAACTAAACGATAATAATTCATGGTTGGCTCAAAGTCGTTGTCAATAAATGTATATGATGAAACCATAGTACTGTTTCCTACTGCTGGTTCCAGACCGATAACTGATTTTTCTGTAAACTCACTGGTCGTTGTTCGTTCAATCCAATAGTAATCTGAATTATGTTCTGAGGCTGTTTTCCATGCCAATAAGTTTCCAGATTGCGTTGGTAGTCCTTCGAAGGACATCATTTCTACCGGTAGCGGATCAATTTGAATTAGTTCAATATTATCTAACCACCATTCTTCCCCGGCTGAATTAACTCGACAATAAAAATCTACAGCAACTGATGTTAAGTTTGATGCTAACATCAATGTGTATGTTGCTGGAGTTGCGGTTGATGCTCCTGCTGCTGCTTGGTAAACATCGCCGGTTGGTGCTGCTGAATTTGTAAATGTTCCGTTTGCTGTATGTATAACTACACCGGTGTTGGTATAAGGCCATGTTGCATTTGAATTGCCTGTAATTCTCATTTCATTTACATATGTGCCACCGTTTGCTGATACTTGCACACTTAAATAATCAGCAGCATCTAAACCGCGTGTTGCAGAAGCTGATGAGTATGTATAGGATGCTACTCGGAATCTAAGTTCATACATTTTGGTTGGATCCAAAGTTACAGTTGGTAGTGAATACCAATCTTGTTCTATTCCAGATGAACCATTACCTACGCCAAGAATTGCTGCAGATGTGGATGGAGATACAGATGCATTAGTAAACCAACCTGATGTTGCACCAAACAACCAACCTGCTGACAGATAAGTTGTTGAAGAAGTTTCCATGTTATCGAATTCAATAACGGTTTGTGTTCTAGCAAATCCTGCTAAAAATACAAATGCTAATAATAGTTTATTCATGTGATTTGTTTTTGTGTTTTGTTTTACGGGTATATGTTTTTTTAGATTGTTCCGTTCTAGAAACAAATCGTCCATCAAAGAAGCCTTGTTGTTTTTGTGATTCTCGGGAAGCACCTAAATTAATTTTTAGTATCTGGTTGTTCATAACGTGACATTGTTTGTTCGAATGCTACTTCGTAGGCTCGAGCTAAATCAAATCGATGGTCATATTTTAGTTTGTCTACTAGTTCAAATACTTGTTCGTGCACACCTTGTTTGTATGCCTTCATCATTATCTCTTCAATTCGATCTGCCATTACTACACTCCAAATATAATAAATAAAACTTTAATTACCAAGCTCGGCAAGACCAATATCTTGCTTTTGTGCGAGGGCCTGGATTTTCACAATTATGTCTAGCTCTGAATGATTTTCTACGAGCTGGATTAGATTTCTTTATGCGCATTGTTTTTTGACCAGCACGTTTTGCTGAGGTACCTCCGTGACCAAAGTTAACTTTAACTACATTGCCTTCTGCATTGCGTACATACACTTTGAACTTCTTGACATCGCCACGCATTGGTTTGCCCAATTTAACTTTGCGTCCTTGGTACTCAGCTTCATTAAGACCAGGTTCAATCAGATTAATATGTTCTGATTCATTAACACTGCGTTCAATGTATTCTACAAGACATTGAGCACAATATCCTTCTGCTTCTTTAATTGGAACACAGTTCGGAACTTTGCGTCCTCCTTTTTTCTTCATTCCAATCATTTCATATCCGGACCAGCATGGTGCAGATTCATCAATATAATTCATTTACAACTCCTGTCGTATTGCTAATTTAGGTAAATATGATTTCCAAGTTGCCAACACCTTTTGCATTTCTGCATCAGTGATAGCACCACTTTCCACAAAGCCTTGCAAGAATGTTGTTACTGCTTCGCGGAATGGTGTACGAGTCTTTTTTGCTTTAAGATATAGTCCATGTATCATTGCCGGAATTTCTTTTGGCAACATGAAGTATTTGAATGGTGGCACTTGTCCAGCCTCAATCTTCTTTCGCAGTGGCATATCCGATGCAATGTATTTGCCATCAATAGTATTCCATCCTGATTGAGTGATATGTTCGATTTCATGTCGTAGCACATCTCGCAATTGCATTGCAACCTCACTTAAAACCTTAGGATACTCTGCAGGATCAATTTCGAATCGTACTTCAATTAATGGTGGTTCATCAGAATCTCGTTTAGTGCTATTATAAGCATCGCCTCCATAATTAAAATTATTTAGGCCATCGATCCATTGCACTTTAAGTGAAAGATAAAACTCTAATGGAATAGTTTCGTTTGAAACCTCTTCAAAATATATCTCTTCAAGCTCATCACTAGTAATCTGTGGTGCAGTGGCTGCATCTGTAAAATATATCTTCTTGCCAGCAAACTCACCATTAGGATCCTTAGTTGATGCAAAACTATCTTTAACAACTGATAACAATGTACGCGATAAACTAGTAACTAACGCGTCATAGCGTCCTTCTGTAATAAGTGTTTTCATTGATATCATATTAATAAATATCAGCCTAATAAATTATAGTTCCAGAATGTTTCTTTGTCTTTGTTGAATGGATTACCGGTTTGTTGATAGTAACAGTTCAAGCAAAGCATCTGCAAATTTTCTATGCGATGATTGGTTTCATCCCCATCCATATGATCTAATAACAACGGCACTGTGTCGTCTGTTACCCTGCGTTCAGCATATCCACAACATGCACATTGCTCCGGCATAATGTTCAAGGCGAAGAGTCTGTTGCGAAGTTTCCAACCCGGATAATTTGGATAATGTCCTTCTAGTATTTTATCAATTGAATATATACCTGCTGTGGCTCGTTGTGAGTCTTTGGTAATGCCTAAGCCGGCTTGGTTGGTATGCAGATCATAAAGTGTCTTACCTGTTTCCCGATCCACATACATTTTTGCATATTTCTTCCAGGTAGTGAAAGACACTTTGAGAAAGCGTGCCGCTTCTGCATTTGATTTGGTGTTGGACATAGCATAACGAATATCTGACTCTGGCAGGTTAAAAGATTCCCTGCCTCGTCCATATACATATTTATACTGCTTGTCCATAATCAATAAACACCCTTTTTACGAAGCTCTAATACCGCGGTTTTAGGCAGTGTCTTGCGTTCCCACATTTCACGCATCTCAGGCTTTAAGTTTCTGGTAAAGTCGAGGAACGTGGCCGGATATACCCCACTACGACGCTTTACTTCATCATACCAAGTAGAATAGGTTGAATACAATTCATCAAAGCGTTCTGCATCTGACATTGTATCTTGATGTTCGAGTTGATCCTTAAGTGGCCACAAATCAATTGGCACATTTGGATCTTTGCGACGTGCTGGTAGGCGTGGTTGATTCTTTTCTCGATTTATATTTCGTGTGATGAATTTATCCATCATATTAATACTACGATCTTTCGGGGACATCCCGGAGTGTGCAGATTTTTTACCCATAACCTTATTTCATTTTTTCTGTTAATACAACTATTCGTCTCCAAACATCTTCTGCTTGGTATATATACTTTTTGAACTCAACTACATTTTGTATAGTTCGTGCCTGATCTGCTTTGCGCAGGATTCGATGATATCGGGCGTGTAAAAACCCAATGCGAATTTTTCTTATCCAATTAATCATTTTGATTGTTTTATAACTGTTACGTTTAACCCTTGATCTCGCAAGTCATCACATATATCAAGACATAAATCATATGCATCTACAAATACCGAACATTGCTTGTTGTTATGTGTAATTGTAGCACACTGAACTGCTTGATAATAATTGTGGCCGCAGATTTCAATTAGGCAATCGACTACATGCTCGACTGTATTTACGGCATCATCCATCAATACTACTTGATACTGGCCCCGTCTCTTTGTTAATTTTTTCTGTGACATCTCTGATGATTGCTGCTTGTTCCCAAAACTCATTTTCTTTTGCATAATTTAAAGAATCGTTTAAAAATCTTAGTTTCCGATCCATGTTCCATTGGCCTGGCCATTCCCACTTGTTTGTGGACATGACGTTAATAGATTTAATGAATACTGTGTCTATAAAATTCTTTGTTTCCATACTATATTATATGAAATTATTTTGTGGTATCCAAATTGATAACTAATCAGATTATTTGCTGTTCCGAATGATCAACTCACCTAAAACTTCTAATCGACCTACTTCTCGTTGAAACTCGATTTGAGTCATGGAAGTAGATATTTTCTTGTAGGTAGCATCATATTCTTTTTTTGCGGCTTCTAAATCAAATTTACCTTCTGCAGCCCGTTTGTAGTATGGCAGTTTTACTTTGAAATGGTGCCATGTTAGTAGAGCTAACCCGCCTTTCTTTTTTGCATTGTCAGAAATCTTTTCTGCACCAGACTCGCGGGTGTCAGCAAATGATTCAAAAGTATCTGGTTTGTCTTTTGCTTCAAAAAGTAAATTACGTAGTTTCATATTAATAAATATTTACTTGTTTGGTTTCTCCGGTTTGAATTCAGTTATATATGAATAATCTGTTTCATATCCAGATTTACCTTCAACTGAATAAACTGTCATATCAATTTTATATCCTGGATTTTTGTCAATTCGTTTATACGTCCAAGCAGTATCGATCCATATGATGCGGTTGTTAGGATATATAAAGTAGTTGCCATTATCCATTTTGAATACATGTCCACATTTGTGTTCTGGAGTTTCAGAGAAGTTTGTGTCTAACACGTTTCGATTTTCATGTGACCAATCCAGAGTGAATAAATATACACCCTGGCGTTTTACACCTGTTATGGAAATTAAATCTGCTCGTAACCCGGATAATCGCTCTCGTACTTGCACATCAATGTATGATGAAAAACAGTCCCAATAAACATGTTCTGTTAGTGGTAATCGTTCTGCATCTTTTCGCCATGCAAATGCATTAATGGGCCTTCTAGTCCAATTGACTCCATTTTCTAAGAATGCCTCAAATAATGGAGTTCTTTTTTGAATAGATGCAACACTGTGCACATCTGCGGCTGTGAATTCACCATGACCTTTTTCATGGTTAAATAAAAACTCATTTCGTATATAACATGTTAGAGTTGGAACATTTGCGTTTAAATACGCCATATAACTTATTTTTTATGTTTAAAATATTGAACTTCCCGTTCATGTTCCTCCGCGGCTGATTTAGAATCAAATGTTCCTAAGTTTTTACCTGCGTGGCTGTATAAGCGATATCCGGATTTTACTTTGCGAATAATCTCACGAATAAAGTTTTTCATTTCAGCTTGATTGTTAAGCGTAACTGGTACGAATTGTGGTTGCTGTGAATTGTATGCATCATCATTGCTATGTTGCATTCCCTTAGGACTTGTTTGCAACGAATTCATGATGAATCCACCAACTTCTTCTACATCGTCTTTGGATGTTGCAATATGATCTACTGCCCACCCATGTCCATTAGAAAGAATTCGATCTACCTGAGCCGGATCCATTTGCAACAATGCATCTACCGATTTTTTGATAGTCTTTAAGTTTTCAAAAAACATGTAATTGCTAGTGTTGGTATAATCCATTTCAGAGTTACAACCACATTCGTTCAGTCGTTTCATGTTATGCCTTTTTAGCAACGATAGACCAAATTGCACCCGTAAGTGTCATTGCTCCACCAACAATCTCAGTTACTACAGTTTCGTCAACTAAACCTTTCATCACGAAGATACCTCCGACAAAAGTTAATGCGTGACGAACAATTCCTAGAATTTGTTCTTTTGTAAGTTTCATATTGTTCCTTTATTATAAATATCATTATGATTTCTTTAGCTGCAATACAACGTTAATACCATATACTGCAGACGTAGTTGCACTTTCTCGAAGTTGAATATTAATTAAATCACCGAGTAATACATCTATTGCCGAATTGCTTACAGCTTTATCGACAAATGAGGTAAGATCTAAACCAGCAGCAACTTGACCTACAACAGTACCATTTTTTGCTATACTAACTTTGACATCTGCAGCGCCTTGAGTCGTAGTATATGATGTAGCGCTACCCGACACAATAACACCAGTAAATGGTGCAAATATTCCTATTCGGTTAGCAGTTGGATATGGCGCTGTTGGAACGCCTCCTATATAGTTAATGCTACCAGAAGTAGTATTTGTTTTCATTGAATGAAAAAATGTAAGAGTCATATACTCTGCAGCCCCAGCTGCATTCACTGCATATGATGCAGTTGTTGCAAATGATGCTGTGCCTAACAATGTCCCGGTAAATGATCCTGTAAATGATCCGCTAGCTATAACGGTATCAGTGCTACCTCCACTTAATGCATCAATCGATCTAGTTACATGTGCTGCTTGTATAGTACCACCGTCGGTAATACCTGTTTTATTTATTATCGCCATTGTCTATGTTCCTTTTTTTATATATCGGCCAATTTTTTGTTTGTTCGTTTAACCAGGCCTGTCGATCATCACACCCACAATCTTCATCTAGTATCTGTGCAATTCGTTTTGCTAGCTGATCTAATCCTGTTGCAACAGTTATTTTTTTAATATCGTCGCCTAAGCCTTTACTTTGCATCAATTCCTCCATTGTTCATTGAGTTTCTAAGTTGCATGATCATTGTTTGATACTGAGCCGTTTGTGGTATTTCAAACACAGTTCGTCCTGGAAACTGATAATCATGTTCTGGATGCATCATTAGCATATGACCCGTTTCATCAATTCCTAACACAGGATGTGCTACTTCACGCATTGTGATCGCCCCGGTTGGAGTTGGTATCATGGTGCAGAAGCCTGGATGTTTCCATTGTCCTTCTGGATCAATTACTCCGCCTGTTTTTCGTATAACATTGGCCCAACCTTTAAGGTCTAATGGTCGTTTGCGCGTAACATGCAAAACCAATGATTCTGTTATTTCTTTTTCATCGTCTGATTTTAGGAAGGCAGATGGCATAATATGTTTATCCATTTTGAGTGCCTTTGCTAGTATTGCTACTAAACTACCACCTGGCATAATTGCTACTGTAGTTAGTCCTAACAGTTTCACCACATCTTTCATTTGGTTACGAACCCATGCCCATTCTTCCGAAGTTAGTTTCTCACCGTTAATATGACGAAGCAGCATCACCATGGCTTGTTTGGTTTCATCTTTCTCAGTACGCATTGCCGAAATAAAGTGTTTTACTTTATCCTTTGCTTTGTTAACTGTGTCAGCCATATTGATTTCATTTAAAGAACTTTCTAACGCAAGTTGACCCATTGTAATCTTTTTTTCAAGGTTCTTTAAACGTTCGATATATCCTTTATTACGTAGATGTTTGAATGCCATGTTTTCCACCGAATACTCGCCTTCTGCTTCTAAACCAGTTTGGCGAAGATGCTGGAGTCGTTGTGTGATGTTTTTAATTTTTTGTTCTATGTGTGGATCCGTCTCTTTGAGTGAATCAATATCGTATTCGTATGGTTCTGCTTTTTGTTGAATGGCTCCATCATCTACAGTAACAGTGTCGGAGGCTGGTTTGCGTATCCATTTATCACGTAGCACGGAATATATTCCTACTGATGAATGCAAGTCCTCATTTGAATCTTGGGCATACAACTCAATGTTCATGCCTTTATATGTTAAAGGGTGTGTAGTGTTCCATATGCTTTTCTTTGCATGCATATAATTTTTAACTATGTGTAGATTGTCTCCAATTTCTAAATAGTTAATAACAACATGCAAATCAATATCACTATGTTCCGTCCAATTGTAATTAGCACTACTACCGATGATTATAACATCATGGATATCACAACGTACTTCTAAGAAATTGTAAAATGCTTTTGCAATTTTCATGAACCCAACACGAAGCTTGGGATGAAGTTTGTCTCCATCCCAAAGCTTTGGATTAAGTGTGCTATGTGTTTGATATTCGGTTATCATTGTTATTTCGTATTAGTAGCAGTCGGTGTAGCAAACTTAACTTTTTCAACATTACCTTTTTCATCTCGTGTTACAAAATCATAATCGCCTGGATCAGATTTATATACTGGTAATGTTTTTGATGCTATTTTATCCGTTCCTTCTACGGCGCCTTTTATTACTGGTTTAACATATGAGTTATACATGTTTCGTACCGCATTAAATGATCCAAATGCCCATGCTAATAATGATACAATGAATCCTTGTCGCTGGTCTCGGTTTTCGGTATACACGCCAGTTTTTTCTAGTAAATCTTGAAATTCATTGTAAATTACATCTAATGCTTTTGGTCTAGCAAACAATCGTTTTATAACATACAACATCATCTCAATTGCTTTAAAGAGCCAACTCAGCCACGCACCGCCATTCGTACTTAGCCATTTCATTGGTGATTCAAACAGTGGATCTAAAATCCCGGAAGATCTCCAATCATACTTGAATGTTCCAAGTACGCGGCCGGCATCATATGTACGGTGAATTGCGTTTGGTAACAGTGCACAGAATCTAGCCCAAAACGTTTTTGTATATTCGACAAAAATTAAATTACCTGTATTAATTGTTTCTTTAATAAATTGGTTGGTCCAAAGTCGTTGTGCTTCTTTACCTACTACGCTACCGCCTACTGTTTTTGTAGCCATGAACAATGGAACGATTATTTTCTTGTAAATTTCATCACCTTTACCAGAGTTGATAGTTTTTGCAATTGCACCCCAAATCTCAGCATCGATATTTTTAGTAGTAGTATTCAATAAATCTGCAGGTAGTCCCAATGTTCGAAGCATGTTTATATTTACAGCACCGCCTGGTAATCTAAATGCTGCCGTTTTAATCCATGTTGTTATAGAATCTCTGTTTTTATTTAAAATATTAAACAATATCGTTCTACCGCCAGGCGTATTTAACACTGATGCTAAGAATACATCCGGACGTTTTCTACATAAAACCGTAAATGAGTTTACCATGTTCGAGGCTACCGAATCCCATACTTTTTTTGGAAGCATTGCAACAACATTTCCCCATACTTTTCCTAACATGGTTGGGGCAGTGTTTTTGAAGAATTTAGATGTAGCAAGTAAAATTTCTTTTTTATTTTTTTTGCTATATGTTTTAACCGCAGTAGCTAAAAATACTTCATCCGCACCTTCTTCTGCAATTTTTAATAATCGTTCTGATTTAGCTGCGTTAATAAGAGCCCAGTTTTGGAATGCATCGCCATACCGTAATACCAACTGTTCTCCAATTCTCGATAACGCAGCATTTGTTGCCCGAAAACCTTTTACAAAATTTAATAATAATTGTTTTAAGTTTTTTATTTTAGCTAGTTTGCTAAACTTTTTAATAAATTCTTTTACATTTTTACGTTGGCGTGCATTTGTTCTCCACATTTCTAGGAATGCTTCTTCTGATTTCATTGCTGCTTGTATCGCTTCTGGTCCAACTTTACCACCAAATTTTACCGCTGCTATAAGTCGTTTACTACCTAACTTAATGATACTACCAGCAAATGGAATAACCGCAATCATTGATAAGCATCCTTCTAATTTGCGGCCGCGAATGAAATAAGCAATTCCATTAAGTAAATCAATTATATCACCATATCCTGGAATTAATCCTGCCCAATCCAATATAGACTGTATGGTATCTTTTACTTGTTCTAATGGTTTATCGGATATATCTTCAAATCCACGTGCTGAACGCTTATATAAATTTGGATCTTTAAGTCCATGTCCTGCTATTAAAAAGAATCTTTTAATCCACCCGGATTCCTTATACACATCAAATTCACCAGATTTTACATCATCGGTTAAGTTAAATATTAAATTTTTACCTTTTTTATAAATGTATCCGAATACTTGTCCGCCTGGATTACTTATTTGAATTTTATTTCCAGTTAGCTTCCATTTGAATTTAGTACTAGTACTTAAATCTGGTCGCATATAAACATATCCGTCAGATTGGAAATGAAACAATGTTCCTGATTTTAAATCTGCGGCATACACCGGGACTTGCCAGTTATACGAGTTTACCGCAGCATTCGTTAAACGTCCTGCATTGTTTGGAGATAATTTATCTGTACGGAATACTTGGGTTTTAAACAATTGCTCTGCTGGGGCTAAATTCTCTGGCCATGGTTTTAACTTTTTACTCGCAATTATCTTATCCATTTCTTTTTCGTTTTTCGTTAAGAATGAATTAGGCCCCATTTGTGTAGGGAATACTCGTAAATTTGGATCTGGCTTTAACGGATCAAATGTTGTTTTTTGTGTTACAAGTTTTGTTAGTGAATCTTCTTCCCGGGCAGTTAATAATTGTTCACTTAAAACTGCATCTTTTTGAAAAGCTTCGCGGAGCACTGCTTCTATAGTTAACTCATTCTGAAGAGCTGATGTATTAGTGTCTGTCGGTGTAGGTTTGATATCACGAAGTATCGCTTCTCGCAATACAACATCTAACGTAATGTTTGTAGATTGATTCATATTATAATTTCCTATTTATTATAAATATCATCATTTCCAAAAGAGCTGTATTAAAATCAATGCAAATGCTAATCCGAGAGACACTGCTGTTTTTAAATTGATGGCTTCATCCCGGAATACCCAGGTCATGATGGCAAACATAGTAATACCAGTAACAAATGAAACAAATCGACCCGGCCAAAATGCACCGTCAAACCCGGTAACTGCAAATCGTGTTGCTTCCATAAACAACCAAGTGATTGGAACACCCATTAGCATAAGTGCCCATCGGTATGTTTTAGCCCATGGCCATATTAATGGTCCATTTGTTTGTATCCAAACGAAGCTTTGTCCTACTAAAAAAATTAATATGGAAAATATAATGTATTTATAGTTCATATCATATAATATGAAATTTACTACAGAATTCAAAGTAATTATTTATTAGAGTCAGATGCGTATTTAACACCCATGATAGTGCCGATGATACTAAAAGCATTTGTTAGCAATATACCAAACATATTACTCCACGTGCTACCAATGATCTGAGTATCTTTATTAACAAACAATGCAACCATATATATAACGGTAGTTGTGACACCTACTCCGATTATGATAATAAGTGATATACGAACAATTAGATTGATTAACTCGAACTGAGTTCGTTTTTGTATCATGTCTAAACTGTCCATGGCGGCATCGCGGGCTGTTTCAGCATCACATTTGGATTGTTCTGCATCCGTTGCTGCTTGTTGAAGTTCTATCATCAACTGTTGATTTTGTTCGTTTGATTCAACTAGTTGTTTGTTTTGATCTTGTATTTGTTTGGTTATTTCTAATCGTTTTCGTCGATTTTCTTTATCGCGGGTTGTGCATGTTTTTATATATGCATCAAACTCAATATCATCGGTTGAATCAATTAACTTTAGAATGTTGCCTTCTAGAGCTATATTTTTACGGGCATATAACTCAATTAATTTTTGTTTAGTATTATCATCTAATACTATCATCGATACACTTTAAATGGGGCAGTGCGTGCTTTATACCCGTCATAGTCTGCGCGGAATTGTTCTAAACGAGGTTCGATATCATCTGACTTAATTATCCAAAACTGTGCGCCGGCTTGAATTGCCTTTGCTTGTTCTTCTGGTTCATTTGATGATGAGATGATTCCAATAACCACGTTATTACCATACTCAAAATTAATTTTTCTGATAAGTTCGATACCATCAAACGAACTACCAATAATATTCAAGTCAACAAATACACATTCGGGTTTATCGTTAGCATCGCCACTTTGAAACCATTTTTGAAACAGTTTTGCTGCTTCGTCGGAACTATTTAATGAGTTTAAAGACAAACTTATATCGAGCAATGAACATGCATCTTCAAATACTAAGTGGAATAAATCTTCATCATCTACCAATAAAATTGAATCAATCATTTTTGCTTTCCTTTATTTTTATTTTCATTTTTGTGCCTGTTTCATTTTTTTCACAGGTAATATTAAATCCATGTTCTTCTAAAATAGCAACACAAATATTTAAACCCAAACCAGTTCCAGCTTCAGTTTGGCCTTCTTTCCGAGTATATGGTTTTGATAAATGATCAAAATCTTTTTGTGTAATACCTCTACCATTATCTTGAACGTAAATGGTATCATCATCGGAATATATTTTAACAAACTTAGTGTCAGAATCATTATACTTTAAACCGTTTCTAATCAAGTTATCCAATGCTGTACAGAACAATGCTTCGTTTACTTCGATGGTTGGTAACTGGTCGATAATAACTTGACTACTGTATGCAGTTGATGACAAGTAATCGGATAATATCATTTTCAAATCACATTCAGCTTTATTTAGTACAACATCTTTTTTTACGAGATTGGTAAATTCATATACACCTTTATACACTTTTTGTGAATGTTTCAATCCTTCTTTAATCATGCGGATTGGGGCTTCAATTTTTAATGAACTAATATCATCAGAACTTAATCTTCTTTCTAACGAACTAAGTCCCCTAGGCATATACGTATTAATACCTGAATGCATATCGTGTCTTAATATCTTAGCTGCGTGTTCTAGATACGTATTTTTCTTTTCAATCTCTTTCTTTTGTTCATATGAATCGGTAATATTAGTAGCAATTTTCAATATGCGATATATCTTGCCGTCCATTCCGATAATTGGATTATAAGTTGATTGTAAATACACTAAAGAGCCATCTTTTTTAACTCTTGTAATTTCACCGGTAAATAATATACCGTCATTTAGTTTTTTCCAAAAAAGAGCATATTCTTCACTGTTAAAATGTGTGTCGTCTATAAATATTCTGTGGTGTTTTCCGACTAGTTCATCAGCTGAATCATATCCCATGGTTGTTAAAAACAAGTCATTAGCAAAAATAATGTTACCTTCTAAATCAAATTCAATAACTGCGTTAGATTTATTTATGGCATTCATTCTATTACGAATTTCTACTTCTTTTTTCTTAAGCTCCGTAACGTCTTGTCGTATTGATGAAAACCCTTCTAAATTGCCATGTTTATCAAATCGGGCTCTAATGTATGTGTCGACATAATATAGGTCACCTGTTTTTGTTTTGTTGGTGACAATTGCATTCCATATCTCACCTTTCATCACTGTTTCATACATCTTACCCCAGTACCCATCGGGTTGTAGACCAGAGTTTACGATGATATGATCTTTACCGATAACCTCATCTAAAGACCATCCTGATACTTCTTCAAATTTTTTATTAACGTATGTTATTTTACCAGTTTTATCAGCAATTGAAATAATTGCAGCTGTGTCAATAAACTCATCAGTATCTTTTATTTTTTTTAATAAAGTACTTGTTATATCAGCTGCGTGTGATTTCATTAAAAAATAAAATAGTGGTAAGAACACTAAAAAACACACAATTTCAATTCCGCGTGTAATGTAACTAGAATCTAATACTGAAAAGAATACTAAACCTTTTGTTATAGCAAAAACTACTAATGTTACTATGGTAATACCTTTAAGTATTTTATGTAAACTAATCATTTATCGTATACCTTTATGCTTATCTAATGCATCTAGAATTTGATTAAGAACTGGTGCTTTTATAAACCCTGCCATCGATGCATTTTTAAGTGTACTGATAATTTGTAATATAATGAATGGAATTAAAATTGTTTCACTTAACCAAGAAGTTCCTGGATATCCTTTTTCTACAGACAGCAACACCGTTAAAATTATAATCCATGTTGCGGCTGTTCGAAGTACTTTGATTGCTTTACATGTTTGAAAACCTTCTCGCTTTATTCCAGCAATTACACCAAAAAACCCATCGACAAACACTACTGCAATTAATGCTAGATATTGCTCGTAATAGTCGATAGATAGATTAAAAAAATACGAACATATAAATGATATCATGGTCGTTGTGGATAATATTATTGCTAGAGCGGTTGTTTTCATTTTATATCTGAAGATTCAATTAAAGTATATGAAAATTTATTACCATTTGCTGTTTTAGCTTTGCGACAAATTGACATAAACTCTTCAAAATCAGCAGAACGTTTAAATACCTGGCAGCCTTCCGACCAATTTTCTACATATGTTGAATCAGCGCCGGCTTTATGAATGTTGATTCCAAATACACCTTCTTGAATTGATTTTTCATCATATACCATATCTTTGTTTGGATCGCGGAACACTTTAACTGGTTTGTTTTGTCCTAATGCTTCATACTTCCCGGCATGCAAACGCATTATGTGTGAATCGATATATTGTCCTTCTACTAAACGAGCAACACCAGCTTTGTTTCCATACTGCATTACGCCTTTTGTTCCTGGATCGGTTGTTGCTGACCAACAATGGAATTTTTCTTCTCCGTTTACGGTGTAAGATACTGTAATGTGATCATCGAATAGATTGGTTACTTTCTGTCCAGTTGCTGAATTACGAACTCCGATTATATTTAAAACATAATCGTTGCCATCAAACCATTTATATCCTTTTGCTTTTACTGCTGACTCAATTTGGTCTTTTGTGTATTTTGAAACCGATGCTGGTTTTGCTTCTACAACGATTCCCATCTTAGCTAATGTTGCTGGGCCGACTACTCCATCTGCAGTTAATCCATTTTTAGTTTGCCACGCTTTAACTGCTTCTTCTGTTTTAGGTCCAAAATTTCCTACTGGATCTACACCTAATACTACTTGAATTTTTTTAACCGTCTCGTTGTTATCACCTTTTTTTAGTATCATAAAACTATCCTTATTCGTAATTGTTGTTTAATCTTTCTTAAAATATAAATTTGCTTCTGCTTCGCGGCGACGAACTAGACCCCTTAACACGCGGCCTCCTGCCTTTGTCCATTTCATGAACTCAGCTCGGATAGTTTCGTCTGACGGATCAGCATTAACTTTTTTTAATAATGTTGATGATTTTAGGTTTGCTGGACCTAGATTGTAGGCAAATGATACTAATGCATCGAATTGATTCTGATTGATGTCATCTCGACAATATGAATCTACATACTGCTCAAAACTTGCTAACATGCTTTTCAATAAGTCTGTGCCATGGACTTCCGTGATTGGAGTATCGGACATTGTTACTTTTTTACCACCTGGATAAAAAGTTGCGCCGTAACCAATAGTAGGAATTCCTGCAGGGCACTTATAAGGTGCTGCGCGGAACCCTTCCATTGTTTTGATTATTTCAATTCCGGCCGTTCCTGTTTTTGTAATTTTCATGACTGTTTAAACCTTTATTTATTTTTTCATTAAAAACTTTTCAGCTACATTACCAGCAATACAGATAATTACAATAGTTTTAACTGCGTCTACTAGGTCTGTAGATGGTTTAATTGATTCATGTGAATATGAATTTAACACCATGGTAACAGAAATAAATAGGAATCCTAAAAATGCAATAACTCGTTTCATTGAGGTGTCTCCACCGGTAAACATTTCTTTGATAAAATTTTTCATGTAGCTACTTTCTTATACTTCAAGTATAAATATCAGTAACTAGAATTTAATTGCAGTATTATTCTTCAGAAACTGCTCGACCTATTTGTCTAGTCCAATCTAGGTCTGTGCGCACTATAACATTTTTAGTCATTGCGGCTACTAACATTGTTCTGTCGACACCTAGTTGGTTTGCAAGATATGCTAACGCAGCTATGTCTTTAGGAAAACAATGCCCCCCAAAACCAAAATCGCCATCATGGCCAGGAACTGACCAATGTGAATTGCCCAATCGATCATCATAACGGGCATATTCGATTACTTTATCATAATCAATGTTTAAACCTTGGCAGATCTGATACATTTCGTTTGCAAATGAAATTTTTGTGGCTAAGAATGTATTAGTTACATACTTGATCATTTCAGCAATGGTACTGCTTGTTTTAATGATTGGCACTTTAGGAAATGCCTTTTCAAAATATCGTTTAACAATTGTAGTAGCAGAGTTAGGTCCTCCGAGTATGATTCGATTTTGATTTTTATAATCATCAACTGCGTTAGACTCTGTTAAGAACTCTGGATTAAACACAATATCCAATTCAGTGTATAATTTATTTAATCGATCTGTTGTTCCTGGTGGAATAGTAGACTTAACAACTACAATATAATTTTTCTTATTGTATGCAATTACGTTGTTTTGAATTTCTGTTAGTGCAACATTTAAAATTTTTAAATCACATTCACCAGATTTCATCATCGGAGTAGGAACACATACAAATGCAATATCAGTGTTTAAAACTACATCTTCGATGCCGTTAACATTGCGAAATTTGTTTCCATCTTTATCATATGCTTTAATATCAAATACATGTTGCATTCCTAATCGCACAGCATTTCCTACAAACCCCTGGCCAATAATTCCTAATGTATTCATATTACAATCCGTTAATATATTGCTTTAATTTATCTGTCGGTGTCCAATTTAATAATTCTAACGCTACATCTCGTTCACGTAATGTTATACGATAGTTTCCTTTTTGATCTGGTAAATATGTTGTTGTGCAATTGAACTTCTCTATAAACATGGCTGCTACTTCATTCATTGAATAATTTACTCCAGTACCCAATTCCCACGCATCCTCGATATAATGTTCAGTTTCCATGATTCGAATCAATCCATCAACAATGTGGTCTACATGTGTGAAATCTCTGCGCTGTTCGCCATCACCAATAATAGTAATTGGTTGTCCGTCTCGTACTTGTTTTCTCCAAATTCCAATCACAGCTGCATAGTCGCCATCCACAATTTCATTTGGTCCATACACATTGTAAAATCTTGCAATCTGCACTTTAAGTCCATAACACTCTTCATACATCTTACAAATTTCTTCTCCTAAGAACTTGCTTAAAGCATATGGTGAAATCCTAGGATTATGCCAACGGGATGATGATCCTGCATACACAACCTTTGCATCCGTATGTCTAGCATATTCTAAAACTTTGAAAGTTCCTGTTGTGTTTGCGTCATATGTTTCTAATGGTAGTTTAAATGATATTTGAATACGTGCAACTGCAGCAATATGGAATATAACATCAAATTTATCAACTGCTGGATTAAATATATTATCAATGTTATTAACATCATCTATAATGTATTTAACATTCTCTATTTTATTGTCCAATGTGCCGCAAGATAAATTGTCAATACATGTTACGCCATGTCCTAATGCAACCAATTGTTTACATAAGTTTGAGCCAATAAAGCCTAGCCCACCTGTTACTAAAATTTTCATATTCTAATTTCTATTTGTTTGTTATAAATTTTTTGTTTGTTAATGGATCGTGTCCTATGTATCCACCCCATTTGTATCGGGCATATTCATGGCCGGCTTGTTCTGCCAAGTTACGTTTCTCTCCATTTGCAGAAACTGCCGCAAAGTGATAAAAATGACAGTTCCATGTTCTTAGCATACGTAGTCCTGATAGTTGACATTTTAAAAAAAAGTCCCAATCGGCTACCATACCCATTTCATAATTTTCATCCCATCCGCCAACTCGAAGATAATCAAGCTTTGACATAAAGATAGGAAGTGTGGATCCACATTCCTCAGTTTTATCCCCAGATGCATAATGATAATCAAACAACCAAAATGCTTCAAGATCGAATGATGCAATGTCAGTTCCTAAATTTTCTATAATAAACTGAGGAAACATACTAGGAAACGGTTCTACTTGATTAGGTGTTATTACAGCACCTTCTTGCCATTCTTCTTCCAATGTAGAATCCCAAAATCTTGGAAACACGTTATCGTCATTAACAATAAGTATTTTATCATATCGCGAATTGTATACACCTAGATTAGTTCCCCGACATTGACCTGCATTTTGTTCTAAGTTCAATATATCAATTGAATCTTTCCAACGGTCTAAGACCTCTTTATTCAAGTCATAGTACCCGTCTACAACAACGATAATCTGATTTTTATTGCATTGTCCTTCAATTGCAGAACGCAAACAAAGATCCAATGCGTCTGGACTTTTATATGTAGGAATTATTACTGATATCATAGTGTTGACCAATCTGTTAATGGTGATAACCAAGCTGTTTCACCATGGGTAGCATAACCAGGAATCGGTGTTATTAACAATTGGTTTTGTTTTCTCAATTCTAAAAACATATGAAAATCATTAGGATGTGTACCGGCTGTGTGTGTTCTCAGAATTGTTTCTGTAAATTTCAATGTTGATACTTTGCTAGCAAATGTCATCGTAGTTGAATTAGTAATTTTCCAATGGCATGAATCCGTTAAGTAAATACGGGTATCTTCAGCACCGCCTTCACAGTATGGATTTCCGCCGCGGCTTGGATCTAAGTACTTGTCTGGATGATCGTATAGTGCAACGAATGATGCACCTAAGTCAAATCCTTGTTTCAATACATCTGGAGAACCTTGCTTATGTAAATAATCATTTTCTACAAAATACACAATTTCATCATCTGCATAGGTTAATGCTTTATCTAACGCTAAATTGAATGTGCCGGCACCATTACCAACCGATACCTGAATGATATTTGCTGGGTCAATGTATCGTTTAATCATTGCTAACGTAGCATCACTACAATTGTCCGCAATAATTAGAATGTCATAAATATGATTAAAAAATACATTGCAGAAATTTTTTAAACATGATTCATTGTTGATGTAGTCTGGCTTTACTTTATTGTAACCAGCATCTGATATTCTATATATTATTTTCATTTTAAAAATACGTTGTTAAACTGTTTCATTACCAACTCTGGTGAATACATTGAATATGCATTCCAATTTTCATGTTTATTTATAATATCCGGAAAATTTGTTAAAATTCCAATTAATTCGTCATAGTTGTTATAGATTATTGATTTATCTCCTAGCATTTCAATATGTGCTAAATCATTGAATCCGGAATCACACCACGATGTTGTTATAATTGGTTTATTTTTTACAGAAAATTCAGCTACAGTTAAACCAAATGATTCTCCTCCATTTCTTGCGTGTATACACGCATCACATGTATTAATAAATCCAATCTTTGTAGTCATATCAGATGTGCCACTTATAAAAAATACATTTGACTCATCGCAAAATTGATTAGAATTCATAAACAAAAAATACATATTTTTGTTAGCTCGTGCAACATTTATAACAGCTTCGCGAGCAAATGGAATATTAAATGAATCCGGGCCGCCATAATATCCAAATACTAGTGCATCTGTTGGTATATTAAAAAATTGACGATAGTTTTCCATATGGTCGTATTTTAAAATATCAACAATATGCGGGACAAATGGCAATGTACCGCCTGACATTTGTGTTGATAACCATTTAGATACATATGCATATACATCTCCGTGTGGATCATGTAACTGAAAAACGGAATGTACTAAATTTTTAGCATTCGGTACTAGTTTGCCATCATTCATACCAGCTTTTATATAATAAACGGCATCAATTTGATTTTGATCGATATAAGATATAACATCATCAAATTTGTCATATAAAAATACATTAAACTGTTTTTGAAATTTATCCAATGCAGCTAAATCTGAGTTTCGATTTGATATAATTACTGAATCATTGTTTAATAATTCTTGATTATAATATGCATAATCAAATAAGGCAATTTCAGTTCCTCGAAGGCCTAGTTGTTCACTATGAAATGCAATTTTCATATATTTAAAAAGTTGTTTAATTTGTTAATGTTCATTGTAATATCACCAGGTACCCGATCAGGCTTATACGATGGTTTAACTCGATCATTGGTTTTTATTGCTAAGTCGTATATAGTTTTAGAATCTGTACCAACATTGTAGACTCCAGTTGCTTGTTGATGAATCAGTTTAACAATTAAATTGCTAATAACATCTACAGAATCACAATTTGTATGTATATCTACCCAAGCAGTATCATACGGAAATGGATTAGGTTTATGTGATAATCGACAAATTAAATAGTTGTTACTTCGTAATTGAACTAATGCATCGCCAACTAATTTTGTGTAACCATACCAAGTTGGTATGTGAACTGGGACATCGGTTTCTGATGCTACTGGTACAGAGCCGGCATAGATATAATCGGTAGAAATATGAATTAATTTTTTGTTAGTCGAATTGCATACATCAATTAAATCGTTGAGAGCTTGAAGATTAACGTCCCACGCTGTTTGCATATCTACGCCGTATGTATCAGTATATGCAATACAGTTAACTACAGTATCGTATGAATCATTTAGTAAATGTGACCATTCTGATAACTGAGTAATATCAATATTGTTATGTGTTCTGGAAATATAGTCCCAATTGGTTTGCCGAATTAATTCTTGTCCCAATAAGCCTTGTCCGAGTACAACTACGTTCAAAATTTAAAATCCTTTATAACTTGTTCTATATACATAAATACCTCATCCGTATAATGTGGTGCTGCTCCAATAAAGAACACTGAATCTAAAACTTTGTTAGCTTCTGGATATTTAGATGAATCATCTAAAAAACTATAACCTGGATGTAGTAATATGTTCCCGGCAAAATAGTTTCTTGTTTGTATTTTATTCTTTTCTAGATGTTCTACTAGTTTATGTTTCAGCCCCGGTGTTTCGCATATGAATGGAGTTCCAAACCAACATGGTTCTGCTGATTCTAAGGTTACCGGAGTTCGTAAATTTGGTATATGCTTTAAAAATATATCACTAATTACAGTTTTTGATCTTTTTCGTTTTGATTCAATATCATCTAGTTTTTTCAACTGTTCGATGCCGATGGCTCCTTGTAAATCTAATGGCTTAAGATTATACCCCATTTCTGAAAATACATACTTATGATCAATTACGCCATCGTAATTATCTAACCACTTATCAAAACGATTACCGCATGTGCCACACGCTAATAGATTTGCTGATCCTATACAATAGCAGTCGCGACCCCACCAACTAATTGACACAAATAACTTTTTTAATTCATCATCATTTGTACAAATCATTCCGCCTTCTCCGGTGGATATATGATGTGCTGGGTAGAATGAATTTGAAAATGCAACGTAATATTCATTTAAATATTTGCCATTCCATTTAGATCCTAAACTATCACAATTATCCCCAACAAGTTTCAAATTGTATTTTTCACATAGTTCTAGTAATCTATCAATGTTCGGTGGATTACCTAGTACTGGAGAAACAAAGATTGCTTTTGTTTTTGGAGTAATTTTTTGTTCAAGTAAATCCAAATCAAAATTCAAGGTGTCCCATTCAATATCAACAAAAATTGGTTTTAATCGATGTTGATAAATTACTGATATTGTAGTTGCAAACCCAACAGGCGACACTATAATTTCATCATCATCAGCCCAATTAAATCTACGCTTCAATGCAGCAATCAAAACCAAATTGGCTGAACTACCTGAGTTTACCATGTGTGAATGTTTAACATTGAACTTTTTACTAAACTCGAGTTCAAACTTATAAACTCGTTCTCCGGTAGTAATCCATTTACCATTCAAAAATGAATGAATTGCAGCTTCGGTTTCTTTTTCATCCCAATATGGTCCTGAGTAATATATTGGAGTAGTGCCCGGTATAAAATTTTTATTATTGTAAATATATGGAGCTACGTGATTGCCAATTAATGTTTGTATGTCGCTTTTTTGTATCATTGTTGTGTATAATTTTTAAATTCAGTAACTGATGGAAATTCTGTTAACTTGCCAAAATGTTGTTCTAACAATGGATCAAATTCAAACGGCGGTGTGCCATTAAATGGTGTTGTATACTGATAGTTTCCCCATTTATGTTTAACGTATTCTGCATTATGTTGACCAACCTTTAAGCTAGGAGAATTTGGATCAGTAGATGTGGAATTTCCGTTAAACATACTAGGAACATTTAGATTTATGTTTTGTACATTATGCAATTTACAGCGATGGTCATAATCGTTATCTTCACACCCAGCCCATAGTATATTTTCATCAAATCTACCAACCGTATTAAATATGTCTCGATGCATGCAATATAGTGCATATCCAAATCCGTTATTGTATGTGGTAGCTAATGATGTGGCAGTTGAATTATCCCACAATGCATCCAGAATTTCCAAACTGAATCTGGAATCTTCTTCACTAACAATAACTTTTTCTAGTCCCATATGGTTGAATGCGATATCACATATAAAATTCCATCCTCCTGCGCAGCCAATATTGGTTGTGGTTGTATAGACATCAAAATTATCAGTTATATACGAATTTAGTTGCTGTCGCCCGTTATCGATAAAGTAAAATTGATATTCATCAGAATAATTGGCTAAATTGAACCATTCAGTAAAATAATCATTTGCATTATATCCTAATACAAAAACATGTTTTTTCATAATAAACTTTCTATAATTTGTTCTATAACTTCACTATCTGTATAATAAGGATTCATCATCAAATGTCCAACCGTTTCAAAATATTTATCTGGTCCTAGTTGTGGAGACTCTATCTTTTTTAATACTCCGTTAGGTCCGTATAATTGATATATGAAATCTCCAGTTAAAATAGTGCGACACCCTACCCCGGCAGCTAAATTTGCTAACCCGCCTTCAGTTCCTATAAATGCATCGCAATGCTTTAAAACAGACGCTTCAAACAAAATTGACTTTGTATCAGTATCTGCTACATGTATAGTTTGTTGTTGATTTGCTGAATCAAACCCAATTGGATACAATGTAAAATGTTCCTGTAAGCCATCAATTATATATTGAATATCGCGATGACTACCACCGTAACCTAAATTAGGAACATCGACTCCGGCTTCATACTGTTCCGGTGTAAATAAATAGGTTTTTGGTTGCCAATTGGACATTACTCCTATAACCGGCTTACCTGTTTCTTGTCGAATATCGTTTATATATTTTTCTGCTACAACATCGTATTCTGGTGTAGTGTATATTTGATATGATTTTGAAACAACATCAAACCCTGCTTGTTGTTGATATTCTTCACATGGCGTAATTTCATAATGTAACTCACTTAATTCAATAACACGATCATATCCAGATAATTCCAAAACCGGTCTAGGTCCAGGAATACTAGAAACAAATACTTGGTTGATAAATGGATTATTAGCAACAAGCTGTTGCATTTGTGGAAATCCAATTAAATAATCAACTTGTGTATATTGTGTTGATAATGTTTCTGCTAATGATGTAGCAAACATAATGTCACCAAAGAAACCATATGTAACTACTAAACATTTAGTATTTTGCATAACTTTTTTCTTCTATAAATGTAGACCCATATTTCAAGTTGATTTGTTTTTTAATATCAGCTCTGAGGTCGTTTGTAATGTATACTTGTCGAGCATATTCCACAAACATGTCATCAAACTGTTTTCTGGATTCCATTTCTCGTAAAACATCTTCAATATCCCACAGTTTAACATTTATTGCAACTAACTGCTCATAATCAGACATTGCAATATTCAAATCCGCAAAAACTATTTCATGCAAATACAAGTATTCGCGATTAACATTTTCCAACTTGGCAGAATCGGTTATCTTTTGTCGTTTAATGTCTAAGATTGAAAGCTTATCAACAATCTCCCCTACTGATACTTCTATATTCATTGTTCAACACGATAATTAGTACTTTTAATCCAACGCACATTGGGCAGGCCTGCGACGAATTCTTCAATATCTGCTTTCACATTACGATACCCTAAATGTCGATATTCATATGCCCGAGCAAATAATTGTCGACCTTCAACAAAGTCTTTTTGATGTTCCACGGTCTTTTTTGACATATCTCCGTTGTCAGCATGATATAGGCATAAGAATGTACCTGTTTCATTTCTTACAGGTGTGTATCCAGCCCATTTAAAACGTTCTCTGAGATCTTCATCTTCATTTCCCCATCCTTTGTATAATGGATTCAATCCGTTAATTGCATCCCATTGTTCTTTGCGGATTACAACTACGCCACCATAAAAGTTTTCATCGATACCATCTTCCCATTTACGATACCCACCTGGAATATCATAATAGTCTCGTTTGGTTAGATCTGGATTCACAAAAATTCCTTTGCGAGCTGGCAATACTGGTTGGTCTGCAATTGCATAACTAACATCGTCAGTTGGACAATAATCAACTTGATGCAACACAATGATGTTACCGGTTGCAACTTGTGCTGCTACATTCTGTGTGTTTGCTAAATTGAAATTGTCTGTATCGTTTTGTTCAGACACAATAATTTCAAAATCCATTCCTTCAAAATGTTTAAATAGTGCCGGAATCAATGTTTCTAAATGTTCTTTACGGTCACGATAAGGAATAATAATTGAATACTTATCGTTTGAAATTTGCGATTCTGTCATATTGATGTACTACTTTATATTGTGAAACTGTGTTTAAATCAAATGCAACTAACCCTGCGTTAATTACATGTAAATGCACTGCAAACTTATCTTCTAATGTGGTAAATTTGGTTTGCTCTTTGTATTTGGTTTGTATGAGGTAATTAAATGATGTTTGATCTGCTACTTTAAGTTTACCGGCAGATAACAAATAAATATCCATACACATTTCTTGAACTAATGCCAAAGGACCTCCCCATACACCGACATTATGTACTTGTTTATCTGACAATACATCTATTCCAATCAAGCCTAAGTTCACATATACATGTTCTTTGTTCCATGCTTCTTGGTTGTAAGTAATAATTTCGCTCGTTGCTGTGATCTTATCTGGATCTAGTCCGTCAAATGGATTTGAGTTAAAATATACATCTCGTACATCCGTAATAATAACGTGTGCATGATCTGCTGTTTTTAGATAGGACCATATATGGAAGAAACGAACATTGTGAATCAGATTATATGATGATTCAACTGTCATTGTTCCGGTATTGGTGGTAAATTCTGGCAATTCTCTGCCCCAGCAGTCAAATGTAGGATTCATGATCGATACATTGTTTTCTTTGAGATATTCTACCAATGTGTCTGTTGCATTATAAATAAGCAACATTCTTTCTACATTCTCAAAATTAGATGTCTCAACCCAACCCTGCACATCTGCGACTGTATAATTGCCTGAGATAGCTCCTATTAATAAATTTTTCATAAGTTTAATAACTTTAATATATTATAAGTAATTTTTGGATAGGATATATTATTTTCGTACCAGTTTTTTGCATTATTTTTTACAAATTCTAGCAATTCTTTGTTTCCAATAACTTCATGATATCTTGCTGCAATTCTTTTAGACAATTCATCCGGGTTTGCATATCGATATTCGGCATCGTATTCTGCATCTACTGCTACGTAATGAAAATCTGGTATCAATGGGTCAGATGTCTCAACAATAAGTGTAGGCCGCATTAAAGGTATGCCTATTCCAAACATTTCGATATCACGAAAACACAAATCGCCACATAGTGCACCACCTCCACCGCCGATTGATAATGCTAATTCAAACTGAAATGATTCTTGTAAATAATGTTCAAACGGAATCGGGCCGGCGCCAAAGTATAATTCGGATTCATTTAAATGATTTGGTAGAAGTTCCAATGATTTTCTAACTCCTAGATATCGGGTGTCGACGCCTGAATTATACAAACTACCGCGCCAATATAATCTAGAATCTAGTTTAATGCTTTGACGGTGTGTTTGTATCATATCATAGTTTGTGCCTAGTTGCCACACAGTATCTGGGTATGGTCCGGCTACTATATTTTTACGAATTACTGGATCTGTACATATGGTATCCCAAAACGCTGAATTATATTGTCCAATCACAGCGCCAACAAATCCAGGCTTTGATGATAATTCTACAGTTAATGATGGATGATCTCCAAAGTCGAATGTTTTAAACGTATCATCATATTCAAATATGAGTATGGATCCTTGGTTAATTGCAACGCCGGCATACACCGTGTTTCCATCACCAACGTGCTCATTCCATTCAACATCATATCCGCGAGTATGTAATTCATTAACAATTCCAATTGTATTGTTATGATCAAAACGGTGTTCTGCAATTCCTTTATGAAAACTGTGTAATTTTATTTTTGTCATGATCGTATAAATCTAATATCTTCCTGTAAATTATTTATCTCAGATAACACTTCATACGTTGTAAATCCAGCTTTATACATCACATCAAAATACATTTCTCGATCTGGCGCGCCAATATTATATACAACACCTGGTTTAGGTACTTCTAATATTATTTCTGATGCACGACGTATTAAGTTTTGTCCGCCGTTAATTATATCAACTTCAGATCCTTGCACATCTAGTTTAATAATGTCAAATGTTTCAGTTGGGAATAATAAATCTAATGTCGTAGTCGTTAAATTTAAAATTTGAATATTTGATTCATTAAAATGTTCTGTATTTTCTAAGTAATATGATGCACCTGTTGTAGTAGGAGAATCCGTAGTTATATAAAATTCTACTTGTTTAACAATATCACTTAAACATACTATATGATATGGTACATTTAATAATTTAAGTGTTGGCTCGTTATTTGGATTAGCTTCGATTAGTACAAACTTTGCGCCTGGATATTGTAGTTGCGTTTGTTTGTACCACCACCCATCATTTGCTCCGATATCTAGTATATTCATAAATTAACTAATTTTTTTATAAACTTTTTTATCAGGTCCGGTTAGATGCAATGAATATTTTTTAGTTTTCAATATAATAGGTTCTACTTCGGTATCGTGATCATAATGATTATGATTATCAAAAACTATTTGACCATTAACATTAATTTTATCTTTAAAATAATTGAATGCATCTAAAACTGCTTGAGTATGATGTGGGCCGTCGATAAACACTAACGAAAATTTTGATTCAATTCGTTTATCATTTTCATATATCGGGACGCCATCTGCAAATCTATTAAAAAATTCAGTATCTTCTAAATTATAAAATATAAAGTTATAATCATGTTCATATGCCCATTGGAATAAACTTGACATAGTTTGTGTTTTCATATGATTGGTGTAATCACTTTTATGTATCCCAGCAATATCATGATAATCGATGTTACCATATGGATCTATAGAAATATGTGGTTTGTTTGTACCAATATTACCTTCCATGATTAATACGCTACTACCGCCTCGTCTCGTTCCTATTTCAATTGTAGCACCAGAAACATCTTTAGTTTCTATTATTGCTTGTTTTAATTCTTCGTAATGTGCTCCGTCTAGTTCAATCATAATAAATTAATTTCTGTGTTTTGGGTGTATTAAATGTTGATATTGATCAATATTATTGATTATGTAATTTGGTAATGGAATTTCATTAACCGGGAGTATATATCCGCCTCCTCGATTAAAGATATCAGCACCGGTGTTTAAACATGAATCAATATGCGTATCAGTTTTAAATTGTGGTTGATTAAATTCATAATGTGAGTATGATTCTAGTTTTTTAACTATACGTTCTTTTCCGCCCATCCAACTCCAATGCCAACCTCCGTTAGGTACAAGTGTTCCAACAATTTTTTTACGGATGTTTTCTTGTGGCGAACCACCTATATCTAATAGTGTCTGAAAGTTAAAAACTTTGAATTGAGTCCATGTTTTTTCAAATGATACACAATTAATCCAGTAGTTGCAAAAAATCATTTCCAAAGCGTATATATCACCTGTTTTTACATACGGTATTAATGCTTTAACTGTTTCAGTGTATGGAATTTCATCTGAGTCGCCATATAGCAATATATCTTCTGGTTGAACTCCAATTTCAGTTAAAATATCAATGTATTTACCTGTAACTAGTTCTTCAATTTTATCGGCTTTTAATTCAAATGCATTTTCCGGATAATCGGTAAATGTTCTATGAAATATCTTATCTCCTTTAAACGGGAAAGCTGGAAATTCTGGTCTAGGATCCATTTGATATGTATGTGATGCTTCGAGAAAAATAAAACCATCTACTACACTATCTAATTCATTCATAATGATATCCGTTAGTTCGGACTCATCTGTATATGTACTTACTTTATAAACTTTCATAATACTCGTTTTGTTTTACTTGCCGATCAATTGTTTTAGGATGATACAAAGAAAATGCCTCTGTGTCAGCTGGTAGCATTGAATATGACGTAAACCCATCTAAACGTTCATGCACTTTGTTAATCCATTTAATCTCAGATTTATTCTTCCAGATGCGCCATTGATAGTCTGGCCAATTAACCCAGCCGGCTGCATTAACATTCCATCCCCATTGTTTTATATGATCCGGAGTAAGTCCTTCTACAGTATTAATTCTAGGTACTAAATATACATCATTATCAGGATTCATTTCTAAAAGAGCTGGTAAATGTTTAATAAACAACTCATTTGGAATTTCATCAGCATCTATCTGAAAAATATAATCTCCTGTACAATGTTGGGTAAGATGATTCTTAAATGCTCCAAAATCATTATTCAATGGATAAAATGCAACTCGAATATTACCTTGTGTATTATGCTTCATAAGATAAACATGTACTTGACTTTTATCTTCGGGATGATTTTTCATATCATCCACAGTCAAATCCATTTGAACTACGATCTCGTCTTGCGGTCTTTTGTGTTGCAAAAGAAATGTAATGAGCCGTTGGATTTCAATGAACTCATTACATACTGTTATTGCATATGAAATTTTCATATCTTTTGAAGTTTAGGCAGTTCAATTTTACTGAGAGTTGGCAGTTTCAATTCTACTGGTTTTGGAATCTTGTTAATGCCTTCATCTGCAATTGCCAATACCTTTTCATATATCTCTGCTACTGCTGTTTTAGTAAATGTTGAATTTACATAATAACGCTGACGCTTAGCTAAATCCATCCATTTTTTATAATTCTTTTGTATATCCTGCATCATTTTAGCTGCATATCCATAATCAGGCGTAAACCACTTTGCCTCCCCAATTAAGAAATCATTTTGTGCTGATGGGTGAATTGGTGTGAGACCTCCTGGTACTGTGCAAATAAAATCTTTCTTTAAGAAATCTACTTGGCCAGAATAGTGTGGTGCCATAATGGGTTTACCTGTTGTTGAGAATTCTAACAATGGTCGACCAAATCCTTCTGCCTTGGTAAATGATACCATTGCTTTTACTTTTGGATGATTGTACATGCTATTCATTTCATCATCAGTTAACTCGCCATGGATTAGATATACAGACGGCAGTTTTGCAGTACCAAACATGTCTCGAATTTGTGAAATTTTTGTTTCAATTTCCATTCGATCTAGTATGCTATACGTGGCACCGCTAGTTTTCAATATTAATGCAGGTGCATTCTTTGTGTTTTTATATGTATTGAAAAAACAATGTAATAATCCACTTAAATTTTTACGATCTTCACCAATAACACCCTGCAACCAATGTCCTACTGCTAAGAATGCAAATGATTCTGTAATTACATCTAATGCTGTGAATGTGTCGGTTACTGTTTTATTGTTATACACCGTTTCATCAAAATACTCTGGAATTACTTCGATTCTAGTAGTGATTGTTTTGTTTTTTGACTTTGCTGTTTGTTCAAATACTTTTTTAGTAAATTCTGAAGGAACAATTACAAGTTGCATTGCGTTTAGATTATCAATCCATGATTCTGGACATACATCTCCTTCAGTGCCAGCGGTTACCCCAATATTGTATTTACCAACAGCTTGTAATTCATTTGGCACTGAAATTTGAATCCACACATCTGGTTGCTCTGTTAATGGCAATGGAACAATTCTAAGTTGGAAATCTGTCGAAATTGGGTATGTCATTGGAGTATGCCCCCATGGTAATGAAACCAATTTAACGTCCCATTCAGTTCCTCGTTGTTCAATAATATTTGTTATGATTTCACGTGCGTGATGTCCATAACCTGATTGTGTCGCTACTGGCGACGCTATAACTACTTTTCTCATTATGCTACTATTCCTGTTCGTTCGTATTTAGGAGCTTCTACTTTTGTTACGGTGTACATTGGTCTTGATTCCTGATGCATGGTGAATAAATCACGGAACATTGAAATCATCTTGTTACCCATTTGTTCTGCAGTTAAGCCGTTATCCATTGCCCATTGTCTACCTGCTAAACCTCGTGTACCTCTTTCTAATTCAGACATATCATACCAATAACGAATTGCGTCTGCTACATCTTCAAATTGTACTCGATCATCAAAGATATATGGCGTTTGTGGAGATCCTTGCAGTGATCTGTTGCTTGGAAATACTGGTTTTACCCAAGATCCATGTTTTTTGTATTTACCGGTATGATTTGTTGCAAATTCGCCATCAAACCGAATCCATTCACCATTTTCATCTTCGAATCCACATTGATCCTGAAGACCACCAGTAACATTGTTAATGATTGGTGTTCCTGATAAGATTGCCTCAGTTGAGCTAAGTCCCCAACCTTCATTAGAACCAATATTCACTACAACATCTGCTACATTATATACTGCATTGAGATCTTGTGCTGACATTTTTTGTTCGGAGAAGATAATCTTACAATCTGGAGCTAATGTTGATGCCACTGCACGAAGATCGGTTCCATTTTCATCAACAGCTTGGGTATGCATAACTAATGCTACACGAGTTTTTTGATCTGTGGGTAACTGATCTACAAAGTGTTTGAATGCGAGGATAACATCGCCTGGTTGTTTTCTTCTGATATTCCGGTTGTTCCAAAACACCACAAAATCAACTTTATTTTCTTCTTTGATTTTTGTGTGCATTGAATCATATAATGGATCTAATTTATGCATTGGACAGAACGTGTTATGATTAAGTCCATGCGGCACAAATCCGGTAAGTACATGGTTCCATTTTTTATCTGCTGGTAATGAATCACTTTCATCATAATTAATCACCCCAAATCCGTTTTGTTTTAGCACTTCTCTATGGATATTGTCTGATTGCTTGCTGATGCCCATAATCATATCACAACTACCGTAAAAAGGCGCGTTCCACATCGGATATGGTAGGTCGTCCCAAATAGAGTAATATGTAATTGGAATACGGAATGTGGTTTTAATTTCATGCTCTAATGCATACAACCAGGTCCAATAACGTGGATCTGTAAAGTGAAGAATTGCATCTGGTTGTTCTTGATTTAGAATTGCAAATAAAATGTTGCGATCTCCATAACCGTTCCAGGCAATTAATTTGACTGATGCATCTTCTATTCCAGTTTCACGTGCCACCTCTGCAGACAGATCAAATGCGTTGCCAGCATCTGGGTGATTCAGTGCAGCGCCTAATTGAATCCAATCAAACTCTTTAACTGTGTTAAAAATAATTTCTTTGCTGACCGTACCGATTCCTGATGGTAAACGAAAATCATCTGCCAATAACAGAATTTTCTTTTTTGCGGGCTTGTTAGGGTCGATTTTTTGTAACTTTGGTAACTCCATTTATTATTCCTTATAACTTTATTATAAATATCAACCTAGTATAACTACTGGCTTTTTTAACTTGTTAATATTGGTATATGCTGTTTTTAACACAGGATCCAATGCATCTTCATTTGTTAGTATCATCATGTAATCACATTGTTCTGCAATCAGCTTCATACGATGATGCAATTGGCTGAAATGATATGCTTTACCGTAATATGATTCTGGCATTGCCGAGTATAGATTGTATCCAGAGAACGATGGGTTGTATTCTTTATAATGAATTCCAAATTCCAATGTATACTTTCGTACCATACTATTTGCACCTTCATTGCCGCCGGCGCCAATGATTATCAATTCATCACCAAACCGTTGTTTCAATTCTTGCAGAGTTTGCTGAATCTTTCTGCGATTCTGCCATGCTGTATTTCCTATAACTGCTACTTTTGTCATTTTACTTTTTCATGTAGAAATTTAACACCTTTGGGCATATGACCGTACACTGTTCGGAGCATGGATTCTAATAGTTGTCGATTTGCTTTGCAATTAGGATCTGAGATGTTTGTTAGCAAAGTGTACTCACATTTCTGTGTCCCATAACTATGTGACTTATGCTTTTGCAATTCAAACTGATATACGTATGTATGCTTATGTTCGTAACGGATCATATCTTATAATAGATAATATTATTCTCGAATCCTACCTTCTCGGGGACAATTTACTGAATCAGTTTTGAATGGACAATATTTGCAATTTTTATCACCTTTGCCAGATATTGCCATATAATCTCGGTCTGCATTCTTATTGCCTTCTGCATCAAAACAAGCGTCAACAAATGCATCGATTTGCTTTTGAACTTTGCGTTGTGTTACTGTACCAGCTGCGGGTTTAAATTGTTGCACTCGCTTTTGTGGAAACATAGATTCTTCAATCATCTTGCGTTTCACTATGAAAAACTCAACATCGATATTTTCTTTAGGTGTACCGAATTGTGCTGAAAAATAATTTTTATATGCAATTAGTTGGGCAGCTTTAATGCTGTCTGCCTTTTGATATTTATTCCAACCAGCACGACTTGTTTTAATGTCTAGGATGCTGATAGTATTGGTAGGAACATGGCGCAATACCACATCAATGAATCCATACCAATATACAGAAGGATTCTTTTCTGATGCTTGAGTACATAACTCAATTTCAATGCCTACTAATTCCCAATCCTTTGTGGAAAAGTATTGTTTGCGTCGTTTTTTGAACCAATCTAGGATAGCAACGCCATCTTCAAGATATTCTGCTAATTGCAATGGATTTGAAAAATGTTCTCCGTTACTGTCTGCTACATTACGTGCATATTCTTCTCGGAGCTTGTTTGTAAGGATATCTCGCAAATTTAACTCGTCTGCCTTCTTTACTGTCTCTGTATACAACACAGTCAAATAGTACTGCAATGTTTCGTGAAATGCTGTACCAAAACATGTATCTATGCTGGATTGGAAAGGTGCTAGACCATCAATATATGCTAGCTTCCATTGTCGTGGACATTTTTCATACATTGACCATTGAGAATAAGATATCTTGCGAGGAACCGAATCAGCATCTCGCAATGATAACTTATAAATTGGATTGATATAGTTTCCTTGCTTCATACTCTAATATAAGAAGAATTATGTTAGAAACCAACCAAACAGTAAAAAAGTGCCAACATTACTGCTGACACTTTTATTATTAATGTTATTCATTAAATGTTTTTTGCCATAACAAATTCATCAACTGACTGATCACAATAAGCATCTACAATTCCGTTATATTTTAAGTTACGCCAATCTTGTTTTGCTAAGCGCTTAGGTGTTTCTTTTATAAAGGTTATAACTTCGTGTGGAACTGGATTTGTTTTGCAAAATTTTAACACTTCATCATAAATTTCCTGTAACGTATCTAGATCGTTAGTTTCTACCGCGATGTCCCAATCACTGTCTGACTCAAATGTATCAAAGATAAATCCTTTAATGCTTTTTCGATATGAATCAACCCATTCTTTTCTATCTGCATACATGTCATCGAGCCAAGTACATGCATCTGGATTATTTATATACATATAATACTTATACGTATCATCCGACTCGGTTCTTGCAGGCGTCGTTTTTGGTGTTTTGGGTTGATTTACAATATCCGATGATGCAATTAACATCTTCGCAAAATTTAAAATTACATCATCTTGCGAATCAATAACTGATTCTGGATACCCTAATGCTGCTAATTGATACCGCAGCGCTAATAAAATGCTTTGTTCTTTCATCTCTTTTTATTTATTGGTTAATATGCTAAATATAAGAAAAAAAAGAACATGTGTCAACCTTTTTCCAAGAAAAGTTTAAATTATTTGCTAAGTTCCAAATATTGAGCAGATTTTTCTTTGAGATATATATCGATTAGATCTTTTGTTTTTTCGAGGTCTTGTTCAAAGCTTCCTTTATGACGACATCGCACAATGCGTTTAATTATATCAAATTCATAACTATTTAGACCCCAATCGTCAGCAAATTTATATAGGCTATCTTTGCCTTTGTAATATGACTGCGTGTTTACACTCATTTTTTAACTCCTTTTATCATTGTTTTAATCTCGGCTTCAGTATAGCCGTATAATGCTAACAGTCGGGTGCAACTATCCTGATTAAGTAGATCTGCGTAGTCAGTTGCCTCAGTTTTACTGACTTGATAATGTTCTGCAAGTTGTGCGATTAGTTTGTCTGAAAACTTGTCGTCTTTCTTGCCTTTAACATATTTGGCAAACGATTTGTTTGCTGGCAACAGGGAATGATATAACCTATAGGTTTCGCGTGGTTTTAACAGGCCGATTGTGTATGTTTGTAACTCATTGATAATTTCTACTAGATCCTGTCGCATCGAAAGCCATCTGTTCACGATATATGGTGAAAATTTGGACTGATCCGTTTCTGAATATTTAGACCATTCTTTCTTTTTGCTTGTTACGCCGTCAACGAAATCAAAAATTGTTGCACCCTTTTTTTCTGTCATAGTTTGTATTTTTGTTTGTATTTCTGTTCAAATAAATCACCAATACCTATTTCCAATATAACTGCATTATCTGGAATTCCGGGTATTTTTCGTTCTAACACATCATCGATACTTTTGTTGCGCAATGTTTTCATTTTTGTTTTTGCATTGCTTCGATTGGATGTTTTAAACACGATTGTTACATCAGATTTATAATATGGTGCTGACATTATTTTTTTAGTTTGATTGGTTGAAATTCTTCAGGTATTGATCCACAATCGTCACAACGAAAGACCGGGACAGGTACCATTGTGTCTTTATCGCCACCCGTTAAGAATTTTGATACTTTGTTGATTGCCATTACCTGACGAAAATACAATCCGTCACATTCTTTGCATTGTATCGGTTGCATATCATTTGGACCGATATTCACATTCATTTTACTCATATTTCTCCTAATAGATTTACAAACATTGCCATTATGTTGATTTCTTTGTCTACTACACTTGCATCTTTGTATTGAGCCTCAGCAATAATCAAAATGCATGGACCAATATGCCCTGTGGCAAAATCATCTAATGCATCAAACAAGAAAGTGTATAATGGCGTAAAGTCTCGCACTTTGCTATCTGCAATAATTTGCCGAATCTTTGCAAATGCTGATTTTTTGTCTTTTGAATCCTGCAGTACTGCTAGAATTTCAGTCATATAATTTGCTTGAATTGCACTTGCTCGATCTAATTGCAATGCACCGCCAACTACTGATGCTTGTGCAGCGTTAATTGCTCTGCGGATATCCGGATATGATGAATTGATTATTGCTGCTACATCCTTAATATCGTAACTTACCTCATTTTGCTCTAATACTTGCACTAAACGCTTTGCTACATCTGTTTTACTAGGAGGTGTGATTGCAAATGTCTGACATCGTGATTGAATTGGATCAATAATCTTTTCAACATAATTACATGTTAAAATAAAGCGTGTTGTTTTACTGTATGTCTCCATTAGATTGCGAAGAGCTGCCTGTGCATTTGGCGTCAAGTAATCTGCCTCATCCAAAATGATAATTTTCCATCTGCGAAATCCGACTGTTGATGCATATCGCTTAATTTTGTCGCGAACTGCATCTACTGAGTTTTCATCTGATGCATTTATATACATAACATCGGCATCCACACTTCCGGCGATAATTTTTGCCAAAGTGGTCTTCCCGGTGCCAGCTGTGCCATAGAATAACAAGTGAGGAACATCGCCATTAGCAATAAAAACTTTAACTTTTTCAATGATATGCTCATTTCCAATATATCCTTCCAATGTGTCTGGGCGAAATGATTCAACCCATAATGTGTTTTCTGTGTTTCCGTACATATTATAAACCTGTTGATCCGAATCCTTTATCTCCTCGTTTAGTTCCTGTTAATGAATCAACCGGCAACCATTCAATTCGCTCTACTTTGCAAAGCACCAATTGTGCAATGCGATCTCCCTTTTTAAATTCAACTGATCTAGGTCCATGATTAATCATGATGACACAAATTTCACCGCGGTAATCTGAATCTATAGTTCCTGGAGAATTTAATACTGTAATTCCGTGTTTAATTGCTAAGCCACTTCTAGGTCTTACTTGAATTTCATACCCTTGTGGAATTTCTACAAATAATCCGGTTGGGACTAGATGCCGACCTCCACAGTCAATTGCAAAATCTTCAGCGCAACATACATCTAGGCCAGCAGCTCCCGAAGTTTCATACCCCGGAAGCATATTTGCTGATTTATTTTTTACTGGTACTATCATAATTAATTCTGTAATTGTACTAGCCAATAAGATGATTGAAAGTCAGTTCCTGCAAAATCAATTCTTGCAAGCCCGTCTGGAGACACATGAAGCTGACCAGCATCTCCGCGATTTGCAGTCAATACTTCTTTCAATTTATCTGCTGAGAAACAAATTGGATCCATATCATCTACGGGAGTATTGCCTATTTCAAATGAAATATTGTCTGCATTAATTGTGGTATAGTTAATTACAAAGATAATCTTGCCACCTTTAACTTGCACTGCAAAGTTTTTTGCATCGGGTAAGGCATTCTTTGCTTTGATGAACTTGGTGATGAACTCATCATTAACATCAATTGATACCATGTACTCAGGCTCTGCATTAATAGTTGGTACTGCAGGAATAACCGTTGTGTCAGCCAACATGAATGTTAATTTTGTGGATCCTTCGGAAATTTTCATTGCATAATTCTTTCCTCCAGCTTCTTGCACATTGATTTCAATGTTTTCGCCTACTGCTCCTAACATCTTTGTCAATGCACCGGTATGATTGATACCTAACGACCCTTTCATGAACGGAGTCGTCTTCCATTGAATTTTACCTACCACTGTCTGATCTTGGTCGATTAAGTCGCACCCAACACCATCAGCATTTTCTTTTAGAATAACCGCTTCACAGTTTCCTGCTAAGTAATAACGATTAATAAATGATTGTAACTTGCTTTTTTCCATTTTTACCTTTTAAAATTTAAAGAATTCTGCGAATTTATTTGCATCGGTCGTTGATATTGAATCTCCGCCGAATTTTTTATATGTTTTTTTGTATTTTGAGTATACGTGCATTGCATTGTCTGGATCTGAGAACATATCGTGCAATGATAACACTACATTGAATAAATCAGTCGGAATAGCCGTTTCTAACAATTCAACATGGCTGTCAACCATTTTATCAATATCATTTGCAATGTCTACATACAGGTGCGTGTTGTGCACAACCATACGAGGCATACCTTCCTGTGAATAACGATCTAAACCGTCTGCTGTCTGGCCTCCTAGGTATTCATATGTAAAATCTTTGCATGCTGGGCAATCTAGGCTACAAGGCACATGTTTTGTCTTGTCAATCTCTACAGACTCCTTGCCTTTCTTGATATGTGTCTTTCTGCGATACTCGGCATTCTTTGGAAAATACAATTCCGTGAATGTTTGTGTTTTGTAGTTGCCTGAATGCAGATATGTTCCATATACTGGATATTGACCTGGAGAAGATGAATCCGTAGATAATTGCACTCGGCCTTTAGTCAAATCATTAAGCAATTTCTGCAAGGTTGACAAGATGAAGAAATCCGATATTTTTGAAATACCCAACAAGTGAATGTATTGCACATGGGGTTTTTCAAATTCTCGTTCCTGCAACATTAGTGCAATCACATACATGAAATCTACTAGTCGCTTTGGACCTCCAATACACCAACCGTTAAAGTCAAAATCTTTGAACTTGTGGTACCAAGTGTTGTATTCTTCATTGTATGTTCCTTGGATTACATTCAGAAATTTAGTTTTACCTGACTGATGCTTTTCAAACCATTTAAAGTTGTCAAAGGAAATATCCATCGAATCCTGAAAACGATTTTCAAATGTCACTC